GGGCGCAACAGACAAGACCTTTAACTGGGTTGATGCAACTGACGCATGGACTTCATCTGAAAACATGAACCTTCTAACCGGAAAAGTATATGAAATCAATGGAACTTCTGTTCTTAGTGGATCTACTCTTGGTTCAGGAGTAACGGCATCAAGCCTTACTTCAGTTGGAACAATCGCAACTGGAACATGGCAAGGCACTGCTGTAGGGGTTGCCTACGGTGGAACTGGCTCTACGACCGCCTCAGGAGCTCGTACAGCCCTTGGAGTAGCAATTGGTTCTGACGTACAGGCCTACAACTCTACACTCGCTGCAGTGGCTGGTGGCACGTATACTGGCGATGACAGTATCACAACCCTTGGAACAATTTCTGCAGGTACTTGGAATGGCACAGCAGTAGCTATAGCTTATGGTGGTACTGGTGCTACAACTGATTCAGGAGCCCGTACGGCCCTTGGATTAGCCATTGGAACTAACGTACAAGCTTACAGCTCAGTATTGGACAACGTAGCTGCTGGTAACTATGTCCTTGACGGTGGCACATTCTAAAGCTATAATATAGAATATATATAGTTTTAATTTTAAAACACATATTTGACTTAAGGCAATAGATGGCAAATACAATTAAACTTAAACGTACAAGCACACCATCTTCAACGCCTTCATCTTTAGAATATGGCGAATTAGCAATCAACTATGCTGATGGAAAACTATTTTATAAAAACAGTTCAAACAACGTAGTAGAGTTTACAAGTGCAGTAAACCTTGCAGGAACAGTTTACAACGCCACAATAGGTGATGGAACTAGTACTTCATTTGTACTGACTCATAACTTTGGTAGCAGAGATGTAAGTGTTACTGTTAGAGAAGCTGCTTCTCCATATGGTTTAATTTTAACATCATGGGAAGCCACTTCTAGCAATATTATAACCGTTTATTTTGATTCTCCACCATCCGCTAGCTCGGTCAGGGTATCAGTCTATATAGCGACGGCAGGAGTCCAGCAGGGCCCTACTGGACCTTCTGGGATAGTAGTTCAAGCTACAGCTCCTATTGACACTAGTATCATTTGGGCAGACACGGCAACTACTGGTTCTGTTGGCCCTACTGGGCCAACAGGTCCAACTGGCCCTACAGGAGCTGCTTCTACGGTAGCTGGCCCAACAGGTCCTACAGGCCCTACTGGTCCTACAGGCCCTACCGGTTCAGCCGCTACTATAACAGTAGGAACTACAACAACAGGCGCAGCTGGATCTTCAGCCTCTGTTACCAATGTCGGTTCATCAAGTGCTGCTACATTTAACTTCTTAGTACCAGCAGGTGCGACTGGAGCCACTGGCCCTACAGGGCCAACTGGGCCAACAGGACCTTCTGGGAGCATAGGTACTGTAACATTAGATGACTTGTCTGATACTGTCATTACAAGTCCTTCAACTGCTCAAATTTTAAGATACAACGGAACTAATTGGGTCAATGCGGCAACAACTAATATTACCTCACTAGGTACGATAGTCACAGGAACTTGGAATGGAACATTACTAGGTCCTACTTATGGTGGTACTGGAGTTAATAATGGTTCAAATACTATTACTTTAGCTGGAAATTTTGTTACTTCTGGAGCAAACTCGTTAACCCTAACAACAACTGGGACCACTAGCGTAACTCTGCCAACAAGTGGTACACTTGTTAATACAGCAGTAACAACCCTATCTTCACTTACATCAGTCGGAACTTTAAGTAGTTTAACGGTTACCAATAATGTAACAGCTGCTCAATTTTATGGTAGAGCTAGAGATACAGAAATTAGATTTTTCATGGAGGTCATCTAAATGGCAATTACACAAAAACGACTTGCTGGTCCCGCACAGTTAACGGCATCTTCTGCCATTTACTATACAGTTCCGATCAGCACTACTACAATCGTTAAACAAATAATTTTAACTAATACAACAGCATCCGCAAAAACTGTTACGGTTAGATTAAAGCCATTAGGAGTAGCTGAAGCAGCAACTCATGATATCATTAGCGCAATGTCGCTTGCGGCAAATGAATCAATGTCCTTCAACTGTTCATTAGTCTTAAACAACAATGGATCAACAGCAAATGCTACAAATAGTGATCAATTAGCTGCTCTTTGTAGTTCTGCTACTTCTGTTAACATAACTGTGGTTGGAATAGAAGAAACATAAAATGTCGGGATTAGTTAGATATGGGGCACCTAGTGCGATGGCATCGTTCATCGACTCTCCGGACCCTGTATACGGGACAGGGATGGATGGTTCTGTCACTCTTGATGGCACCACAACCATTCTTTCCATGGCCCCCTCATCATCGGTTTACACAATGACTCGAGACATTTATTGCTACAACCTGACCATCAATGCAAGCGTAACACTCAAGACTGCTGGCTACAGACTATTTGTTAAGAATATCCTTACGCTCAATGCATCGTCCGTTATTGGTTTTACTACTGGCTTTTCAACATCAGGATCCATTGCTCAAGGCGGAGCAGCAAATACGCCCGTCACAAACAGTCTTGGTGGTGCATCATCAACACAGACAGCTACAGCACCTATTGCTGGTCTTGGTAGTTCAAACTACTACGACGTTCCATGGCAAGCGATCAAAGGTTATGCAGTCAGTGCAACAACAACCACGCCAACGTTTCTTCGCGGGGGTGCAGGCGGAACATCACAAGAAGGTGGAGGTGTTGTCATTGTTGCTGCAAGATACATCACTCCTCCTACATCTGGATCTGCAACTATCTCCGCTAATGCAACATCGCCAGCAGGTGGTGGAGTGGTAATTGTGATTAGTTCTTCTGCCGCTCTTCCAGCTGGAGTGACCACTTCCGTTACAGGGAATGCATCGGGAACTTCTAAATACCTTCAACTGGTGTGATATGGCTGGCCTGGAAAGATACAATAAACAAACATTAGTACAAAGAATTGGTAATGATTCTGTTTATGGAACAGGAACTGATGGCACTGTTACTATTGCTAGCAATACTACATTAACAAGGGATATGTATTATAGCAACTTAACTGTTAACTCAGGAGTTATGTTAAATACTTCAGGTTTTAGAATATTTGTTCAAGATACGCTAACACTAAATGGAGGAATAGGTATAGGGACTTTAAGCGGAAGTACAGTAGGTGAGCCATCTGGAACCGTATCAAATGGAACTAATTCTGGAACTAGTAACTCAACATCGTTAACATATTCCGTTGGTGGTGCAGGAGGCGGAGGATCTTCTTCAAGCGCTACACAGCTTCCAGAAACCTATAGAACAAATATAGAATTTTTATTATTTGGCTCAGTGGCTGATCCATCTACGCAATCTTTTATCTCAGTAAAAGGTGGCTCAGCAGGTACAACTGGAACCACTGGAGCAAACGCACCAATATATGCACCAAATAGTTGGCCTGGAATCGGCGGTGCAGCCGGCACAAACGGAACGTATGCCCCCAATGCTACAACTGTAAACGCAGCTGGAGGCAGAGGAAACACTGGATATCCAGGGACAAAAACGGGAGCAACAGTTGGCCCTGGTGGAGCTGGTGGAGCTGGTGGAGCTGGTGGCGGTGTTGTCCTTATTGCAGCTAAAACTATTACAGGATCAGGAAAAGTAATTAGTATTGGAATCAGCGGTGCTACTGGATCTTCTGGAACTGCAGGAACTGGAGGTTCAGCAGGTCCGGCAAAAACTGCTTACGCTTCAACTACACAAAGAGGAACTTCTGGTTCTGACTTAGTTGATGGTCACCAGGCTCCACAAATATCTCATGCAAATGCAAATTCTGGAGCACATGGAGCATATGACACTCATAACCATGGTCATATTCCCCACCATGGCCATGGAGATTACGCAATTCATCATATAGCTTTGGTGGGAAGAAACTTTCATTCTCACAGTTACGCATATGATATTGGCTACAAAGGTATTCACACGCACGCTCACGCAGGACATACTCATCCAGGCCATCAGTATGGACACAATCACCATTACCAACATGCAGACGGCGGTCACCATGGAGACAATGTAAATCAAAACCATTATGTTTATGGGCATTCCCATCCAGGTCACTTTGGTCACTATCACGTAAGTAATAACCATGGAAACATTCATGGAACTGGACCCCATCACAATCATGAGCCTCATATAGGTCACACCAATTCTCATACTACCCAAAACTGGACACACGTACCAGCTAATGCTGGGTCTCACGTTGCTCCTAGTGTATATAGCGGAGGAGCTGGTGGCGACGGAGGTGCTGGAGCTCCAGCTGTAACCGGAAGCCCAGGTAAGCGTGGAGGAGCTGGTGGTGGCGGTGGTTCAATTATAGTAACAGATGCCTCTCTCCCAGTTGGTATTACTATAGACGTTAGATCAGGCCTCACTGCAGATTCAGATAACTATGCTGCCTCAAGTGGATATTCATATGTTATACTAAACTTATAAAATAGGAGAAAAAAAATGTCTTTTTTAAATTCATTAACAGAAGAACAAAAAAACGCAATTCTTGAAGAAGTAAAAGCTTCAAAATCAAGAGATATATATAGACTATGTGCTATCTTGGGTATAGATTCTGATACATTTGATCCAGAGGATTATGTGTCTCCATCTCCAGTAGTTCAACATGAAACAATCATGTTAGAACAAGCTTGCAAGGCTTATATGGCGGTTGCTTCTAAATTAGAGGATTAATGTGAATAGAATTGTATATTCTCCTTCTGAAGAATATAAAAAAGAAGCAGAATCTATTGCCGTTCAAACCGGTCTTCCAATACTTTATGGTGAAAACGAACATACTAAATCTTTAAATTTTGATAGAAATATTGTTCAGGTTATTTTTATTCCAAAAGAAAGATTCTTGGGTTTTCCCAAAAAAGTAAGAAAGATGTTTGCTTGTCCAGTAGGTTATGAAAATGATTGGATAAACTTAGATCCACAGGTAGAGTGCTGGGCTTCAATAGATGATTTAAACATTAAAGCAAAAATGTCTTTTATGGAACAACACTTTGTTAGATATATAATTAGATTTCCTAAAAATGGAAATTGGACTATTAAAATTATAAAAGACAACAACATATTAGACAGTGGAGAGATTGAAGTTGTCAACTGAAAAAATAATAACATCTTTAGCACCTGGAATTGTGTTATATGAAAATATCTTTAATGCAGATAAGTTTATAGAAGAGTTAGAAAAAGAATGCAGTGCTCCAGAAGGAGCCGTTTATTGGGACGCTTCCCTTACTGGTTCTGGTAACTATTCTGAATACAGAAGCTCTATATCTTGTGATATTTCTCTTATCATGGACCCTAAAAACACCCACAGATTATATCCACTTTTTAAAGATTCTATTTATCAAAAAATAGATGAATGTGTAAAAGACTATGGTTTAGAATTTAATATTAATTCTTTTATTCATGAGCCGATGAGCGTTCTTAAGTATTTAAATGGCGCTCAATATAGAGCACATAGCGATTCAGATACTAAATCAAACATTATTAGAGTATTCTCAATGGTAGCTTGCTTAAAGAATGATTCTACTGGAGGACAGTTAGAGTTTCCATATTTTGATTTAAGCATAAAGTTGAATGAAGGAAGTGTTATCTTTTTTCCTTCCAACTATCCGTACTTACATATAGCAAGACCAGTTGTTGACGGAACTAAGTATTCTCTGGTAACATGGTATTTATGATGACTCAAAACGAAAATTTTAAAATAACTATAATTGGTTCTGGTACAGCTGGATTTATATCAGCCCTAATGTTAAAAAGAGCTTTTCCAAATTGTGAAATAACAATTTTATCTTCTTCAAAAATAGGCATAATTGGCGTTGGAGAAGGAAGCACAGAGCATTGGCGAGAGTTTATGAAAATCTGTGACATCCCAACCGATGAACTATTAATATCAACTGAGGCAACTCACAAGTATGGTATAAGGTTTGAAAATTGGAATACTGAGATTCCAGATTATTTCCATAGCATCAATGGAGAAGATCAACTTTGGTCGTTCTCATCCTATCCAACATATATGGGTTTTATAGAAAAGGGAAAACTATTAACTCATCAAACAGCATCTGTTGGATTACACAGTAATAAAATTAGAAGACTAGGTCTTCACGAAAATACAAATCAATTTCATTTTGATACGTTTAAATTAAATCAGTATTTTTCTCAACTTTGTTTTGAAAGAATGATTAAGATAATTGACGCAGAAGTAAAAGATGTAAATTTAGATGAAAAAAATGGAAATATTACATCAGTAAAAACACAAGATGGAAATGAAATACAATCAGACTTTTGGATTGATGCTTCAGGATTCTCCAGAGTTTTGATGAATTCACTACAGAATACCGAATGGGTTTCTTTTAAGGATTATTTGCTATGCGATTCAGCAATAGCTTTTCCAACACAGTCTGATCCAAATGGAGAAATAAGACCATACACAAGAGCTAGAGCAGCATCGTCTGGTTGGATGTGGGAGATTCCAACGCAAAGCAGAAGAGGTAACGGATACGTATTTAGCTCTAAGTTCTTATCTGAAGAAGAAGCTGTAGAAGAAGCAGAAAAAATGATTGGTGCAAAAATACCTAATCATAGAATAATAAGATTTGACGCAGGGTATTTAAAAAAATCTTGGGTTAAAAACTGTTGCGCAGTTGGCCTTTCTTCAAGTTTTGTTGAGCCATTAGAGGCATCTAGTATAGGATCAACAATCCAGCAGATGAGATGGCTAATACCATCTCTTGCAGCATACACTCCAGAATCAACCGCAATGCACAAAAAATACAATGCAGACATGGAAGCAATGATGCTTAACATACTTGATATGGTTAGACTTCATTACATTTCTGATAGAAGAGATACTCCATTCTGGAGAGAAATGGCAAACATGCCAATTCCAGAAGGTCTGCAAAACTTGCTTGACTTATGGTCAGAGCGTCCTCCAAACAGAAATGACATACCAACAAATAGTGGGCAGTTATTTGCTTCCGCTCATTTTATTCACGTAGCACAGGGTCAAAATGTATTAAATAGAAATAGTGCTGGCCTTTCTTTGCGAAGATTGAACTTGCATGGCATAGTAAAGAACTCAATGAGTCAGACTAATTCAAATAGACATAACCACGAACTTGTAGATCATGCTGAGGCATTAAGAGAGATAGAGAATTATGCATAAGCATTACGGGCAAACTAAGAAGCCAAAACCGGGAGAAATAATTATAACTCCACACGATAATAGACTGTTAGAAATGCCGCCTATTGTAAATAATCCAGCTTCTCTTCCGAAATGGTTTAGACTCATACCAAAAGGCAAATCAGTTAGACGCTGTGCTGGTGTAATGGACTATTTATCAATTGGGGTCACAGTTCCTGCATGGACAAATATTTATTTAGAGCCAAGTCCTGATTCAGATTCTAAATGGAATCTTATGATGGAGAATATTCCATTTTCTCAATTTCAATTTACAAATGAACCTTTTCCGTTTGAGTCTACCGGCAAATGTCCAATGTCAGAAGTAAGAGATGTTCAGGACGGCTATTATCCAAAGATAGTTAATCCATGGCTATTTAGAACAGCGCCAGGTTGGTCAACTTTAGTTCTTCCAGTTATGTATGAGCCAAATAAAAACTTTCATGTGATACCAGCTGTCGTAAATACTGATTTTTATCACAACTTAAATTGTGTGTTAAATATTACTGGTAATTCATCATTTAAGATTGAATACGGAACACCCTTAATGCATCTAATTCCATTTAAAAGAAGTGAAGATATTTCAAAAATTACATTTGAAGATGATTCAATGTATAAGATGTATCACGCAAGAGGATATGGAAATGGTTCTTTATTCCCAATAGGTTCTACCTCTGCTGCATATAGAAGAGCAACAAAAGATTTTGATGCGGAACTAGAATCAAACAGTATAAAAAAGAAAAGTTATTTTAGAAGAAAATAAACAATATGACAACTCAAAATCCTCAAGATAAGATTAATTTTTTATCACAAGTAAAACAATCAATATCAATAGAGCTATACAAATACTGTTTACTTGCTGGTTTTGATCCAGAAACATTTGATTACAAAAATTATTCAGAAAAAAATTTAATTGGTATACAATTTAATGAAAATAATCTTTTTTTAAAAAGCCATTGTGAAAAAATGGTTGCAATTGAAAAAAAAATAAAACAACTAAACAGTGAGGAATAATCATGGTTATAGATGAACACAGACTTCTATTAGAGGCCGGACCATTAGAGCTGGGAGTATTCTTTATCCAAAAGTGTATTTTTATTGAAGAGGGAAAGAACGCCAATAGAGGCGGAAGATGCGAAAACCTTTCTTATGGCGGCATAGGAGTAGCAGTAGGTACACCTTACGAAAAAGACTCGTGGGAAACTGGATTGAAGTCAGACTATGACGAAGATTTTTCAGTTCAAACCACTTCAATTGACAAGTGGGGTCATGTGATTTCTCACGTACCTAACTTCTTTATTGACTACCTGCAAATGAAACAGACCGATGCAGATGGCAGTACACTTATTCCAGATCTACAAAAAAATCCTACCCCAATGTCAATGTGGTTAGCAAGATCAATTTACCAATGTTTTAAAATTATGAGAGAATGGTCGTTCATGGTCGAAGAGCCATTTAATAGCGATCATCCCATGGCCATCTATTCAAAGATGGCATTTGATACGCTTGAAGTTCCTCAAGTTATTTTAGACGAGATTGACGCCATGCCTGACATGCACCTTGCCAAGTTTTTAAAGGGTAATGACGACTACAAGATCATTCCAGAACATCCAGCAATGTCACAACAGTTTAAGCAGTGGATTGTTCATACATGTCAAAAGTACCCCGAGTTGACATTTGAACAACAAATTGATAAAGTTTTAGAATAAACAATGCAAAATCTACATTTAACACCTTCTGAGCATAATGCAGAACCTGAAAAAATTGTCACTACAATTGAACAACAGTATGCTCAATGGAGGGCCAGTGAAGCTCTTACTTTTATAAGGGATATTAACAAACAAAATGAAGTAATATCTAAAAATAAACAAAAGAAACGTGAACAATGAATAAGATCTTCAATGCTATAAAAACGATGTCTTCTAAACAATACTGGAATAGTGTTAATACAGTTGAGGCTTGGGGCTTTGCTACAAAAATTGCAATTATCTTCCCAGGTCTTCTTCTTGATAAACAATGGTGGTGGCTATATATTTTTGCCATTATGTCAAGCGTAAGCCTTATCTGGACATCAACCCGCAAGACCTTGCCTACAATTATCCTTTTTAATGTTGCTTGGACAATTCTAGCCAGTTTGTCAATTGTTAAGCACTTTTGGTGGTTTTAAAAATATAAACATGTTACTATAAATATGGATTTGTATTTAAAGCGAGGGTTACATGAGGTACAATGATGCTATAGCCTATAACCAATCTGGGCTTAGTTATTATGGTTCATTAATAATTAATATACAAGGTATATCTAACCCGATAATCATAGGAAATGTTAATGTAATTGAAATTTCTGCAGAAGACTACTCTAATGCTACAACGATTGCTGTAATGTCAATAGATTATACTTCATCTGGCGTTATGACCATACAAGTTAGCTCAAGTCAAGCAGGAGCAGTATATCAAGCGTCTCAGAAATCTGGTGAAATTGCACTAAAGTTAATTTAACACTACTATTATTCTATAATCTGCTTTAATTTGAGGTGTAAATATGTCTATAGGCAACGTTTTAGTTAACGATACTGTTCGTATAAAAGTTAAATTTGTAGACGTTAATCCACAAACTTCTGAGCAAACAGAAATATCTCCAGTATCTGTTACCGTTAACATTACTAATAAAGATGGAAACAGCGTAATAACGCCAAATCCAGGAATTCCAGTACCATCAGGTGGAGCCTCAGAGTGTTATTACGATTTTACACCAACCACTGCAGGCGAATATAGTATTTTATTCTTGGGATATCTATCCGATGGTTCATACGTTAGGGTTACTCAGCAGCTGTATGTTAGTACTACTTCTGTTGAATATAAGCCTACTGTCACTTTAAGAGAAGACGAAATAATTGTATTTGCGCCAGGCCTTTCTCCCTTGTATTTAGACCCAGAGGAGTTATTACCAATTTTTCCAGATGCAACCCTATTAGAGATTGGTGAAATTGTCCATAGATATTCTCATGAGATCAATCAACTATACGGAATCACTACTCTTCCTGGTACAGAGGAAGATCCTTTAGCAAAAATAGTAGCTGTAACAAGCTCTACTTATTCTGTTCTAGAATATATCAGGGCTTCCGTTGCATGTGAGTTAAGCAGGACATATGGTTTTGGTGGGGATGACGAGTTGAGTGTTCAGCTTGGAGATCTACAAATAAGCAACAAAAACGTTCCTAGAGCTACGGTCACAAGAGCAAATGCAACAACTTGGTGCCAAATTGCAGCAGCCTTAAGAAAAGAAATACTAACAAAGAGAGTTGGCCTAAAAGGCGTTCAACCAAAGGGCTTTCCAGTTTCAAGAATATATCAAAGTGGAGGGTCTTTAGATCCGCAAACTGGTGCATTAATTTACATAAATGATAGCAACATATATGGACCAAGAGATATGTATAGGCCTGGAGAAACAAGTGGAGAGTCTGGCGATACAATTCCTGACAGAAATATAAAGAGATATGATTAATGCACAAAAAGTATTTAAAAAAATACTAAGACAATGGGGTTACGATATCCTTTTGCAAAGAAGATTATCTGATGATTTTGTTTATGACGCAGAGATGCAGAGATATACAACTAGATCACACCTACCTAGAAAATTTGCTTTAGCTACAGCACAGCAAGAATTTCCAGAAGGTATATTTGTTAACTCTGATTTATTATATTATTTTGAATCAACAGTAAATCCAAAACCAGGTGATAGAATATATGAAGGTTCTTTTAATCCATTAGAGCCTATGATGATGTATGTAATAGATGACTCCTACCCTGTTAGGGGAAGGCACGGGGAAGTTGCATATTGGGTTGTTGGAGCAACTAAGGAAGTACCTAGCTAATGTTAATTTTAAATGCAGGTGAATCAATAGAGATACCTTTTGTTTATAGATCTGGACATACATATATTGATCCAGACGAAAATATTTATGTCTATTTAAAAAGAGGATATAATACACCAGGACCAATAATAGTTGGCCCACTTAAATATAATATATCACTTATAAATTCAGCGACTCCTTCTTTGAAGCAAAACTTAGATTCAAATACAACTTTAAAAAGATTGTCAACTGGATCTTTTGTTTTAAACATGACTCTTCCAATTAACTTATTTGAAGGAATGTACACGATTCAAATAAGCACTACTGCCGATCAACTAAGTGACTTAAGAGAATTTAACCTACAGTGCAAGGCCCCCATTCAGCAGCCTGATCAGGCATACTCAGTATCTGACAAAAGCATACAAGTAGGAAGTAGGTCACTATATGTAGACATGGGCTATTCTGAAACTAATACTGTTATCTTAATTGGTCACACAAGTGCAATGGAACCTTATTCAATTTATAGAATAACATCGATGCAAGATGGCATCAATGCATTAAGGGCAGATATGGAATCACCACTGCTTAGAGGCTTGCTAGACGCCTACTCGTGCGGAGCAAGAGACATATACATTATGTCAGCTGGATACATGAATGAGTACCAACCTGACGTGTCAAAAAGAAATATAAAAACTTATGCAGATGCTAGTGCAACTCCAAATACGTATTCTTTTTATGAGCTTTATTATGCAAGACTTCAAAAATGTTATGACATAATAAAAGATTATGAGTTCTTAGATATAATAGTACCACTTGAAACTTCTATAGTTTCGACTCAAAATGTTAACTTTGTTAGACAATTAGCAGATCATTGCAATTCAGTACAGTTAGTTACAGGTGAAGTTCAACTTGGAGTTATAGGATCAAGAAGCGTTAATAGTACTGATTCTGACATTAATGAACTTATATCAAAAGATTTTAATCTACTATCTGAGACTACTTCAGATGGATTCATAACTAAAGATACAGGTAAATATATTCTTTTAGTTTATGGAGAATGCATATTCAATCATAAGCAAGTACAAAGAACTTACTCTTCATCCTCAGCAGCGGCCTTTGCCTCTGTGCTGGCTTCTACTAGGGTTGACTATGGTCTAGCTAAGAAGCAAGTCCCTTCTGCATTAGCTGCGGCAAATGGCGGATTGACCTCACTGCAAGCAAAGCAACTGTCAGATATTAAAATAAACTCTATTACTCCAGCACATAGGACTAGAAAAGGAACTCCTTACAACGTTCGAATAAGTGGAGACTTGACAATGTCAATTAGCGAGAACTACGCTGATGCGTCAAACATTAGACTAGTAGCTATGCTCATAGCTGAAATTCAGTCTATGAGCTTTGGTTCTTTAGGTAAGTTTTCCTACGACAAGTTGATAAGAGGCGTTGATGCTCTTCTAATGTCTCTAAAGTCTGGCGACATAATAAGGGATTATGATTTTGACGCATTTGCAGATAAACTAGAAAAAGGAAAGATCTATTTTAATATTTCTTTGACATCAGTTAGGACTTTAAGAAGTATAAGTTTTAATGTAGCCACAGGTAGAGGGGTATAAAATGCCACAGAACGCTTACAGATTTCCTGTAACAGGAATCAATGAGATTAATAATGACAGAAGATTTGGTGCACCACTTCAAGCTTCTGGAAACCTTAGCTACTTAGAATTTATAGCAGTTGTCAAAGCTTTATGGGAAAATGCATACCCAGATATCAAGTTGCAGCCAACATCTGGTGGTCAGTATTCGGAGTATCCTACTATAGTTTATGGCCTTGAAATCAGAAAGACGCACAGCAATGAGCCAAAGCCAAGAACTAGGAATACTCAAAACATTAAAGATGTAATGGTGTTCGGTCAAAGATTCCAGAATGTAGTAAGTTTCACCATAATAACAAAAGCAGATGGAGCAATTGCTGAGAACGAATTAGAAAAAAGATATTCAGGAGCTATAGTAGCAGATAATTTAGCTGAAATATTTGAAGACTTTATGTTAGAGCATACTCCAGTTTTTAAAAGACTAGGGGCAGCAGAACTAGTTTATTCAAGAAGATTGTCAGATTCCGACATAAATAGGGATTCAACAGACGTAGTTAAAAGAAGCATAACCTATATGTTGACTACAGAAAAGCTGATAGCTACAACTGTTGATACAATTGAAAAAATAGCAATAGATGTACGTCGATACATGGCTTATGAGCAGTCCATTCTAGATCAAAGATTCTCTATGGCAACTCCAAACTTTGCTAACACCGAACTAAATATCATAGATTTGCATCAAACTGCCACCCCAAATAGTTAATGTAGTTTGTTTCGATAGCTAGGCTATTACTATATGACTGAAGTAAAATTGTCAAATCGCCGCAATCGGAGGACTTAAATCTAATGGCTTTACCAGGTGTAAAAACTATAATTAAAGATCGCTTTTATAGCATCTCCCGTCAGGACATTCCTGTCGGACCAAGAGTGTGCCTCATTGCACAAAGAACTATTAATCCGGTTCATGCAGACGGCACTCAATATGTTCAGGATCTTGACGTAGTTCAGGCTACTACAGAATCTGACATTATAACAGCATTTGGTGAGAACTCACCAATTCACAAAGGTTTTATTGAGCTCATTGCAGGTGGTGCAGAAAGAATTTATATCGTTCCACTCCCTGCTGCTACAGTATGGAATCATACCAATGGAACTATAACAGACGGCGCTGCAACACCAGTTAACATCTTTGATGCTGCTTTTGCAGCTGCTGAAGCATCACAGCCAGACATCATCATCCCTTGGGGTCGTGGTGGTCATCCTAACGACTGGCAGGGAACTGCTACTCCTAACGACGATGCAGCTTATGGTTTTTATGCAAATAACTCAACTGATCCAACAAAGAGCTGGGCAGTTAAAGTTGCAAATGCTGTTAAAGACATCGCAGAGAACTCACACCCATGCTTCGCCGTAATGGGAATCAAGCCCTGGAATCCATCCACATCTAACTACGAGTCAATGACTCCAAGTCAGACTGGAACGCATCTTGGAGCTGGTCCTGCTAATCTATTGTCAAGAGACAATGCAAACCTGTCAGAAGTTGGTCGTCACGTTGTTGTGATTGCAACAGAATTGAAGCCAGTTAATTATCCAGCAGCTTGGGGTTACACCAATGGGGCAACAACACTTGCTGCTGCAATAAGCAGAATGTCTTCATTCACCTCTCCCGTTAACAAGACAGCTTACAACGTATCTTCTATCAGGTACAATCCAACAAGATCACAACAGCTTACCCTTTCTAATCTTGGAGTAAACTGCTTAGCACTTAACTTCAATAAGGTTCCAACCTTCATCGAAGGTTTAACCTTGGCAGGTTCAAGCTCTGATTACACAAGAGTTTCTACAATGAGAATTGTAACAGAAGCTTCGTTGTTGATCAGACAAGTTTGTCAGAAGTTTATTGGTGAACCATCAACAATACAAACACGTAACTCGATGGAAACAGCAATTACTTCTGCCTTGCGCGGGATGCAACAGCTTGGAGCTCTTCTGGACAGTGACTTTGCAGTCTCTTACATTCCAGCAGAGAACAAAGCATTTATCGATCTCGTGATAACACCAGCATTTGAACTCAAGAACATTGAAGTTCAAGTAGCTATTAACCTATAAATAAACCATATATTTTTAATACCGAATTGGAGGGTATACTATGGCAGGCGAATACTATGACGGCCCAGTAAATAAGTACCTTAATACTTATACTACATTTTCTGGAGCTGATATTGTTGCCACCTTTGGTGGCGTTGAAATCGGTGCACTATCAGGAATTACTTTTTCTGTAACGAGAGAAAAGGCACCAATCTATACAATGGGTTCACCAAACCCAAGATCATTCTCAAGAGGCAAAAGAGGAATTGCAGGATCATTAATCTTTACTGTTTTTGATCGTCCAGCTCTTTACCAAATGCTTGAGGCACACCACGCAACTGATCAATCTATGAAGTTCTTTACCAGAAAGCACAATACGCTTCCTGGTGATCCAAACCACAAGAGAGGTATCTCTGAACTGAGCGATCAGGCAAGAGATATTGTTTCTCAGGTCCCATTCTATGCAGACCAGATTCCACCATTTGATATTACAATCACCTTCGTCAATGAATACGGTCAGGGTGCTGTAAGATCAATCTACGGTGTAGAACTTCTGAACGAAGGTTCAGGAGCTTCAATGGACGACATTGTAATCGAAGAAACGATGACATATGTTGCTAGAGAAATTGGTCCTATGTACAGAATTACTACAGATAACCTTGGTAAATTCAACACTGGTGATCTTAAGGATCTTATCAGTAGAGACACCGCTGGAGAGAGCGGTTTGAATACTCAAATTATCAGACCATAAAATAAACATAAATTAATCTTAGGGCGTGGAGGACTTGTTAATACAGGTCCTCTATGCTTTTTTATAGGCAGGTATAATGGAATCAAAGCAACAAAACTGGAAGTATGACCAGAGTTCAATAAGTTCATACAGAGCACAAAAAGGACTTCCAGATCCATTCTCTAACATGTCGTTCTCTGGAACTGACATTACAGCTACAATAGTTCTTCCTACTATAGATAGAGAGAAAGGAACAATAGGTGAAGCCGATGTTCTTGAGATGGCAGAGATACAAACCATCTCATATTCAATACATAGAGAGAATGCACCAATAAGAACATTGGGACACGTTAATCCCAGAGGATTTGTTAAAGGCGGAAGAACCATAGCGGGTTCATTAATATTTACTGTATTCAATGAATATGCTTTTTATAGAATTAAAGAGTTTAGACAAATGATGTCTGAGTCTGGACTGTTCTTTGCTCCCTTGGCGGACATGCTTCCTCCGTTTGACATAGTCTTATCATTTTTTAATGAATATGGTCTTGGGGCTAAAATGAAGCTATACGGAGTTACTATAGTAGACGAAGGTGGCACAATGTCTGTAGACGACCTTATTACGGAGCAGACTTACACTTTTATGGCTAGAGGAATTCAACCTCTAATATCCATAGAGAACGACCCAACGATGTTGTCAGAAGATGAAGCAGCTGTTTATTACGAGAGACAGAAAAACTTCTTTAGTCAAGATACTCTAAAGTCGTATACATCATTTATTGACAGAATACCAAAAATATAAGGATTACAATGGCAGTAGGTAATAGTCAGAATCAACCAGGAAGAAAAATGTATAGACCTTTTACGTCTTACGTTAGTCCTCAATTCTATAATCAAACGTTTGATGCTAAAGGTAATTTAAACACTTTAGACATTATAAATCCAAAAAGCTTTGATCCACTTAATGAAGATATTGACTTAAAGTGGGCAGGCAAAACAGACGATACAGCAAAGTTTAGTAATTATTATGACTATTATTTTTCTGGTGAAGACGTTAAAATATATATGGATGGGCTATTCGATGCCGGCGATGAACTTGACATTGCAAACTTTGCTTTTTTAATTAAGCAAGAGAAGCAGCCACTGTATGGTTTTTGGTCATATAACTATGATGTAATGATGACTGGAACCAGAATAATAAGTGGAGAATTTTCTGTGTATTCAAGGTATCCAGGAAGAATGAGAGACCTACTTTCTAAGGCTGCAGATGAAAGAGCAAAAGCTTTTGGAGAAGGAAAAGATTCAAAAAGAGTTCAATCAAAACTTTTAAGTGGAGCTGAGTCAGATCAAGATGAAAAGAATATACTAAAGTATTGGGCCAATGGAAACACAGGTGCTGGAAGTCTAGATAGACTATCTGGAGATCCAGGTAGTTCTGATACCAGAAACATATTTTCAGCACATCCACCTTTTAACTTTATTGTAAAATATGGAACACAAGAAGGTTCTGTTACTACAGTTGGCACTAACAAAGGCACCAATAATGAAGATAACTTTAGCATTCTAGATAGAATGATGGCTACTGATTATAATGAAAGACTAATCCAAAAGACTGCATCAAGCAGTATGGACATAGTGCTTCAGAGTATTCAGCTATTGAGTATGTCAACAGCTTATGCCCCAGGTGGACAGGCACTAATTGAAACTTACCAGTTTTTAGCTAGGGACATGTATGTGTCCGATGGTGGAATTAGAAAGCCAGTGTCTACAAGTCCGTCTGTAGCGTCTAGTGACTCAAGTGGAGCAAGAGCAACAAGTGCAACAACTGGCACAGCAGATCTAACTGCAGCAGAAATAACAGCAATAGCAGCAGGACTCAATATTACTGGATTTGGTACTCTTTAGTAAAAGTTGTGATATAATATTAATTATATATTTTAAAATAGGAGAAATGTAAAATGGCACAAGGTAGAAAAGTAACGGTTACTGGTTCGTCAGAAATGGCAAAAGAAGTAGGCGCAGATGAGATTTATTCAATCGTAGAAGAAGCTGCAGACGAGGGTGAACAAGACACCATCACGATTATCCCAGACATCGACGCAGAAGAGTTTGAGCCATCTTCTGTAGAAGATCTCCCTGACGATGAAGAGGTTTGGCCAGATGGGCCAACAGCTGGTCAGATCAAGGCTTGGAAGAAAGAGTATGGAGAAGTATACGTTACGTCCATAACCTATGACAAGCACGTTGCTTGGAGACCTCTTGGTAGACTAGAGTATAAGCAACTCGTAAAGAAGATGGAACAAATGGTTCAGTCTGGACAGCTTAGTTCTGCTGAGGCTAATCTTTGGAACGAAGAAGCTATAACAGAGTTGTGCGTACTTTTTCCAACCTCCGAAGTTGGAGATATGGTAAGAGAGATGGCAGGACTTCCGTCCCTTATTTCACAAGAAGTTCTTGAGGCTTCAGGCTTTGTTGCCTTAGAGGTAAGACAACTGTAATCATGGTAACACCAGATCTTCTATATGAAGTAAAAAAAATATATGGATCTGTTTTTCAAACTTACATTAAAGATCAGGAAGTTCTTTTTAGAGAACTAACTTTTGCGGAGTTTGATGAGGTAGCTCAATTTCAAAAAGATAAAGATTTTTCTTCAGCAGATGTAGAAGAATTAATTATTAAAAAATCTGTTGTGTATCCAGAAAACTTTGATGCAAACATATACCCAGCAGGCATAATATCCTACTTGGCTCAAGAGATATTAGAAGAATCTGGTTTTTCTTCAGCCAAAAAAGCTAAAAACATTCTTGATGAACAAAGGGCAAAAGCTTCTGAAGTAAGAAGTTTAATGAAGGCCTTTGTCTTGGCTACTATACATACATATAGACCAGAAGATCTTGATAATATGACATTTTCTAAACTAGCTGAAAATGTTGCAATGGCAGAAAAAATCATAGAGATAAAACAAAATATAAATGGCATGGAGTCAACAAATATATCTCTACAATTGATAGATCCACAAGAAGAAGTAGAAAAGCAAAAAGATCTTGCCAATAGATATAATTCATCAAGAAAAGATGGAGAAGCTAAATATGAAGACCCTGTAGCTAAGAAACTATGGGGAAGTTAGTAGGAGTAATCTTAAGTGATAAGAGACCGTGGACCAATATCAAGCATAGGGCATGGACTTACCTCTAGAGATCTTCCAATTCAAGAAGGTGAATCAGAAGGCCCAAGTCCCAATAGTGGGTTTGTAAGCAAAGCGCTTAACGGTCATCCCGTTATGCGTTTTTTTGCAACAACGGCAGCCTCTGTTGTTGCCATGAGTGTTGCAGGAAAGATGCTGAAGGGCCAAGGCCTAAAGTTAGCAAAAACTATCCAGAGTTCAGCTGAGCTTGGCAACATAGCATCCACCAGAGCTGTTGAGACTATCACTCAACTAAGAAGAGGGCTTGACGAGCTAGAGGGTCTATCGAGGTATGTAGATGATACCGTGGATCCATACTCAAAACTTGTTTTTGAACAAGACGGAAAGCTAACAACTGGACTAACAAGGACCATTGCAGATGGCGATGAAATCCTTGAAAATGGAACCTACATCACTGGAAGAGAAATCCAGCAGGCAGGCGGTGGAGCAACTAGAGAGCCAGCCTCCGTATGGTCTCTTAGGGATGACATACAACAAAGGTTAGTAAAGCAAGCAAGAAGGCTTCCATACGAATTGCCAGCACTTTACGTTGGTCAAAAAGCTGTTGTAGATCCAATCTTTGGACACAATCAGAACAAACGTAAAGTAAACTGGTACAACCCAGTAGATGTAATAGCAGACTTTGCAAAAGAGTCTGTCAAAAATGCTGCCTTCATAACAGGAGGATCTGCAATTGGTGGAGGAGTTCTTGCTAGAAGCAAGTTCTACATGAACGCACCTTATGCTAATAATCCTAATTTAGCATTAACCGCAAAGCAGATGAGAACTGCAGATAGATTTGCAGACTTAAGAACTGTTTTGCGAGAAGTTGGCCATGATGCTGGAGACTTAATAAATAAAGGTTCTAGATTTGCATCGAGTGCTTCTGGTGCATTTAACCTAGGTGTTGAAAACGCATCAGCAAATCAAGGCTCTCCTGTATTCGCAATGCAGCAGGCAAGAAAAGGCATGGCAGCCATGGGAGATTATCTGGAAACAGCTAATGCTCCAAGACTAAAAATAGCAACCCAAAAAGCTAAAGCACTTTTTCTTGGTTCAACAGTTGGAAGTGAAAGCTATCAGGGGTTAGTCGACACACTACCTTCCATGAGGGGCTTCACTCATGGCTTTAGAGCTTTTAATGAAGAATTCAAAATAATGAAACAAGGATACGATGTAGTATCTGGAGCTAAAAGTTTTGATGAAGCAGTAAATGCAATTAAGTTAGGCCCAAATAAGTCTGCTACATCAGCCCTAGAAAACGCAATCAATGTTGTTCAACGCCAACATAGAAGTAAATTCTCTGCTTTTGCAGATTCTGTTGGAGGGCTAAAGGGATCTGGTGGACCAGGTGGTTCTTCTATCGAAAGAAGTCAATTTGGCAGAGCTGTACAAGAGACAATATATAGAAGGCAAGTTGAAGACTATCTAAGAAATAATGGAACAAGTCCTGAAGCAGCTGCAAAATTTGCCAGAAAAATAAAAATACAACAACTTCCAAACACGCATAAAAAAATGGAAGTCTCAAATAGAATAGGCTTGGGACGTAAAAGGATAATAGCATCGAGTGATGAAGATTTTTATGATCAGATGGCTAAAAGATTCAGAAAGAGTAATGGCTTAGTAGGGGCTCCTGATTCTGATGTCATAAAAAGATCAATTGAACAAGCAGACAATTACCTTACAAGAAAAGAATTTCAAGACTCTTTTAAAACAAAAGTTCAAAGTCAATGGAATAAATTCTATAATGAAGACGTAGTTTCATATGGCAATACAATACTTAAACCACAGAAAGCTGTTTATCAAGATTTTGTTGGTCCACTAACTGGAGCTAAAGAAGACTTCCTTAGAAGAAGAGCAGCACAAGTTCTAGGAGTTCCATTAAAAAACGCAGATGGAAGATTAGCTAGTGGAAGAGTAATCAATGATGAATTATCTAAAAGAGGAATTGATAGCAACAACTTTGGTCAATTAAGAGCTTTCTTAATACGAAATAAACAAATGACTTCTCAGGCTAGTTCTGGTGGTTTAAACCTTTTTGGAATGAAACAACTTTTAGTTGATGAAGCCTTTGACAAGGGCATGTTTAATCACATGCAACCAGAGCAAAGAGATTTTGTTAGAGACTTAGCTGGAAGATTAAAGGTTGGAGATCCGGTATCTAAGTCAATTGGTTTTTCTAAGCTAGATGGTGTTTACCAAAATAAAAATGGTGAGATAGTAGACTTAACAAGAGTAAAGTCCATGGTTGGCGGTTTAGCTAACTTTTTTGGAACAGAATTTCATATACCTGTTGTAAAGTTTAATCCACTTCAAATGTTGGGAATTGGTGGCCCAGGTGGAATTAGTAAGTCTGCTCCTTTCCAAATAGCATCTGGTATGAGCTCTCAACCGTTTGGCGCACTAGAGACGCATGCAGCAGACGTATTTGTTTGGACCAAAGCTAAAAATGGAATCTTTGGCCCCAAAGGAACCTTGTCAAGTATTTCAACTGATCAAACAGGCATGGTTAGTTCTACAAAAATGCAGGGAATGTACAGGCCTATAAATGGTAGAGAAAGTAATATATTCTCTAGGGCAGCAGGATATGCAGCAGACAAAGGTGGAATTAGTACAGCGGAATTAGCAGCAGCAGAAGCTAATAGAAACTTAACCTTCTTAGAAAGATTTAAAAAATCTTTTGATATAGATGAAGAACAACCAAACTCTCTATTACGTTTAGCTGGAAGATTTAAAAATAGAAAACAAGATATAAGTAATCCAAACTTTTTTGTAAAACTTCTTCAACAAGACGAAGTTGCAATTGGTGGCAAGACAAGTGGAAAATCTATGTCCATGGTCAGGGAAGCTGACGGCACTTATAAAGTTGTTGACGCCAAAAATCCTGGAACTGAAATTTATAATCACAAACAAGTCCTAGAAGCATACGAAAGCTTTAGAAGAACTACCATGCAGTATGGCACCCCAAAGAGGGTAATGTCTGCAGTGCAAGGATTAATAAATGATACACCGATGCTTAATGGTCGTGCCTTTGACGTAGCAACTGCTACTGGTAAAGACCTTGCCGATTACGGACGTTTTATTACCGATATGCATCCAGAGCAACAAGCCCTAATAAGAGGCCAGGGTATTGATCCAACTGGGCTAACTAGGAGGGTCGGAAAAATAGCGGGATTGATTGATGACTCAACCGCTTCAGCAACTTCTTCTATGGCAGCTAAGTCACCGTCTATCGCAACAAGGCAAGATGAACTTAGGAATGAAATATATAAATATTTACTTGAAAGAAATGCTTATATAAAAAATCAGGGAGATCCATCAGCTGTTCTACAACTCATTGATCAAGCAGTACTTGACCTAAGGAAAAGGGGATTAATTTCTGCTGGGCAAGCAGCAGAAGCAAGAGCAGCTGGCTTATCTACGGTTCTTGAAACAGGAGGATACAAAACATTTAATCCTCAATTACACAGTGGTGTAAATGATGCTGCAGCACTTTCTGAAGCAATCAACATGGCAAGGGGGGCAAACAAATCTTCTTTTCAAAACTTAGCCTCACCTTTTACTGAGGGCACTACATCAATTATAGATACTACTGGTCTAAAGAAGACAACTTCTTTAATAAAGCCAATGTTGAAAAGAAATTTTGGAACAGCACCATACAAAATGGACCAAATGGCTGGAGATCCATTTGGTGGTAGCAATATAACATTTGTTCCTACAGCAGGAACTGTAATGAAAAATGTTGGAGTAAAAAGACTCCTGAAGAGTGCGTCAGGATTATCTACCTATTCTGATCCAGAAGCTTTTTCATTTTCTTCAATTCCTATCTCTCATGGTTTTGAAAGATTAAATAGATACTTTGGAACACTAGGTATGGGCCTAGATGCAAACAAGTACAAAGGTCCTTTAGATCTGTATGCAAGAGGAATGGTTGGAAAAAGGGTTCTTCCAATTGTTGCTGGTGGCACAGGACTTCTTGCTGCTGATAGAACTATTGGCGGATTTGTTAATGAAAAAGATCAAAACAATCAAAGAGTATATTCTCCATACTTTACTGGAAAAGCAGCAAAAGGCGTAGTAGAGGCACAAGCTGTAATTAGTGGAGCAATTCCTGGTGGACCAAGCTATGGAGAAAAAAGAGATCAACTACTAAAAGGTAATGTACCTATAAGACAAGGTAGATTCTGGCCACTTGGAACCACCCCATTTGAGGGTGGAAAGATAATGTACTATCGTCCATCTTGGTATAGAAAACTTCAAGGTGGAGCGATGTTTACATCAGACACCTATGGTTCTCCTGTTGAAAAGTTTATGTACGGAAATGACTTTTCTCCACTAAGGCCATTAAATCCATATAAGTTTGAAAAAGATCATTACACAGATAGACCATACCCTGTAACCGGAGAGTACTTCAGTGGACCGTGGGGGCCACTAACGCCACTGCTAAACGCCACTGCTGGAAAAGTATTAAAACCACAGCTAAAGATGCATGAACAGGAAGTTAACCAAGCTCTTTCTCAATACTCTCTAGCTGGACAATCAGGAGCCTATAACACTGCCGGAATAGCTATGATGTCTGGTGGGGGTCAGGCCATACAAGGAGGTGGAGGATTCTCTTATGGTCCAGGCGGAATGGGGACTGGTTCATATTCAGGTCAGGGTGGTAGTGGAGGCATAGGTGCTTACAACGCCGCTATGGGCTCTAGAGCAGGGTCTCTTGGCACTGCAAGGAACATGACAAGAAATAGTATCTCAGGTCAAAACGCAGCACTTGCAGGAGGAATACCGTATGGTCCAGCTCCAACTCCTGGAATGGTTTCTCCACAGGTAATTGCAGCAGGCACTCCGATATCTCATGGCAACATGAGTCTGCAAGCTGGTGAGCTAGGATACAAAGTTCAAGAAACCATGGGTATATATGGTTTTGGTTTTGGAGCAGCTAGAAAGTCTCTTGGTTTTGGTCAGCAAGATTTTTCTCCTCAAAGATCAACACTGCAATCGGCGTCTAAAGCTTATGGAACTACAAGGTCTTTCTGGGACCTTAACTTAGGTGGCTTAGGTGACGTTCCACTAGCAGCAGAAGGTGCCTTAGGTAATATTGAAGCATCTGAAATTGTTAGAAGATTTGTTCCAAAAGAAAGAACAGATGTTAATTATCTTAACCCTATTAGAAATAAAATGGCTGATCAATACCCATTTTTGCCGGGAGCAGATTACTTTGCAAACTTTCAACAAGGTGACCCATTCACTAAAGTCCAAGAAGGTGAACTAAGGCTTCCAGGTATTGGATACGAAAGATTAAACCCATATGCAAAAGGCTATGATCAATTAACTCAACTAAGCATACTGGGAGACGTAGCTCCGTACTCAAAAGAATTTAGACAGTTAAATCGAACAGTAGATATGACAGGCCTAGATGGGGCTCAAAGAGTAAGGCTTGAGGGAATAAGATCTCAAGTAGATGAGACTACAAAGAAGTATGATTTTTCAGAATATAAATTTAAATATTCTAGTCCAGAAGAAATGCAAATAAAAACAAGAGATCACACTTTAGGTAGGGTTGGCGAATACATCGCTCACAGAGATACTTTCTTTAACACAAAATTCATGCAGAAAAGAACAGCTCAAGAAGATTGGGAAAGAAGAAATGTTTATGGATCAACATTTCCTGAATGGCAAAACCCTGTAGAGAGTTTCATAAAGCCTATGTATTACAAGGCTACTCAAAGAAGCCCGCTTACTGCTGGAATTGGAATGAGCGTTGTTGGCAGCATGTTTGCAAAGACTGGAAGAGCAAAAGCATTTGCAAGTATCGTTGGAATGACAACAGGAGCTGCATTCTCAGCTTATGGAAATGCTAAAGAAGCGGTTACTGGAGAAAGGTTTATTCCAGAAGAACGCAAGAAGCAAATGGCCCTTGAAGAGTATACAGATATTTTAAGTTATGTTAAAAACACTTCTTTAGCTAGTCAAGCAAAAGAGTCTGGCGACATGGCATCTTCTGCTCAATTTAGCCAAGCAGCAAAAAGAACCATGTATGGAGCTGATATATTTGGGGCTTCTATAGATACTCTTTCTTTAGCAATACCAAAAAGAAAACGTGAACACTTTAAAGCAATGATTAATGCACCAGAAGAAGAAAGAGATAGAATACTTTCAACATCTGGCAGGCTTGAAAGAAGAATCTACCAAGCATCTTGGGGTAGAGAAGTAGAAGCAAGACCAGATCTTGAAGATTACTTTAGTAGACACGAACTTCCAAGTGCGAATTGGGAAGGCTGGCATCCAAATAATAATATGGAACATGTAAAGATAAAAATGGGCCAGTCTATGGGTATAGAGATGTCTCAAATGGGTTACTATCCTCAACAGGTAAAAGAATCTAATCTCACTAATCCAAGCTATCCAGTCTTTAACTCAAAACAAGACAATAGAAACACCGCTGCACAACTTCGTCAGTTGATGTCTCAAAATGGTATAAACGGAAGTGTTATGCCAGTCATGAATCAGTTTGGTTCTAATTCTGCTGATATATCTGGTGGTCTCATAAAAAGTTTAGTTTTTTAAGGTAAAGAAAAATGCAGATAAAATCAAATCTTGATATTTTTAATAGAGTAATTGGAAAACAATCTAGGATATCTGGACTTATAAGAGCTGAAGAAGATTCAAATGGAAGAATAATATTTAGATCTTTATTTGATAATTATGATTTTTCAAGCATAGAAAGTGCAGCAGGTCACGTAGAGGCATTAGGCATAAATGATCTTAGAGCTTTTGATTCATCTGGACAAGCTACCCTAGGAACAAGAAGAGGTCTTACTCAGGTAGCCGACGATGCAAGAACTATAAATGATAGATTAAGAAGTGCAAGCCCAGCAACAAGGCAGTTATTAGAAGACTTGGGTTTAAAGAATCTTTTAGACCCTGGCTCAGAAGTAAGCATGACATATGCACACTTTGATCACGGTGGAAAAGCTCAAAACCTTAAAAGTTTATTAACAAACAAGTTAGTAAAAGATGCTGGCATTCTTAATATAACAGATGATGGAATGACTGTTATTAATTATCGTGTAGGCGATACAACATTAAGTGCAGCACAAGCAAAAGAATTGCAATATGCACTTGGTGTTGGAAAGATCACGCCTTCTTTTACTAAAAGCGTTATGGCAGAAAGCGACGCTGGTTTCTCAAAACTTCCCAAAAGACTTCAAGGTCTTTTGTCAGCTAGAGATATATCCATTAGTGGTCCATCTTTAGCAGATTTACCTGCTAACACTTATATCTATGATGATGTAGAATTATTTTTTAAATCAATTTTTAATGCAGAAGATGTTTCTGGTCTTGACAGATACTTGATGTCTGCTGGCTTAGACATGACTGAAGGAGAAAGATTAAGACTCATGAACGCCGTAGGCGGCGATGCTAAAGGGGGAACTCAGCTTCTTGATAAGTATAAACAATCCCTCATAGACAAGCTAGAACAGATGTCTCCAAATCTTTCTAGGTCTAATGTTCTTACTGACCTTCAGTTAATGTATAGACGAAGTGGAGAAAATGTAGAAGGTCTTAAGTCTGAGTTAGATAGAATACTTAAAACAGGATCAGGAGCAACTGATGATGAAAGAGCTTTTGCATTAAGAATACAAGCAGCTATTGAGGGTGTAGAAAAAATGCGAGATGGAGAGTTCATAGGCACTACTAAGTTTGTTAATGCACAAAGAAAAGAATTAATTAGAGTAAAAGAAGGTCTAGTAAATATTCCAGGATTAAAAACAGAAGAAGATCTTTCAGAGATAAAAATGGTTCAAGATCAAATTGAAGGACTTGAGTCAATGCTTGAAAAAAAATTAGGAGGATCCAAAGCTAAAAGTACAATAGCTAGAATATTCTTTGGTGACGGCGGGCTAAAAGGGGAAATGGCAATAAGGGCTAATAATACGCTTCCATCAGAAGCTCGCAGATACGATTTGATTGCTGCCAAAAGTGCATTTAAAAAAGAAATTGGACACACTGAACCACTAGCACTTTTTAACGTAGCTAAAAAATCAAAAGGCATTGTATATACTGATCCATTAATGATAGCTTATGATCCAAAATATATGAATAGTCCAGAATTTAAAGAAGCTCTTGAACAAAATGTTAACAAACAAATTTCTGCAATTCAAGATTTTCAGAGGACTGGCGTTCTTCCAGAAGAAGCTAAAAAAGCTATTTTTGGAGCAATAGATCAAGAGTTGAGCATTGGCCTTTCGGAAGATGCGCCAGTAAAAAGACTAGGGGTAAAATTAAGTGATTTAACAACAGGAGCTAGAGCTAATGTTTTAAGGAATAGACAGGAAGCAGAAGCAATCAGTCAACTAATGAAATCTGGCGTAGACCCAAGGGAAATCCCTGCATTGATCAGAAGAATTACTGACTATTTTTCAACGCAAGCTTATAGGATGAAGGGAGATAGAGTTGATCTCGCAATGCCTGATGCAATGGCTGTAAACTTAAGAACATATGAATCTTCTCTTGCTTCAGGAAAAAATGTTTCTACACACGAAAAAGTAATGGTTAACATATCTCAGGATATAGCAGACTCTATGGGGTTAAGCTCAAACGTTGAAGAAGTAAGATTTGTCCAATTTCAACTTGAAGGAAAAAGAATGCTCCTAAGTGGACCAAATGCAGAACTGTATCATCATGCATTGGGTACGTTTGACTTAGACGACTCAGGAGTTCCCATCATGACAACATTTAAAGATGCTCGTGGTAATGACAGAATGGCTTTTATGACATATCGTCAGCCGACAGGTGCTCAAGAAAAAATATTTATGCAAGCAGATCTTACACATAATCAAACTTTAAAAACAATACTAGAAAAATCTTCTGGCGATTTTCAATCATTAATAAATGATCCATCAGCAATATACTCTTTATCAGCAAAAGAAAGACAAGTTTTATCAGAAGTTCAAAAAGTTTTAGATGGAGATAAAGGAATAAATTTAAGAAATTCAGGATATTCTTCAGCTGATGTTGAAAAAGTTTTAATTAAATTAAGAAAGACTCATGGACAGAATCATGGTTTTACAACGCTGATGCCGATACTTCAGTCAGATTTAGATGAAATGGCTGCCACAAAGTCGTCATCAGCGTTAGGCATTGATAAGGTTATGGACCATCTGCGAACTGGTGGAATTACTCATGGAGAATTTATGGAAAGCTTTGGAGTAAAACCAAACGCTGCACCAATGTATAGCAGAGGTAATTTCCAAAACCTTATTACAAAAGAAGCAGACAGAATAGCTAATCCCCGACTTGCTGAAATATATAATGAATCAATGGCTGATCAACCAGGGTATACACCTAAAGCAACAAGAACTGAGATAAAAGCTTTTGCAGAGAGTCAAGGACAAGACTCTGTTGCATATGTAAGAATGAGAGCTGCTCTTGATTTGTTATCGGATGAAATGAAAAAATCAGCAATTCCAAATGTTGAAGACACGTTAGGTTTATACATAAACAGGCAGGCTACGGCAGTGGCAATGTCTCATCAAGTTGATGATATTTTAGCAAATCAATTAGCTGGAGAAATGATAGATGTTACTTTTTCAGATGGAATAACTAGAACAGTATCTTTATCTGATTATGTAAAAATGAAATATTCTTCAGCACTCATTCCTCCTTCAGAGGTTGTTGACCTTAGTAAGGGATTACTGACAGTTGAGGAATTAAACCCTGACCAAATGATGAAGAGAATGATTGCTTTAGACGTTAGAGATGCTGCGCAAAGGCAATTTGCCGCAGGAATGCAGTCTTCAATAGCTGATGGAGTTGTAATCAACGAAGAGGCAGCACAAAAAGTTTTAAACGATCTAACTTCAAGACTTGGTATAAGTGGTGAAATTAAAATAGGCGCAGCAGGAGAACATGCACTTGATCAAACAAACAAGAGTGTTGGATTCATAAGAGCAAGACAAATAGCAAAACAAATAAGAGAAACTGGAGTAGTTGATGAAGGTTCTTTAGCCGGATATGACCCATCACTTATTAGCGATAATCCTTATGGAAGAATAAAAGGAAAAGATTCAGAAAGAATTATTAAAGATTTTATAGAAGAAATGGAACAAGGTAAAGTTGGATTAACAGATTCAGCAGAAATTTCTGCTATAGATAACGCTGTAAAAGAATTAAGAGATATGACTAGCGAACAAGCTTTAGAAAAAGTAAAGCTTAAAGAAGGAACTGTGGCACATAAGGCATATTCTGGCACTGCAGCAATGCATGATATGGCAGTAAGGCTTAAAGATGAATATGAAGGAGCTAGTGCATTAGCAAAAAAAAGAGCAAGACTAGCAACTGATAAGTTTGCCCCAACTCCAAAAGCGCAATACATGGATTCTGTTAATCAACTTATTGATTCGCAAATAGATAGGTTAGAAAATATAAGCCAGTACGGACGCTCAAGTACGCTTGGTGAGTCAGATAAAGCAATTAGAGCTTTTCAAACGATGAAGGTAAATGCAAGTTTTTATGAAGGAATGTCTGCAATAGCTTTAGAAACACCTGGTGCTAACCTGTTAGACATTACCGATACGTTAGAAGCGGGATTGACTTCACGCTACGGAAGAACAGTAGCAGGGTCTATCTTGAACGCAGAAACCCCAATAGAAGGCAGGGAAGGAGTAATGAGTGACATGCTAATGAAATCTAAACAAAGAAGAATTAGCAATTATAATCTGCGAACCGCCGATCAAGATGCTGCTGAAGCTGTTCAGCAAAGGTTCAATGCAATCACTGGAAGAACAAATCTTTCCTTAGCAGAAGTTACAAGAGATCAAGCACAGCAGTATTTAGATTCTGTCCAATCTTTAACCGATAGCGAAAAACATATTGGAATGGGATATGATCAAGATGTCTTTGATTTTATGTCCTATAAAACATCTTCAACTGGTGATTTTATTGAAGCTAAAGGAGACGCCTTTGAAGCTTTTAAATACTTTGATGCTCAAAAAAACTTAGGCACTTTAGCAGATGAATTTGCAACAGGAGCAATGGACGACCTACTTATGCCAGCTAGCGACATAGCTGATTCAACTAGAAGAATAGTAGCTGCTGATCCATCATCAATAAATATGGGTTCCTCTGCATCAAAGGGGGCTTACACTAGAGTCCAAGACTTTATGGATAGCCCAGCTTTAAAACAAGTATTTGAAAACCCAACTATAAGAAGAGGAGCAATGGGCTTAGCAGCTCTTGCCGTCTTTGGCTTTGTCTATTCAGCCAGAAAAGATAGAACATCTGACGAGATGTCAGGCCCACCTCTCCTTCCTGGAGGCAGTGCTTATGAATCTGATATGCCAAAGTATATTCCTTCTTTGTCTAATTTAAAATATTTAAATCCAGTTGTTGCCGGAATGCAATATAAGATTAATGTCAATGGATCGCAAAAAGATATAGAAAAAATGCAATCCCTTACTGAGGGTGTTGTTGATGGCCCAGTTAACAGTACTATGTATAATAGTCTTCCTCGATTAGGCAGTGATCCTTATCAGAATGTGGCTTCAAGGTTTTAAAGTATAGTTATGATATTTGGTGCAAACAATCAAAACAAGACTCTAGCCAATTCGGCTAAAGACAGACCGCCATCAGCTGCTAAAACAATAACTGGAAACAAAATGGCTGCAAGGATTGCAACCAGTAAACAGTCTTCTACTGCTTCAGCAGCAGCAGGACAAGATCAAGTAGTTAGTGGTACATCTTCAGAAGTAAAATCAGCTCCTTCAGACTTAGTGATGGGTTCCAGTGAAGGGCTAATGCACGCTCCTTCAACTATGCTTCAACCAAATGGAGTTGGTTATGCTAATCAAGCTATTCAAACAGCTAGGTTTAAACCAAAAGAAACATTCCAAGGAGTTAATACTAAGAATAGCTTTACTGGCTTTAAAAAAGGTGGTAATATACAAAGGTATGGTTCTATAACTGCTATGAATAGTTCCGCTTATAAAATGAATTCAAAATTAGAAGTAGAGAAATTGTTAAAGTAATTATGGCTGAAACACCTCCAACAACTCAGGATACTCAAGATAACTCTCCATTAGTTCCTTTTAATATTTATTTGGCTCAGGTAACAAACCAATTTAACCCATCAGAAAACACATCTACAACTCATTTGTTTGATGAGTTCATCAATTCATTTAATGAATCCTATGCTAAAGCGTTGTCTTCATCCTATAGCAGTGCAAATGGAATAAGTGGAGTAACAATTTATGACCTATTTAAATCCACACAAAGTGCTGTAGGCCTTGATATTAAATACAGAGCAAACGTACTAGAACAAATAAAGAACTCTGGTCTTCTTCGGGCTTATTGAAGAAATCGGTGGAATGAGGGAATTCTCTCGTAAAAAATTTACATCAAGAGACACCCTCAGGGGAACGTCAAAACAGTTTAATGATCCAACTAGAGATACCGCATGGTTGACTAAACTAATGGAAGTAAAAAACTTCTTCCAAAAAGACCCAATCTCACTTGCTGTAATATACAGATCTTTCCCAAACCTTGCTAACCTATTCATAACAGCACTAGCTGCAACCGCAGACTATAACCATACTGAGGTTGATGCACTAAACAATCAAACTCTCATACTAAAAGAGATGTTTGATAGCTTTGGGAAGAACGAAGACGGAACTGCAGCATTCCAGGCATCTTGGGCAATGCAGAATTTTATGACTGGAATTAATCTAGAAAAAGCTATTAAAAAAATAGGCTTACCTTCAGGGACTCCTCCTGCTACCCCTGATGTGTTCCATTTAAGATTGGGTGGTGCAAATTTTTATGTTCCACCAGTTTCAATATCAGTTAATACAGCTTTTAAAACAGGCAGTTTAACAGGTGGTTCAATTAGACAAAAGTCTTCTCCAAAATTTAATTCTGGCTATAGAGAAACTACAATCAACTTAAAGTTATACTTCCCTAACTATGAAGAAATATGGGGAATGTCTATTGACGATGCGTCTAAAATTGTATTGAATTCTGATTTTAAGTTAGACTTTAGTACTACTGGAGATGAAACAAAGATTGATAAATTTCTTTCTTCATTAAGAGGCCTTGTCGCAGCATTTAAATATGCTCCAATTCTTCCTATAAAGAATCATTATTTGAATTCAGTTCATGGCATAACTGGCGTAGCACTATCTTCAATGAATGTTTCTACAGTTCCAGACTACCCATTTGCACTTGTGGTTGATTTAGAGCTATTAAATTTTAATCACAAACCATTCCTTCCTATGATTAAAGATTTTAATCAAGCAGTTAAATGGGGTCACTTCAGGCAGTACATGGGCAAGGCTGCCGGGGCAATGTACAGCTACATCAGTGAAGAATTTATCTTACAAAGTGACGTAGATGAAGCAGCAGCTAAAGATGCTACTACAGCTAATGGCAGTAAGTTAGCTACCGTAGATGGTCAATACACTTCTCAACCAACTGCAGAAGCTGCTATAGATGCAAAAGAAGCGGCTCGAATAAAAGAATTAGAAGATAGCACAACTTTAACAACTAACATATATAAAACATGGCAAGATGGAAAAAATTTAACTTTATATGTACCAGCAAAGATACAAAGCAAAATTTACACACCTGACGAAAGTACATTCAGAACACCAGAAGAGGCTGCTAGAACAGACGTTGGAACTAGTTTTTGGGAAGGAATACTAAAGGGCATAGGGTTAGACGTAAATGAATCATCTGGTTATCACAGGACTTTAGAGTCTGTTTTAGAAACTTCAAAAACCACATCTATTTTACCAGCTAAGAAAAAAAGAATTAAAACAATTGTTGATATTGCTATTGCAGGAACATCTTCTACTAACATTAAAGACAAAGTTTATATATCATTGGCTTTAGAATTTATAGCTGAACAAAACATTTCTGATAAAGATCAAATCAAATATTTAAAAAATCCAAAACCATCTTGGGAATTAGAGCTTCCAACATCTGGTGATCCAGAAAAAGCAGCTATTATTCTTGCTGGTAAAAACGCCTTATATACGGCAACTCAGACTGCAAAAGGACTCTTGCAACATTCTATTGAAGAAGATGCAGATAAATTAGCTAGATTAAATAAGGTAGTTTTTACTGACGAAAATAAAAGAACTAATGAAGAGTGGTTAAGATATAAAAAAGAAATAGAAGGATCTTTGGTCGATCAATTTAATCTTTCTTTGTATGAAAGATTCTTTGGCAATTCAGATATCATTTCTCTTTTAGAAGCAGCAAGAAACAGGTCAGGATCATTCTCGTTTAAAGAATGGGACATCCCAATGCTCCAAGTTGACTTAGATGAAAAGTCAGTCATAGTTAATGCTGTTAATGTTACTCTTGGAAATAATTTAGCAAAAATGCAACTGCAAATGCAGGACGAGCCTACATATCAACATATAGGTGGAAGAGACTCATACATAAATATATCAATGACTGTATTTGGAGAAAAGGAATTAACCAAGCTTAAAAAAACTTTTGATTTCATTAGCGGACTAGCTAGACTAGAACATGCAGCTGGAGTTATAGGATTTTTAGGTATTAAAAACATAGTGACAGCATTATGCGGGATTAAATACGCAATGCCACTTTCTTACAATGTAGATACAATTCCTAATTTTCCTCATGTTTATAGCGTTCAATTAAGTTTGGTTGACTTTGACGTTTATCAGCAAAAACGTGAGCACATATCTTCTGATCAACAAAGAAAATTTATAGAAGATTTTAAATCAAAACGAAATCCATTCCTTCGCTTAAAGCAAAATTGGTCAGTATTTAATGGTTACCCAGATATGCCATTGCAGGTTAAAGATGAGGCTGGAAATGTTGTTGGATGTTTGGATCCAGATTTCTATTTTAGATCTTTTGAAATGTTTGATAATGATGTCATTAACAGCATTGTGGATTCAAATTCTTATGCACTTCCGATATTAAGCACATCAGAAAGTAATAAGTTAACTGAAGAACAAAAAGCTTGGGCAAGTAAAGTAAAAGAAAAGCTTATAGAAAATAATGGCTCGCTTGAAGAAGTAAAGAAATACTTAATTAACGAGAACAATTTAAAACCAGAAGTTGCAATACAGGTTTTTAGATGGGCAATATTTGATCAAGAAAATGATACTAAACTAGAACAGGATAATCTAAATAATAGTGGAAACCTTTCTAATAAATATCCAACTTTATGGAAAGATTTTATATCAGAAATAGCAGACGAACTTGAAGAGTATAAATTTGAAGATCTTAAATTTGACACAAAGTATGGTCAAGTAAGAATTGGAGACTTAGTATCGGGTTCCAAAGAGCAGATGGACACATTCACTGCGCTTGTTGCTAGCTCTGAGTTCAACTTAAAAGAAAATAAATTACCATATTTTAATCCAGATGACGCAAACTTTTTTGGCATTGTTCAGTATATACCAGCAGCAGATAGTGCAGCATTAGATAAGATACCTGCAATATATCAAACACCTGATGGTGGTTTCATTCTTGGTTATGTAAATGAAAAAGATGGAAATTTTTATATAGCTTCTGATAGTTTAAATATGACCAAAGATTCTTCGGGAAACTTTAAGGTTAATGGAGTAAACAAGGGTGTTGTTTCTGACACCTCTGTTCCAAACAGGGATGTTCAGGATGTACATACGGGCGTAACGGGAATGTCTAGCTTAGATCAATATCAGAACGCAATGAGTGCTGGTGAAACAGATAAAATAGAATCCATTAGCACAAATGGTACCTATAAGGGAGCTGGAAAACATTGGCAAAAAATGATGATGGACACTCAATATAGAGATATCTCTGGCAGAATGCTTAGAGCATTTCCAACATATATGCTGTGGCTAATTGATGAGGGTGGATACTCTTATGGGATGAAGTTGTTTGATAACTTTTATGGCCTACAATCTATAGTTGATTTTTCTATTGTTCAATCTGAAGACATACTTGGAGACACACTTCTTCTTAGACTTTCTAACGCCTATTCAAAACTTACAAAACCAGAATTAACACTAACAGAAATAGTTAACAATGCATCTTCTGGTACGGCAACAGATATACCAGAGGGAACAGCCACTGTAGTAGACAGCCTATTGAACACAGCAAGAAATTTATCAAATCATTTTGAAACTAAATATGTAACAGAAATTGAAAACATTAGATTAAAGCCAGGAGTAAGAGTCCACCTTAGAGGTGGTTATGGGTCTAATCCAAACTCTCTCCAGACTTTATTTAATGGAGTTATAACCACCGTTGCGCAGGGAGAAATAGTAACAGTTACAGCTCAATCCGATGCAATAGAACTTAGCCCTATAATAAACTCTACAAATAAAAAAGGTGATAGTGGAAAAATAGATGGAGGAGTTAATACTGGATTTTGGTTATCAGAGCCAAGAGACTTAATGATTAGACTTTTATCTATGGGCTCATCTAGAGTTAGGGAAGGTTTTGCGTTAGCAACAAGAGGAACTGTTTTTTCTGAAAACAAATTTGGCATAAGACACTTTGGTTCTATTCTATATGAGCCATTGACCAAAAGAGAAGAAGCTCAGGCGCAGAACTACAGAGATGCAGTAGTTAACGGATTAAATTCTGTAGCTAAAAACCCAGTTACTGGAACGTGGAATCAAATAGCTGGAGCAGGAATGAATGCCTTAACGGGTGGTGGAGTTGCAGCAGGTTTAGATAGAGCTCCAGTCTGGGGGGCAATGAGTGCCCTTTGGGCTAACTTTAGTACTCAAAGAGATCTTGAAATATTTAAAAGAAATATATATCCAGGAAACGGTATCGGCATTGGTCAGTTTATGGGTGGAGACATTGATGACGGTTGGGCTTCTATCGCTTCAGTTGACGTAGATAAGATGAAAGAAGATACTTACCTAGATAGATTAACAGACAGCTCATGGGCAAGGCTTGTAGAACAAGCAAATGACGAAGATAATAATGATGCATCTAATACTTTATCCTCATTAACTATAGGAAATAAAATAGTTGACTCCTCTCATTCCACAGGAGCAACACAACTTTTAAGTGGAGCAATTGCAATAGGTGCTACAGCAGCTGTTGCAACATTATTGCCAGGAGTTGGATTGGTTGCTGGAACTGTAGCTGCTGGAACTGCAGGAGCAACAGCATCAAGTTTGACTAAGGTTTTTGCAGGAAGGGGAATGACAAATATATTTGCAACAATGGGACTTGTATCAACTACGGATGACGATCTCTATGATGAAGTTTCATTTAGGGCTCAAACTTATATGAGATCAGTGTGGGACATGTTCCAACTTTGTGCAAGACTATTGCCAAACTACATAGTTGCTGTTAGGCCATTTGAAGATAGATCTACAGTTTTCTACGGAAAACCTCACTGGCTTTATACTTCTGGTGTCGTTCCAATCTCTACTGGATTTGCAATAACTTCTTCTGAAAATAAAAATTCTGATTCACCTTCATACGTTTTGCCTGACAGTGAACTATCAAAAATAATGGATAAAATTAATAAAGAAACTAATTCTGTTGCAGATTCAAGCGCATTTAAAAGCCTGCAAGAATCAACTGTTGCAGGCTCAATTGCTAAAGCAGCAAACGATTCATTAAGTTTTTCTAACCTTTACAAAGCGGGTCAAGGGTTAAGAGGAAAAATAATTAATTTTGCAGATCAAAATAGAAATAAATATTATGATAAAGGTGAAGTAAAAGCAATACTTCCAGTAAATAAAGGAAAAGCTCAAGTTGGATTTCACTTGCCATTTGGAGCTAAAGACGTAACAAATATGACAGTACAGGAAGAGCATGTACAAATACCTAATCTTCCTTTAAGGTTTACCTATCCGTTTTTTACTAACAGAAGTTCAGGAGCTTTACCTTCACTTGACTTTGATAAAATACTATCTAATACAACTAAGTATGAAGATTTTGAAGAAAAAATTCACAACGTAGTTGAGTTAGCTAGATTAGAAAAACAAATTATTAGTTCTAAAGATGGAAAAACAAAACTTGTCTCAAAAGGTCAAAACGAAGAGTATGTTTTAAATGAAAACTTTAGTTTTGCAAGCGCTATATCTTTAGTTAATGACAGTCCTCAACTAGCAGGCACGGCTGCTTATGATCCATCTGGGTTAAACGTAAAGTTTTCTGGACTTGTAGCATCTTCGATTATAGAAATGCCACTTCCAATAGTTCATACGGGTGGAGATTTTGACCTAACAGTAGTTAATGGAAAATATGAGTTTCAAGAAGATAAAAAAGATTTGTTTGCTGCTCCAGATAATGCATACAATAGGCAATTAGAGTATCCAGAACTAAAATTAGATTTCACGGAATGGGGAATGCCAGTAACAGCAGAAGATGAACAATTCTATATAGCCATGAGATGGCCATACGACATTATGGCAGATAGAACTGGCGATAAGTTCAAAGGCATTTCTGATGACACAAAAAATAAAGCAGTTAAAAATTTTAAAAATGATTATGGTTTAAACTCTTTTGAGTTGACCGGAAGCGTAGTTGATTATAAAAAAAGAAAAGTTCTTGTATATAATCCAGCTTTACAAAAAGCAGTTGTGTGCAGGCCTGCTTATTTCTTATGGGGAGAAACAGATCCTGATGGTGGAGGAAAAATAGAAGCAATTGTTTCTCCTGATGCAGCATTCTATCTTGGAATGCTAATTAATAAAGATGGAGAAATAAACGGTTTACAAGAAAATTATCCAGAAGACTGGAGAAGTTCAGACAATAGTCAAGATTCAGCTATACATGAAGAAAATTCATGGAAAGCTATATCAATGGCAGAAACTAGTCTTCCTGAATTAATGTATACATTTGTTGAAGACGAGACCGATTTAGGCGTGGTTACAAGTACCTTTAATCCTGCTAATAAGTTCTTTAAGGATCAAGCAACTGCAACTGCAGGAACTTCAGAAGAGTTTGTTGTTGGTTTTGGAAACTTTGCAGTAAATGAAAAATATACTGAAGCAGATAAAATATCACCCAATGCCTCAGTTATTCCTTATACTTTTGTTCAAAATCCTTTTGTTCTAAAAGGACCAATGGCTAAATTCACTGGAATAAAAACAGAATATACATATGATGTTTCTGACACTATTAAGATTTTGAGTAAACAAGAATATCAAGATACCCTAGTTGCTGGGGGAAACTATTCAGATTATTTTAGTACTGTAAAAAGCTCTAATGCAGAAGATCTCAAGATGCTTAATGAAGATAAGCTGTATGACCAAAGAGAGAATGCAGATTTACTAAAGTCGGTGTATGATCCTATTGATCCTATTTCTGTAATAGCAAGAGGTTTTTATGATGAAACTTTTGACGGACAGGTAAAAGTAATAGCTGGCAATGGAAGAAACTTAAAGCAAGCAGAAGATATTTGGGATCAATTTAGATGGGGATATCATACTTATGGCTCTGTTAAATCTATTTTTGCTGAAATGTATTCTATGGATCCCGAAGATGACACAGAAGGAAATCCTCTTATTGCAATTTTTAACCTTACAAATAAAGGTACAACAATTAGTGAATTTGGAGCTGACAACAACTCAAGCAATGAGTTTACTTCTCTATTAGGGGCAGACTGGCTAGCTAATAACGTTGGCTCAACATCAGTCGTAAAAAATGGCACAATAGGCCAAGCAGTTGATGAATACGTTGATGGAGGATTTGACGGTTTCAAGGAGGTAACAGACGAAGGAAGAGTAGCTCAGACAAGCACTGATAAGGGTGTTGTAGATTTATTCAATAAGTCGATTCAGCAAAGGGCTCAATTTATTCAAGATATTATTAAAAATAATATTAAAATACTCAATGTTACTCAATCAAGTGAAACAGATCCATCAGAAGAAACTGGTTCTGTTGATGCGCTAAAGATATCCGAAGAATATTTGGCTAATATAAAAACTCCAAAACAATTATTCTTATTATTAGTTGGCTTGTTTAGACAAAGACTATGGTCAGACCCCTACTCTAGAGCTTGGCTTGTTCTTAAACCAAATAGAAAAAGATGGGTATTTGGAGACGATAGACAAACAGATGCATGGAGCTTTGCTCCAGTTGATAAAGCATTCCAAGCTTTTATTGACTTTAATAGCACTGTGTCTAAGACAGAGAAAAAGTGGAAGGGATTCCTTTCCTCTAATGCTTCAGAAGGAACTAGTTCTTCCAACTGGTGGAGCGGTGCAGTAGAAGATGTTGATAGTTTCTGGGACAAAAATATTGGACCTATATTTACTGCATTCAGTTCTTCTCTTAGCTCTTTAGCAAACATGTTTAGAATGTCGATGATGCAGCTAGGACAAGGCTTAAGTAAATCAAATGATGCCACTCGTCAAGCTAATATATTGAATAAGGCATACAATGACTCTTTATATTATTCTCTTGGAAGACCTGGCACTTTATTAAGAGCTGTAGACAATCCATTCACAAGAGAGTATGGAGAGCCTGTCGTAGAAATTAGAGAACCATTCCAAAAAGTGCACTACATAAGTTCTTTTAGTCATATATTAACAAATGCTATAGAAGAAAATCTTTCAGGTGTTGCAACACAAATTACAGCAGTGTCAGATGGCCAGTATCCAGTAACCGTTGCCCTTGACAAAGCAGCTCCAGCTGAAAGACAGGTTGAAAAAACTGTTGAAACAGGAATTTATTTTGACAATGCAAGAGGATCTGGATTCTTTGGTATTATCCATCCGTTCTTTCATCCAATGGAAACCGTAAGAGGCATAACAAAAGCAGCAACGGGAGAACCTGACGAGCTTACTGCAAGAAGAATAGGTCTATCACATCTAAAAGAATCTATTAAAGATGTATACAATGGGGAAATAACAGTAGTTGGAAATCCAGACATAAGACCACACGATCTAATCTATCTGGCTGATGTGTACGAAAGAATGTATGGAATATTTGAAGTAGAACAGGTTGTCCACCACTTTACTCCAGAGATGGGCTTTGTTACGTCCATAACTCCTAATGCGTTTGTGACGGTAAACGATCCAGCAAGATGGTTCATGTCGTCTTGGATATCTGCTCATTTTAGTATGCAGAATTTAAGAAATGATACCAGAATTCTTATGTCTACTAGTTCAAGAAATTCATTAGTTCAATCAGATGGAACAATATCATTAGATGATTTATCTCAGGCTTTGCAGCCTCAGTTAGTTGGTGGACTAATGTATACTCACGGTCACTCAGCATTGTTAAAAGATGTTGCAGCAAACGCAGCTGCAGACGCTCTTCCAGATGTCGCTAGTCAGCTTAAGGCTCAGATTAAAGCTAGTACAGGAAAACAAGATGGAAGTTTAGCAGCGGCTTTAACAATTGCAGTTGCAGCTCCACTTGCAACGACAATAGGAGCAGTTGCAGCAATACCACTGGGTCCAGTTGGAGTAGGGGCTGTTATCTCTGCAGGAGCGGTAGCTTCAGACCTTGCCTGGTCAGCTTGGAAATGGACTAGAGACAATGTCTTAGATCAACACGGGTGCTATGTTCAGTATTTGAATAGAAACGGTCAGCCAATGGATGCTGGTCTTTCATTTAATCAAGGAATGGTCGTTGGAAAGTATGCTTCTACAAAGTTGCTTCCTACAATCATGGGAACAAGCACTGAGACCAGAACAAAAGATGGATACTCCTATATTAGAAGTGATGATCTTTTTAAGAGCATGGGCTGGAAAGAGCAAGAAATTGCTAATCTAGTAAGGCATATAAGTTTAGAAAATGCAATTGTCAATGCAGAGATGTTAAAGTACTCTGGAATTGGTCCTGAAAAAACTGGCTTAAGTCAGTCATTTAGAGTAGTTGGTATAGTGACAAATGTAGTTGACGGTGACACCTTTGACTTTGTTGACATATTGAGCGACAAAGATATTACTACTAAAACTATTAGAATTAGATTTGACGGACTTAACACAGCTGAATTAGCAGAGACTGGATTAAATGGAAAATTAAATGGAACTGAAAGTGAATTTGACAGTGGTTCTTTCTTCTATGGTGGAAACCGTTCAACGCCCAATGTAGTTACTTACAATCCAAGCACTGTCGCAGGAAAAGCATTAAGGTTTACAGCAGACGCAGTTGTTGGCAGATTAGTGGTATTAAGAATAAATCCGGACTTAACTAGCAAGGATGCTATATTGACTGATGACGACTTAGAAGCAGGTGGGTCAAATAACTCCAAAGAGAACTACTCTAAGGCTATAAAAGGTGAGGGCTGGACAGGCGAAGATAGATATATGGCTACTATTTTCTATAAGACAGACGATGCTTCGTATTCAACGATAGTCGATCAGGTTAGAGCAGCATTTAAAAAACATATAGATATAGGAAATCAATTTGAATCAAAAGTAAAAAGTGAAATTGTTAGTTCAATTTACAAAGATTCAGTATTTAATAGATACTTTGATAAGATGTATGACTCCCTTAAGGAGTTAGGAACATTAACAAAAAGATTTGAGTCAAGAGGTGATTCTGATCCACTCAAAAATATATCCGATAATCAAAAACAAATATTTTCTACTTTAGTCTCATTGTTAGTAACACTAAAAGTATATGACAAGGCTTCAGAATGGCCTATGAATGGTTGGGATGAGTACTATGATGATGGTTCTCCATTGACGCTTAACTGGGAGCTTGTCATCAATGGTCTTGCCAAAGTTTACAATAAGGGTCTACTATTAAATACTAGTCCATCTCAAATACCTGTACAAGCACAAATCCCAATGCCAGTGAAAATAAATTAACTTAGAGGTTTTATGTCATCAGATTTTAACATAAATGTAAATGATCTTTCAGATTCACAAAGTATAACTTCTAGAATAAAAGAGTCTTTTTATCCAGATAACACTCAAGTTATTAAAGGAACTTCCCAATCGCAATCTGGAGAGTATGGAAGATCTCTTATGGCTAGAGATCCTTCTAAGGTCCTTCAGGGAGATGGACTTTATAGAAATCCAGCATTTGCAATGGCGGGTTATGAACAAAATGTACAATCATCGCTCCATGCAGTTCTAGCTATGGGAGCAGATGTAGGAGATACTGTAAAGGTTGCAGATCCAGATAATCCTGGTGGCCCTGCTTTGACTGGTACACAAGCTAGGTTAGAGATAGCTAGAAAGTCTGTAATGAGCACAGGTTTTGGAGCTAGAGGATTTGATGATGCTAATGCGTCATTCACAGCAAGCGGGTCAAGCCCGATTACTGGAACTGACCCTTCAACTGCTGGTGGCGGTAGTGAAGGCTCTCCTTCGGATACATCTGGAGGAGCTCATGATACCGAAGAGTATGATACTTCACCCGATGCACAAGTCTTTAATAATCAAAATAGAGCAATAGCTATTCTCAGTAAGATGACAGATGCAGAAAAAGCAGCATACCTCGTAAAGGTTAATGCTCTTTTAAATAAGGCAAATTTTGTAGTAAGTAGTGGAGAGGCAGCAATTTTTAGAACTGGATTTAATTTAAATCTTACAAAAAACTCTAAGAATCAAGTTTTAAAAAATTTACCATTTAAGATCAAACAGTCGGAGTCTTACATAGAGGTAGATGGAAAAATGGTTGGCACTAATGACCCACTTCCAAAAGAACTTCTTGGAATAGGTGAACAAAAATGCATGATGTCAGCAGCGCTTATAGAATTATTGACTAGACTTACCGACTCTATAAAGATAACACGGAGATACTGGAGTTGGGCGAGGTGCACTTGGTCCTAATTTTACACCTTTAACTTCTAAAAATAGTATATCCGACCACGCATTTGGTAGAGGCTTTGATATATTTAGTGTTGTAAGTCCTTCTGGTGAATCTATTGCATTTAGAAACCCAGTGCCCTCAGCGGATGTATATTTAAAAGGTTTAAATATACTACTGGCCCAGATTGAAGCACTTCCTCAAGAAATTCACCCAGACCTAATAGTCGTAAGTGATTTACTTGCTGCCCAGCTAGGAGTCAAAAAGGGTTTAGAGGATGCAAATTCTGGAATCAGACTTGCCTTCCCTAATATTGCAAAACACACAAACTTTCATTCTGATCAACATCACAGAAATCATATTCACGTTAGTTTTGGGGCAAAGAGGGCTGGATCTTTTGAGCCTATAGCAGTAGCTCCAGTGACAAAGAGTGGAGTTACAGATCCTGCCACTACCACTCCTCCAGTTATACCAGCAGGTGGATTAGAAAAATTTAAAGTATCCTATAAAACAAATAAAGATGCAACTCTTAGCAGAGATGAAGTAATGCAACTCTTGGTTACTTCAGGTCTTTTTGGAGATGAGATAGCAGCTTTGTTTGTAGGAATATCAGATAGAGAATCAGGTGGCTGGCATCCCGGTGCCCTAAACGGAAACAGGGGAACAGGAGATTTTTCTTTTGGATTGTTTCAAATAAACTTCCTTCCTAAAGCCGGTGGCAATACTGCGTATCCATTAATTTATCCTGTTCCAGCTAAGGTTCTTGGAGTAAAATTGGCCTACAGTATAGACAGCGACACGGACGTTACAAGTCTTGGTAAAAAAGTTATAACTTTAGCATCAAGAGAAACTACCGATGAAAGAATGTTCATCCCCTACAATCAGGTTCATATTCTCGCCACTAAAGCTGTTGGATTACCAAATTATCAAAAAGCAGTATCAAAAAATACAAAAATTAATGATTACTTTTTTAATCCTTGGGGAGACTACAAGACTCTTACCGATGCACCAATGGGGTCATTCTCTGGCGTTAAGTATTCTGTTGTAAGAGATGTTTACATTAAAAATACTGCAAATTCAGAAGCTAAGTTAAAGGCATTTATTAAAGCCAAGTTCAAAAACAAACCAGCATATGCAAAATTAACTGAATGGTTCTCTGGTTACTATTACACCATGGCGTACAAAAATGGTAATGGCACGTATGTTCCGTCCAAAAAATTACAGGATCCAAAGTTCTAATGGCAATTATATATCCAAAATTTGATCAAAAAATTAATGAACAAATTACCGTAAATAGACTCCAACAAAGTAGGAATAGACCTGCAACTATAACCTCTTATGATAGAGCTTCCAATAGTGCTACCGTAATCATGGACGAGAGGCACTCAGGAACGATTGGAGACATCGTTACAAAGGTTCCGTGCCCATTTACCTATGGCATACAAGGAGTCGCTCCACATGTAGGACAGAGGTGTATGGTGGCATTCAGGAACGACTCAGAGAGAGACCCATACATTGTCTCATTTTTTAATGAAGAATATGATACAATTAAAACAATAAAGAACCACAAAGTCGATACTGGAATACCAAAGTTTTTATCATGATGTACGAAGAACAAGAACAAAAACCAGGTAAAGGTTTTGATGAAATTTCAGAAATTAAAAAGAGAAAACAATTCTCTAGCAGAGAGGTCGGGATTAATCATCCAGATAACTCAGCCTTTATGAGAATATCTGATTCTGGGGAGATAGAAGTCTTTGCTGCTCCTGGAATTGGTTTGATAATTAATCCAAAAACAAGAAGTATATCGTTTTTTGCAGACTCAATAAAATTCTTCTGTAGAGATGACGATGGCCTTAGATGGAATAACATGTCCTTTAACCCAGCAGCTGACGCCTATAACGAGCCAGCTCTTGTAGAGACTAATTCATTTTTAAACAATCCAGCCTATTTCAGGAACGCTCACTATATTAATAATATAGATAATTTAGATAACGCTGAGGCACAAAAGTCCACTACTATAAAAGGTAACTATGGATTGGGTGGAACTCTCCCCGCAGCACAAGTTGAGCCCACAGGCCCGTCCATATCAAATTCTGAAGAACTATTAATACTTGATTATTCAAAGACTCATAGCGATTCAGAAGTTCTTTTAATAAGAGAATTAATGGAAAATGGCTACAAGTTTTCTGATGCTGTACAAAAAGTCAGAACTGGAAACCAATTGCCATCTAGTGATCTAGAGAATTTTCCCTGGATAGATAATGACTTGGAGTAAAAATGGCAGATTTATATTTTGATTTAAGTGGAGATTTAAAGCTATCTCCAAATAAAGATATAGCTTCTACTCAGTCGAGATCACAAAACGATATTCAGCAAATATATATCAGGCTCATGACTGAGCCAGGAGATTTTTACTCCTATCCAAATTTAGGTTCAGATATTGGAATAATTTATGGAATGCCACAATCACCAAGTACTGGTGAAATTGGAAAAAGACTTATTAGACAAGCTTTAAGTAAAGATGATATTTTCTTGGGAAGAAACATAACAATAGAAGCAGTCCCAACTTCTAGAACATCAATTAGATTTGACGTTCATGTGGTAGACAATAGTCAAGGACCAATAACGATATCTGTAACTCAAGAGCTAAACTAGGGGAAATACCATGGCTATAAATTATGTAAAAACAAAACAACAGATACTGTCTAAGATTGTAAACGCATTAGAAAAGAATGCAGGCGTCAACGCAAAGAGTTCTGGATCAGTATCAAAAGCATTAGCTGAAGCATTAGCGGTTGAGATTGGTGATCTTTATGAAGCTCTTAAGTTCAGCGTTGATCAGACTTCATTAAGCACTGCAAATGGAAGATCTCTAGATTCGATAGGTGATCTATACGGAGTATATAGAAGAACAGTATCTACTGATGTTCAAGAAGAAAGATATAGTTTTAATATAGAATTTTCTATATCTGCTCCCCAGTCTGCTAATGTGGTGATCCCAAACAATACAATTATATATAACGATGTTACGGATTTCTCTTCCTTGCAGTATCAATACACCCTGACGGGAGACGTTGTTTTAATGGCAGGAACAACAAGAGCGTATGGAAGAATTGTGCCTAACTTCTCTAGTGGAGACTTTACTGCTTCTAAAGGTACTTTGACTAGACATAATTTTACTTCAACAAATGGGTTAGTTGTTTTTTGTACTAATCCAAAAGAAGTTTATTCCATGGTAAATATGGAAACAGACGATATGTATAGAAGAAGAATAATTAAATCAATTAAAGGAAATTCTTTTGGTACAGCAGAATCTATGAGACTTAGAGCTCTTGGAGTTTCTGGAGTTAGAGATGTAAGAGTCAGGGAATCTTCTTATGGCCTGGGGTCTTGTGACGTTATTGTAGTGCCAGAATCACAAAGAATAGGGCCAGCTTTAGTGCAAGACCTATTTGCTTCACTCGCTGTAGTCAAGCCAGTTGGTATCAAATTAAATATTAGAATAGCAGAAAGAGTTCCAGTTAATGTGGCAGTTAGTATCACTCTTCCAAGTGGTTTGGGTCAAAACTTAATTAATGGAATAGAAAATCAAGTTAATTTATTTGTAAGAAATTACTTGAATTCAAACACTATAGGTGATAGTATATCCTTTGGAGATCTAGAATCGCAAGTAAGGTCAGCTTCTGATTTTATTAAATCAGTAAATATACTGAGCGTTTCTTCTAATGGTCAAGAAATACCCAAAGGCGTTTACAGAATAAATGACGAAAGACAGTATATTGTAGCAGGCACAGTGTCTACCTTTTCTGTTATAATGTCATCTGTAAATTATTAAAAATGTAGAAAGTGATAATTATGAACGACAAGTATTTTCTTGTTACCAAAAGTCATATTGTAAAAGCAAAGAATATGACTCACGCAAAAGCGTTAGTTGAAGGTGATGAAGATGTTTTGGGAGATGTCCTAGCGGACAAGCTTTTTAGCCAAGAGGTCAATTATGAAGAAGCTGTCACTCATTTTGGTGTAGCAAACAACAAGGTTTTTGCAGAAGATTATGATTCTATTGACGATAATGAAATACTTGGAGATCCAGCTGCGCCAAGTGCAATACAGACTTCCACTGTAGACTTCCTAAGAACAGAGAATAAAAGACTTGCCCGTTTAGTCGATAGGTACAAGAATGTTCGAGATGAAGCAGGCCATATTGTTTACCAGGCAGCATATGATGCATTTAATGAATTTGAACTTCCAAAGATCCCAATGCCGTCATTCCCTAAGTCTTCATTAACATCAGAAACTGCAGTAGCTGTACTGGCAGACTGGCAGATGGGTAAAGTTACTCCAGATTACAATACAGAGGTCCTAGCTAAAAGAATGGACCTCTACATGGATAAGCTAATTGAGATTACAAACATACAAAGAACTCACCATCCAGTTAAGAACCTTCATGTTTGGATATTGGGAGATATAGTAGAGGGTGAAGAAATCTTTCCAGGACAAAGCCACCTTATTGACTCTGGCATATATCGACAGGTTGGAGTTAATGGTCCAAAGATCCTGGGAAACTTTCTTAAGACTGCTCTTGAGCACTTTGAACATGTACACGTTACTGCTGTAATAGGCAACCATGGTGCCGTAGGTGGACGTATGAGAAAGCAGCACGACCCAGAAACAAACATGGATAGACTACTGTACAAGATCTGTGAAATGATCTTTGAGTCTGAAGGAAGAATCTCTTTCAATATTCCAGATGGAAAAGGCGAAAGAAACTGGTATGCAGTTGACTATATTGGTTCTTATGGAACATTATTAATTCATGGTGACCAAATGCCGTCACCAAGCGCTACTCACGGTTACTATAAGAAGGTAATGGGATGGAAAGATGGTGCTATTCCTGAGCGTTTTGACGATGTATTCATGGGACACTACCATCAGCAGGCTAAGATGACCCTTGGAAGTACTATATTAAGAGTCTCTGGTTCTCCAGAAAGCTATAATACATATGCACAAGAATACTTCCATTCGATGAGTAGACCATGTCAACATTTAATGTTTGTTCATCCAGATAACGGAGTAACTTCAGAGTATTCTATATGGCTTGATCAAGTTTAGAAAGAATAAAATCCAGGTAAATGAAAACTTATTTTCTAGCATTAAGTAATACAGACTTTACAAAAAGTGGTAATACCTGGACCTCTTCATCTTTTGACTTATATTCAAATAGGTTCTATACAAACTACTCTACATACAGATCACAGTATGGAAACAATGGCATTGGGGATTACGTCTTTACTGGCACAAAAGTGCTTGAGTCAGCAACCCCAACTACAGCGATTGACCCTAATGCTATTGTTACAGACTATGGTGAAATAGTTCAAGATTTAGACTATGGTGAGTTTCACGTATTTAATTACGATGAAGAAAATTCATCTTTCTTTTTGTTCAACGCAGGAATGGCTTCAACGCCATTCCAAATACTTGAGCCTGATTTAGTAGACAATTACTTTAGATTCATAGACACTAGTAGTCCTATTGACTTAGTGCGGATTTAAGTATTCTTTTACTAATCTTCCTGGAACCGAAAACCCTAAATTTTCATTAAAGATATATACATCTAAAACTCCAACTGCAGGAAATAGTGAATGGCAGCAGATATCATATGTGCAGCAAGACAACACTGTTTTATTTTTAACTGATATTGAAAGATATATTAAGTTTGAAGTAATATTTGATTTTGAGTCAAGCTTAGATGAAGTTAACTTCCTACTTTTACTACAAGTTCAAATAGATGAAATAGTTAATCCTATCATTACAGATCATGCTAGAAATGTTTTGTCTAAATTCCCATCTTGGACTAAGATGTATTCCGACTCCCTTGAGAAGGCTACCCCAAGTTTAGCATTGCCAGACACCGTTGCTGGAAGGGTAGTCAACGCATTGCTTGGCGAAGATTTGAATGAAGCAGAAATGCTTATTTCTAAAATAGATTTAGATTCACACATAGGAACAGCAGACAAAAATCAAATAGCCTGGATATATGTTTGCACATCTGTAAGACCAGGGTTTATAAAAATAGTTGGAGATGGGGTTGAGCTATCTAGAGTTGACTCATATTACGATTTATTAAATTTAAAATTTAAAGACTATACTTTTTACTACGATTTTATTAACCAAAGACTATATACCATTAGGCCATTTACTCAGTTGTATGCAGATGCAACTGAGTTAGAACAAATAGAAATACAGAATTACAATTCTTTTGATGAACTTGGCGCAAAGGTCGGTCTTCAAAGACTATATCTAGAATCAAACTCTAACTTTAAAGCAAGAATTATAGACGTATACAAGAACCCTCCATCAACAGATGTTAATGGATTAAAGCTAACACTTAGAAGAGAACTAGATATTTGGAGGGCGTATGGATCAACTCCAATATACAGTTATCTTGGAGCTACTCCAGAGATATTAGAAATATCAGACCTGCAATCTTCAACCCCATATGCAGACTCAGAAGGTAATCCAACTTCTACTTTTTATAATTTTGTAGAAGATATAAATAAAAGGTTTCCATCAAACTACGGGTACGCAAAATATGAAGAATCATATTGGGACTATGCAGGAACAAAGCAAGAGGGTGTTTCTTCCATACCTCAGATAACTGATGTAGCTACTGTAGATTCGCAATACTATCAAGCTGGAATTGGCGATTTTGATGATGCAAAGATCTTGTTGGAAAAACTAGATGACAGTATTAATACTTTTTCTTTTGGTTTAAAATTAAATGGATTGAAATCAACAACTACAGAACTTGCTTACGAGCCTTTGAAGATTGCTTATGATACTTATATAAAATATACTGAGCAATATCCAGACAATCAGTATGCTACAGTTAATTATGACGTCTACTTAAACCTTGCAGCACATGGTAAATTTGCTAATCCAAGCACGTTCAAAGCAAACATAACTAATGTGGTTAAAAACAACTACGACAAGACTCATACTGCTTCTCCAGAATATATAGTTCAAGATATATTTAACTCATCAAGATTGACTGAATCAAATCTTAGGTTTATAGACACAGTAGTAGCAACTCCATATTTTAATACTATAAATCCTTCAGCAACTGAATCTTATTCCGTAAGTCAAATTCCATTATATGTAGTCAACTCTGCTAGAGTTGTTTTTGTTCAAGCCAAAAATGCTGCAGGAACAATTGGTGATCATGGATGGATAAGATTTGCAGATGCAACACCTTCGACTTATGCATCTAGCACAAACGTAGAAATACAAAAGAGTTCAGTAAAAACAAGCCCAGCTCAAACAAAACTGGCAATAGCATCTAAGATATATGATCCACTAAAAACTAGGTCAGTTAATAGCACTAAAGTTAGATCTTCAGAATTTGGCAATACATTAAATGATTCAAGCTTTTATGCGCAAACTAATAATGTAACTATTAACGTTCCACAAATGATAAGGAATATACTCTTACCATTTGGAGCAACGCCAAATAGGGTGCATATTGACGCAGTAGCTCCAGATATATACGAAAACGACTTAAGTGCTTCTCCAAACATTGGCATAGGTGGCGTAGCACTTAATAGGCAAGATGGATTTAGATATCTGATACCGGCATCTCCAAATATAGAAACACAATATATAGTTTCAGGCTCTACTGTAAACGGATATCTAACAAATATAAGTTTCAATTATAATGCAACACCGAATTATATTAACGTAAAGTCTAAGTCAACTAGCCAATATCCATTCGTATACAAGGTGTGGGGAAAGGCTACAGCAGACTATAACGGAGACATTAGTTTTGTGCTATCTAAAGACGGAGTTATCCAATCAACTCCTGATGATAATTATGATGTCATACTAAATAAGACTACAGATCTTGTTGGATCTTATTCTTTTAACAGATCAAAGTTTGGCTTATCTGCATTTGAAAGTTCAGAGAATTTTAAAGTAACTTCTGTAGACATAGTAAATAATAATAATCTTGTAGACATTTGGCAAGAAACTTCTTTTGATGCAGTTGGTGATTTAAACTTAAATTACTTTGATTCAGCTTCTGGAATATATACGCTAAAAGACATAAACGTAAAAGCTGCCTATACCGATGAGGTAAATAAATATCTTAATCCATCAATGAGAAGTGGATGGTATTATCAGAACAATGAAGAAAGATATATCTACGTAAATGAAAAAGTGGAATATAAAAACTTTACAGCTGGAAGCACATTAGACTACATAATACTCAATCAAACGGTGACATCTGGCGCTCCAGTAATTGTCAATGTCAACTCAAGCACTCCCTATCAGAGAGTCTCATTCTTTGACGAGGCAACTCCATCTGATATTTCTTATTACAACTATGAATATATACAGCCAAAAGATGCGCACACTTTATACTTAGCATATCAAAATGTTTTTGACGTGACGATAAAAGATACTGTAACAGGAAAAACAGTTTATTCTAACTTGAGTTCTTCAACAAATAAAATATCACTGGCTTCAATACCACAACACTCACCTCTTGTAGTCGGAAGAACATACAGGGTAACATACAGGGTTGCCAATTCCTACATAGTTGATAATCAATTCTACGACGACAATCAGGAAGATTACTTCTCTAAGATACTGTTATTAAGTACGCCAAATGGATCCTTCTCAGCTACCGTATCCTACGAAGCAGAAGGCTATGACAAAGACATTACTCTAACTGATGTATCTTTAAATCCTTTATATTCACCCTTGGATGGTGGATACCTGTTCATATCCCATGATACGTATACTGCAGATTCTTTAGAATTAATTTTGTCTCCAAAAGAAATATTGCCAGACGGAATAGATTATATTAATTTAAGCATTTTTTCAAAAGATAATAATGGAAACCCAAAGCCATATCAAACTTTCTTTGTATCTGGATCTTCTATAACTTGTCAGCCAGCTTATGTGACAACTGATAAAGATGGATTTGGCACCTGCAAGATAACACATAATGCATCAATCAGAAATATTGTTTCACAATCAATAATCTCCGTGCAAGGATTGACCTATCCATCTGCAAACGCTCATAGCAATAGCTCGTCTGGTTCTATCAGCTCTTCTGTAAACTTCTATATTAAGCCTAAGCTTAATCCATCTTCAGCTAAGAGATTACTATCAGATACAGACAAGATGATAATCACTGCAGATGGTTATGAAAAGATAAACATATTTGGGAAAACAGACCCAGGATCAAAAATATATTGGAGAAAGTCAAGAAGTGTTTATCAGGCACTTCGAAACAGCTACTCAACAAATACAGCTACTCCAGATCAGTCTAGAATTTCTGGAATAGTAACCTCCGATACAAATGGACAATTCCAAATTGGACCATTTATTGCCCAAGAAGATGCTACACCAGGCTATTGGTTCGTTGTAACAGACACAGAATCTGCCTCAACTCCATCGGCTACTCCCGTTACTATAGCTGGAGATATAGTCTATTGGTATGAAAAATACGACGCAAAGAGATCCATTAGTCGAGACAAGACTTACATCCCCACTGCAAATAATGCTTCAGACTATTTGGGGTATTCTGAGAACTCATTCTTTATAGCTGATTCCATTACAGGTGACACCATAATAGATCAAAGTGCAACAGTTTCCTGGAATATACCAAGTTGGTATCCAATTAAAAGATATTCACAGTATACTTTAGGTATACTAGGAAGTACTCCTAATATCGTTTCAGATTATAGCAAGCTACGTCCAGATTATGAAGAGGAATAAAGATGAGATCTTTTAAAAACGAAACAGATAATAAAAAAGAACTCGCAATAAAAAAGGGCTATAAACTACCAGCTGGCGCAGTCAATTTACGGATGGTTTGATACTGAGGGAGTAAGTCCCTCTAGTAACCTAAGGGTAGTGGACCTGTCTGGTTTTATTCCAGAGAATTCAGTTCCATCCCCAATTGAAGAGACAGACTCAATTATGTATTCCGATGAGTTTGGAGTACTAAGGTATGCAAGCAATGATGTTGAAAGAAATCAATACAAGCATTCGCCTATAGTTAATAGCTCAGAAGTATCAGTAACTAACAAACTACTATACAACAGTACTGCTCAGTCACTTACACCTTTTGACAAAAACTATACAAATAGAATAGATGAGCTAACTTCAAAGAACTTTGTGCATAGTTATTATGTAAGTAAGTTTTTTACAATTCAAAGCTCTACAGTGTCCTTGTACACTGGCCTTGAAGACTCTATCCCGCTTATTAGTCCAGATAATTTAGCTATTAAAGTAGTTGATGATTTTGGCGATAAGCATGTTGATTCAAATGGCGTAAATAAGTATCAAATTATATTAGAAAAGTATTCAAGAGATAATTCAAAAATTTCTAGAAATGATTCTTTTTATAGAATTATAGTTCTTCTTGAGGAGTCTGATCCAAAAAATTTGAGTTTAGTATATGACAAGTTTGAGATATCGGGCAGTGGAGTTCCTACGAATCAATTCTTAGGATATAAAGAAAAGATTAATACCACACCATACTATGATTACGTTGTTGAAGAATCAGAAGTTGTTGACTTCTCTTCTGAATCAAAAAGAATATATTCTACTCAGCTTTTTTCTCATAAAGAAAACAGAATTTTAACTCATAAGAATGACGTTCCTGGATGGAAAACAATTGTTCCAAGAAAAGCTTTTCAAGATCCTAGAACATTTGAGTCATTTAGTTACAGACTAGCAGCAAAAATAGTTTACGATTACAGCAGCTTAAGGAACATCTATGCTGATGAAGAACAGCCGATAGTTCATTGTGCGGTGATTAATAGCTCTGGTACATCTAGTTTAAGATTCCCATTTGTATTTAGTAATATGGAAAACTATCCATTAAATACATTAAGATTTTCTTTTGAAAATCCAGCATCAAACATATCTGATAAATCAAACAAAGACTATTGGTCGATTGATATCACTAGTCCCTCAATATTACAGTATGATTTTGACATTCTTTATTGGGCACCTACTAGTCCAATAACTGAAGTCCAAGCTAGCGTTATAAATGCATTGCTCAATAAGAAGATTTCTGTCTTCATAGACTGTGGCTACCTTCTCGATACGTCTACAGCTGCAAATGCTGGATTAAATAATTTTAACATTAACTATTCAATCACTAGCGATTCTACAAATTATCTTTCTTTAATAAACTCTTACGTTAACGGCAATACAACATTTAATGCTTGGAATATGTCTGACTTTTCTGAGTCAACAGCCCAGCTTTCTTATGGAGTATTTGGAAAAAGAAAAGACCCATTAACTGGATCTTCATATCCCATAAGATCTTTTGTAACATCAGCAACAGCAGATTGGTCATCTATACAAAATAACTCAATAGTTAGATTGTCTAATAATAATTCAGTTGTTATAAAAAAGTATCCAACAAATGCAGGTACCGACCTTTCTTCTGAAAGACCAGCAATATATTTTAGTGCAAATCAAATATCTAACCTACTAAATGATTCCTATCAAAACACTGGGATAGCAAGTGCAACGGTAAACAATGGTCAATCCAACATCTTGACAGCAGGCATTACTGCGGTTAACCCTTCTATAGAGGGAGCAATTAAATTCTTTTACAATATTGTTTCAGAAAGTATTAGAAATAAAGTAATTTCTAGTAGACAGGTAACGCTTGGACAGTCGTCTGACATGTGGTTTGCAACTCCATGGAAAAGTTCGTGGACGATTAACGGAGCTAGAACAGGTGGTGCAGTTACTGTTCTTACACCTCAGGAAAAGCAAATATACAACTTCTCTGATAAAACACAGATAACAACAGATGCAAACGCATCTACGGCATCGACAAAATTCTGTAGACAAATAGAAAATTCTATTTCTAATGTTCTATTGTCTAACTTCTCTTCAGTTACTGGAGTTAATTCATCTATTATTAATAATGATCTATCAAACGTAACTTTCTACCTTGAGTGCACAAATGACTCAGTTGGGTTCTTAAATTTTGATTCAGTTTCTTCCACAGATTATTTTTATGGAAATACAGAAGCTCCGTACTATGCCCATGAGCTTTCAACTGCTGCAAAAAGTCAAATAGTTTCTTCAAATGGTTCTGCTCCACTCACAGTTGATGCCTATGCTAAGGTTGAATCAGTTGAATTTAATTTTTCAGCCATTCAATATCCATATATGATAGTTGACGAATCTGAGTATCTAACTAGCCCAGACAGTTCAATACAAATACCAAAAGAATATTTAGGTAGAGCTCAATCTGTAAAAAATTATGACTTCGACGTAAAGACAAGCTATTCATATAGAAAAGTTAAAGAACTATCTTCAAACTATACAGTTAATTGGCAAGCACCTTTCACTGTTAATATTAATGGAACTGGAAATGTAAAGTATTTACCTCCAGCAGAAAGTGGTTTATATCCTTTAGTAAAAAGTATTAAAGATATAAAAGATTCTGGTATTGCAATATCAAATAAAAATTCTCCGTTCTACGGATACTATTATCCAACAAAAGCATTTTCAAGAACTGACATACTTGCAGTAGACCAAGATAAAACAGACAATGTTTATAACAACTTCCATTACACAGGAGATATTCCTATCTCTAAAAAGTGGGACGAATATAGAGTTGGCTACACATCAACCTCTGGAGGATCATCTGGTGGAACCAGTGTGGGTAAACCTACGGGAACTCCTAGCTTATTCACAAACATATTAGCATCTGAATTTGGTATGTTTATAATATCTCCTGCTTCATTCTTGCAATCTGATTACGCTACACGACCCGCTTATGTCGGCAGTAAATACGCAGGACTGACAGTCCTTGATTTCTATCTTCAACATGCGCAAAAGTTTAGATCTCTAGGTATGTATGAACAATTTGGAGATTTAGCAAAAGAAGAAGATTTTGATCAATTTTTAACAACTATTCATCCATCTGGAATAACAATTCTTTCACAAAAATATGGACAACAATCAGGATGGTCACTACTTATAACTAGTTTCCTAGTTGAATATGGCAAAACCTTAATGGTTTACCCAGAACAAAAATCTGCTCCTTCTTCTTCTCCTAGTCCCTCTTCTTCTTCAACCGTCTTAGTGAAGAGTGAGTATGTAAAATACATTCAACACACTTTGAATAAAATAAATGAAGAAACAAAGTTTATGTCTAGAAAGTTAGCAGTAGATGGACAATATGGATCTGCTACTGCCAACTCAATTAAGTTATTTCAAAATAAGAAAAAGCAATCCTTTATAGATGGAATTACTGACTCTGAAACTAAATCTGTATTAGCTCAATACTGGATAGATCTAAAAAGGTACTACCCTACAGAGTTTGATTCAAAATTATCTGCAATTAAAAATGAAAATATTAAAGAATATATCAATGCTGCTGTAAGATACTCTGATATATCTGCTATAGGAACTACTGAATATAGAAGAATAAGTTTTACTGGAACAAAAGGACCTACAGAGATAAAAGATTATCTTATAGTAAAAGTTCCAGAAGAATGCGTTGAATTAAAAGAAGTATTATTTACTGCTGGCAAATGGAATACAATAATTAAAAACATCTATCTATACGACAAGAATCTGTATAGTGAAAACTCACACAAAATTCCAGGAGTAAACTACTCAGGAATAAGATCTGTGTTTTCTAAAAAAGTAGATGTTAATCTTCTCGCAGATAATAAACTTCATATAGATACTGGCGGTAGAAGAGGTATCAAGTATATAATGCTTGAACTTGTTGGAGATGCAGTCGGGGGCCTTGGTCCAAACGCTGAAGGATTTTCAGTAGCAAATATTGAATTTGATATGATGGTAGAAAAAGCTGCTGCAACTATTAGAACAGAAACTGGTGCAGTTAGAGGAGTTGGAACTGGGGTAATGACTGGAACAACAGTTGTTTCTACTGGAGAGTTTTACCAGTTAGTTCTTAATGGTGGACTTAGATCTCTTATTACCTCAAACTCCAATACTCAGTCAACAATAACTCAGATGTATCTGGAAGACATAAGGGTCGTGTCTGAAGATCTACAGAATCTACAGAACGTTCAATATCCACATCCCGTATATTATTCTGGATCAGGCAACAAACTATATATCTATAATGACTCCTCTATTCAGAACATGGGAGCAATCAATTACGCTTTTGATTCTAACACTAACTTTAATTTATCATTAAATGATACGTCTGGGCTATCTATAACCTCTGCTCCTTCTGTAACTGCTGCCAATAAAGTAGGTGTCCCAACACCAGCACTTGCTACCTCAGATTTTGAAATTTCTGCAGTCCCCGCTGCTACAGGAACTTACATAGTTAATACTAAAATCAATGCTTCTTTTGAAGTTGAAACAAAATCTTCAGAAATAATAAAGTTAAGTGACTTAGACTACCGTATCTGTGATGCAGATGATGCATCAAAGCCACTGAGAAAAATTCCAAAAACTATTTCTGCTATAGATGGAATCGTTTTGTTGACGGATGCAAATAGAAATCCAATAGGTTTTCCAGATTTTACCTCAATAAGACCAGCCAATGCTACAGAAAGTGTTTCGTTTGGATTTATAAACCTTTTGTGGAATCACGACGCGTTAACTGAGTACTCGTATGGTTTAAGGTGGGAATTTTATAATAGATTAACTAAAAGATTCTATGGCAAAAAACTCTCCTACCTTGACTATGAAGCAGAGAAAAATAATATATACATAGCACTGTTAGCTTACGACGCTGATGGTGAATCATCTACTAGAAATATATTAGGTGGAGACTCTTATATGCTTTCTCTTTCACAGCTTCCAAATAAAACAATAGCTCCCCTATATTCCTTAAAGAGCATAACTAAACAAAAAATCGGAGTTTATCCTCCACCAAATGATTTATCTAAATTTGACTCTTGGTTTATCGGTGTTGGTTCTGGAAAGTTTTTTAAGAACATAACAATTCCTAACTATAATTATTCAAACTTTTTAAAGAATCATAATGGAAAAACGCTTCGATGTCTCTATGACACAACAGGATTGATGACAAATACTTCTTCTATTTTTGGTTCTGGTTATTATGACGTATGGGAAGAGCATCCTATCCTGATAGCAGAAAATGTTATTAAAGTTAGACATGGGACATTTCATACATATCAAAAGCAATTGAATAAGACTGGATTTGACAGTAAATACACCGATGCAAATGTTGCAGAACCTTGGATGACTGTAGAAATAAAAAACACCACAACAGGAACATGGTCAAAATTAGACCCTTCTTTAATCTCTTCGTATGATAAACATACTGGAAACGTAATGTTTAAACAAAACATAGTTCCTAGCAACCCACAAAATATAAGAGTAAGCTATGTTGTCAAAAACTCAAACATAGTTGTAAGACATGTTAATGGAAAAGAAATACCATTAAACCCATTTAGTCCAACGGCTCAAAAAATAGATAAACCAATACATATTTACATTCTTCCTACTCAAGTAGAGTATAATGTAAACAACTCTTATCTTGTTGATTCTAATTATTTAGTTGAAAATATAGTTAATTGGACAGATAAATATGATATATTTGATATATCAAAAGCTGAATATAATCCTTTAGCTCTTCACATAGGTACTATTAATGTAATTAATTCATACTCTTTTGAAGATATATCATTTCTTGACCTTAGAGTTAAGGGTGGTGGAATATCTGGAACAGAGAACTCAGCATCACTAGCAAAAGCTAATGATAACATATTGTCATTTGCTGATGTCTATTCTGGTAAAGGGTATATATATCCAAACGGTGGGTATGTCATAGTTAGAATTCCTAAAGAGGTTAAAGATCACTTTACTTCTGAAGAAGAATTATATTCCATAGTTAGGTCAAATCTAACTGCTGGGGTTAGCTTTGATATACAGGACATGGATGGAAATGATTGGAGAACAGTTTAAATGCAAACTCAATTAAGTGATTATGTCACATCTTTTAGCTCCCAATCAAGAAAAGCAATCAAGTCTATACTAGCCGATTCTTCCGCAGAAAAATCAGAATTAGGAAGATTGATTAATAAGATTTCATCATTTACTGGTCCGTCAGACTTTTCTCCAGCTATGATTAGGCAAATGCAGCCAATTCAAAGAACTGTAATACTTGACATGTTTAGGGATCTTGACCTAAGAGTAAGAACTCAATACGACATTTCTCAATCAATAATGCTTTTAGGGTCTTCTATGTCAAATGTATTTGGTGGTGAATTGCAAAAAATAGAAAAAGATATTAGCTATATGGATTCTTATATAAATAACTATTCATTCATATCTGGGGAAGACGATTTGTATAACTCTTCTTTTATAGAAAATTTTGATAATGAACAAAATTCATATATAAATGAAAATCAAAATATAATTATTCCAGATAGAGATGGTTCTTCTTTTGTTAATAGTCAGCTAGCATACGTAGATAGTGCAACAGGAACTCTAAAATATTCTCAAAGTTATAATTTTCTTTTAAATAACATTTCAAACAATGAGATTAAAAGTATAACGTATGATACTAATTTTTCTAAACAGTTTATATCTTCTGATACGGGTGTTGAAAAGATATTCAATAGTGTAAACTCCCAATGCTGGAGCCTAACTGCTAAAAGCCCTTTTGTTATTAAGACTTCTATTTTTGATCAACCAGAGTATTCAAACTATAGAAATGGAGTTGAAGTCCCATCTTCTGCACAGGTTGCGGTCAAAATAGAATTCAACAGACTTCTCCCTCTTGCTAGATTAAGAATATCTCCAAACTATACAAAAGGACTGTTGGTAGCACAAATAGTTGTAGAGACGGAGGATACAAGAGCTTCAACAAGATCTTCAAAAGTTCTTTCAAAGAAACCATTATTGGACGCAACTTATTCTTTAGAAAAAGATCAAGATATTGATTTTGACCAAACCTATCAAGTAAAATCAATCATAGTTATCTTCGCTCAAACAAATTATGCAAGAACAAAGATCTCTCCAATACAATCAGAGTCTAGTTCTAAACTTATATCTGAAATAGTATCGGAGATAAGGAAGTCTAAATCTGACAAACATGATACCCTACAAGACTATGTTATTAAATTTTTCTTAAAAGACACTGAAAAATCGTATATATTAAGAAATCAAAAAGTATATAATTATAATTTTACTAGCTATTATCCAGACTCTTTGTCTAAGAAGAACTTTGGTGTGGTAGAAAAACTTACTAAGGATGGATACTATTCAGATCTTGATTCTTTTAATAAGTTTAAAAATACATCACTTCTATCTAATATGATTTTTTCTGTAGTTTCTTATACGATAGGATCTAGATTAAGGAATCAATTAGCATCGACGTATATTGAATCCAATGCAAGAGACGCTACAAAGTCAGTGCAATCAATGCTGTCTAGTGGACTAGCTCCAATCGGTGACTCTAATATAGTCGATAAAAACTTGCACTTTTTTGAGCAGAACTTTGCTGCCTTTGATAAGTCAGACGCAGAAAATATTTTAAACAGTGTAGAAACAATAAATATGTATGAATATAGTTTTTCTTTTAAAAACTTTGGAATGTTTACATTAAGTACAAGCAGTCCATCAGACGCATCAAAAACAAAATCATTTTTTGTTAGTAGAAAAATTGACACCAAGGGAAGACCAATCAAAACAAAAATGTTAACTGATTATTTCAGTGAGATAACAAACAAGTCTTCTCAGCCAAATAATGATAAGACCTCAATAGAGTTTAGTGTCTCTGTAGTAGATAGTCCAACTAGCGAATCTGATTGGAAACCAATTATCCCATATGGAGATAGCTCAATAAGATCTGAAAAGATTTTTCCAAACTCTAATGGAGAATGCACTCTAAGGTTTAACCCAGACCTAACATCTATCTACCTATATGAAAATTCCGCAACAAAGATTAATGGTATTACAGCTTTAAACGGCAGAAGTATAAAAATTAATTCATACAATCCAAACAGTGCATATTTTGTTTCTTATACCCCAAGCAACGTAGGCCTATATAAAGAGGTTGACCTTCACGCTAGGGGCGTAGCAACTCCAATGTTAATAAGTCCAAATTATAATGGATCTAATGGAGAATACTTTAGTGGCACTTCAGCTGGGAATAGGGTCAGACTATCTAATGACCCGTATATAGACAGTTCAAAGTTTATTAATGCAATCTATTCTCCAGTCCTAGGTACAGTGACTACATCTTCTGCAGCAATAAATAATCATGATTATTCAAATTATTCACCAGTCAAAATTTTAATGAGTGACGGAAGTGCTGCAGTTAATCTATCTAATTATTTAATTGATAATTTTTCAATAGAACAGTTCTATACGTCAGACTTAGTTTTGTTCATTCATTCGGGGGACTCAATCATATTTAATAAACAAATTAAAACAGGATTTAAAGTACTATATCAGTACGTTCCTAAGTCCTTTAGGTACAGGGTTGTCATGAGATCTTTAACGTCTGATCCTCAAAACTATTCAGTAGATAGATTAATATTTAAATTTTCTTCTGAAAGAAGAGATTCTTTATTGATTAATTTAATAAAATATGATAACTTATTTAAGAATAAAATAAATTAGGATTATTATTATGGCGCAATTATCTACAGACACCCTTGCTTATAGCCAGGTAATATCTAAAGTTCAAGACTTTTTGTTAAAGTATGCAAAAAATGAGAATAACAATCCAAAAGATTTTGACAAAGCATACAAGGATCTTTTGTCTCAAATTCAAACTTCAATTGGCTCTCCTCTATCTGAATTAAAGTTCTTCAACAAGGGTGAGATACCATCATCTGAGAAGTTTAATAATTTTTCTTCAAATATATCTAAAGATGTCAACATGATATTGAATCAATTTGATTCATTAGTTGCTAACTATGTCAATACATTTAATCAAATTTCTAATCAAATAGAGCTAGAAAAGAATCTTATTTCAAGAATAAGATCTAAAATAAATGTTTTAGATTTATATTCTTCTAGTTCAGCAACTAACATTACTTATTTTGGTGACTTATTTAATAATTTAGATTTTGTAGATGTTGACAAAATTAAACAAAACAGAATGCCAGAAGTTTCAAATGGCTTTGCTTGTTTGCCAACTAACAAGATAAAGAAAATGTCTGGATCTATTAAAATAGTTAATCAAAACTACAACGATGTGATAACTAAGAATATCCAAACCGTTGACATATCCAATGGACTAGCTGGCAGCTATCACTTATTCCAAACGGATGAATCTAAAGGAAATCCATTTCTTTATGAAAAGGATAGCGCCTTACTAAGGTCTAATGAACTAGCGATGCTTGACGAGAGTCCAGCTACATACTTTGAGTATGAGGCTATTAACGTTAAGCAGTTTGGGGATACGCTTGGCGTACTTGGCACAGTTTCTAGAAGAGATTATGAATTCTTATATTCAAACACTACTACTGGCATAAATCAATCATTTATTAATTGGTCATCTTTTGATAAAACTAAACCACTTAAATTAACGGTGGAGATACAAACGCCAAATAAAAAAAGTGAATATATAAATCACATCTCTGTGGTTCCATTTTTTGGATATGATCAAATAGCTTCTATTAAAAATATAAAAATTACTTCAATAAAACTCTTAGATGAAACAGTTAATAGGACAACAGATCTTTTTTCTAACGAATCAATATACATAGGCTCTGACATCTCAGCTCCATCACTGTCTTTAAAAAATAGATACTTCTATAATAAGGGTGTTTTTAAGTTTCAAAAGATTAAAGCAAACAAAATATATATTACTTTTGAACAAGCTGAGTTTAAAGAGGTTAGCATCAAACATGCATACTGGACTCCATATGAGACTAGAGACCTAGCTACACAGGGAGCAGTTAAATGGATGGGGCAAGATAGATTTACTGCTAGCGCAATAGTTTCTGACGCCAACAACTATAAGTCAGAAGCAGTATCATGGGACAAAAGTGTTGTAGTCCCATTCATAGGAAAACCTACTGAAAAAAAATCGTCTACCACAAATATTGTTAGGGTTAATGTAAAGTATTTTGAATTAACTAATAGAACCATAAGTACTATTAACTTTATAAAAGATGCAACGACTTACTATTACAGACAGTTGAAGTATATTCAGGGAGTCGGTTCTTTTAGAGTATTTGTTTCATCTAAGACAATGGCAGAAAAGTATACAGAACAAACTACAGCTAATTCAGTATTGGGTACAATCTTGCAAGAAAATGCTACAGACGATAAATCTGGTCCCTTAGTAATTTTTGTTTTAGCAGAACAAGATATGGAACAATATGTTAACTCGCTTAAGAAGAAGATAACATCCATATCTGCAGCATCTGGTACTGCAACCGTTACTTGTCAAGAGGCTCATGGTCTTGCAGTTAATGATTATGTTTACATAAACACTTCTTCAGACTTAGACCTAGTAACAAGAGGTAAGTATAAAGTATCTGCAGTAAGCGGTTTATCTTTTTCTGTTGCAATTAGTGCTGGAACTTTGGCGGTTTCTCAATTAGCTAATTCATTCTTTATTAAGGTAGTTAATTTTCCAACTGCAACAAACCTGACTAGAGAAACTTCTCAGGATGCAACGGACGCTCAAAAAAATAAAGATTTGTTTTTAAAAAGAAATTTTGAATACCTTAAAGCAGATAGAGCAGCAATCGGGATCAGAGATATTTTTGTAGGCTATGAGTCTTATGCTGACGTATGCGAGATTGTATCTAAGCCATATAAGATATACGGTAAGCTAGAGTTATTGAGCCTTCAAGTTGAAGACCACTCTCCTGTTGAGGTAGATTCCTCTGGGGAAATCATTGGCACATCAAGAATAGATTACTATATTAGCGTAGACAATGGATCAAAGTGGATACAAATTTCTCCAATGGAAAAGAATTTTGCTGGAATACCAGAAGTATTGGCTTTCAATCAAAACTTAACCACTACAACAAACCTTAGTCAAATAGCATACTTTAACTCTCCAGAAGTTCCACAAGAAATAAATTCAGTTGTATTTAAAGCTGTAATGAAGAAAGATAGAGTAGTTAATTCTACTCCAATTATATACTCCTACAAGATAGGAATGAAGGTAGTATAAATGAGCATACAGAGTGTACAAAAGAAAAGATTCTTAGACACAATATACAAGATGTATTACGCCCTAGGTCAAGCTCCTTCAGATAATGAAATCAACGCAATTTATTCTAGGTATTTTTCTAGATTTCAAGCCGGCAATACAATACCAGTTCCCTATAATGACATAAGTTCTAATCAAGTAATTGATCCAGAAAAGTTGAATAGAGTAATGGTGCACACTTTGTTTAATGTAGACGTCTTGTATGATGTGTATCATGAGCAGGTAGAAGAACTCTATGATATAGTCAACGCTTACACTACCAGGCTAGAAGACATAAGAAGCAAAAGGGTTGAGCTAGAAAAAAAAGTAGACGATCAAATGTTTTCGCTTGCAAATACAGATGGATTCTATTACTCGATCACAAACGCTTTCAATAACATAGATATGGTCGATCTCAATTACTCAAATGCACACATAGATACTTCCGTACGAAAAGCGACTATACCAAAATTAACTTCTGGACTTTTTGATTATGTTGGAAATATATTAAACACAGCAAATAATACAAATGTTTCAATAATATTTGAAGGTGCTGAAGTTAAGAGCGAGGTTGTAAATTTTTCAAATGTCTTCAATGGTTTAAACAACCTAGAGTGGTCGTACTCTCACAAGTCTTCCTCATTGGGAATATGCACACTAAAGATAACTGTTCCTGTTTCTTCTGCTAGCGAGTCTATATCTTTGGTTGAAGGAAAGATATCTTCTCAAAAACCAGTCGACATAGGAATCATAGTTGTAGATCAAGTAACTAGATCAAACTCTGCATCTTTTATGAAATCTAATTCAGCAGATTATGATAGATTTTCTTTTCATTTGACTCCGCAAAAAACAAATGCAGTTGAATTATATCTTACTAAATCTGAACCAGACTATACTACAATAGAAAACAATTCAATAGTTTATAACTATGATTTTAGAATAGATGAATTAATTATTTCTGCTCCGTACTATGATGCTGTAGCCACTATGGTCAGCACTCCAATGAGTCTTCCAAGCCAGAATAATTCCAAGTTAGCTATAGATGCTGTCAGCATTAGTGTAGACCAGCATCTTCCTACGGGAACAGAAATTAGATACTATGTAGCCCCTGATAACACTAGTGCAACTAATATATATGATTTCAATTGGACTTCAATATCTCAGTCTGCGATATCAGATCCAACGAGTGCTACAGTAGTTAACTTTAATGGTTCTAACTTTGTGCAATCATCTTTAGTGGATAGCGTAAATGGCGAGATAGTCTCTAGTTTGCAAAGCATGGTAAGAATACCAAGGTCTGAAACTCTTAATAATCCTATACCAGATTATTTTTATCAAAACGATTCATCAGTTTTGGGCTTTAATGTTTATAGATCTGCTAAATTCCCACAAGGAGTTAAGCCATATAACTCGTACATATTAGAGAATGTTTCTAGTAATCAATTAAAGGTTAGCATATCAGGTGGCTCAAGTATAGACAAAGAAACTTGGCAGCAGATTTTAACAGGTCAAAAAAACGACATTGTATACACATCTTATAATAGCACTATAGACAATACTCAGAACTTTTTTACTGCAGACAACATACCTTATGGTAGCATTCACCTATCTACTCACCTCTATGCAGAAAACAATATTCAAATTAATGATCTTTTCTTAAAGTCTTTGTCTGCGCAGTATTGGGACATTAAAATATACTTAAACGGAAATGACGTCACTTCAAACAATACGCTTACACCAGGAGTGCTTAGCGCTAATATGACCTTGGATATAAAAAAGGGTCAGAATGATTTAATCATCATAATCAATAAGTCAACAAATAATACTTCTGGAACTGAAACTACTTTTAATGGAACAATCTCACTATTGAAGGACAAGTCAATACTCTCAGTAGATGGAATTAAAGCATATAGAAATTATCTTTACGAAGTAAGAATAGAAGACTTAAGATTATACTACTCCAATTCTGACAATGTATTTTCAATAATTAATTACCAAAACAATTATGAGATTGCTTACAGGAGAACTGAAGAAATTCAAGCTGGAACAAAAGTGTATTATTATTCAAATACACAAAACCAAACTCAATCCATAAGATTAAGGGCTGACCTACTTAGGGGTCAGTCTGCCTATTCTGCTCCAGCTATCAATTCTTATACAGTAAAGTTTAAACATTAGGAAATCATGGCAAAAACATACTCACTTTTTAATAAAAGAAAAAACACTTTCCAGCCCAACATTACTAGGCAGAGGACCCCATTTAATGGGCCGATATCAAGTAATACTTTAAATTTATATTACGACCAACTAATGTTGGACATAGCAAGGTTGTCAAAGAATACCGAAAACATTTATGGGGCTATATCTGAAATATCTGATCTATGTGATAATAGTCTGGATTCAGCAACTCCTGGTTACTATATCGATCAGCTTTTGTCTATGACTATCTATGGTCAAAAAGTAACTTACGACAAGGTTAATGAAGAATACGATGTCGTATCTTTAAACAGGTTTAACAACAGTGCTTTACAGTTCTATAAAAATGGAATAAATTCTTCAAAGATTTCTTTACTAAAAAAGAAATTAGATGACTTAGAAAAAATCACAGATCTTCAATAAATAAGGTAAAATATGTCAGAATTTATTTACACACAAAAAAAACCACAGCAATACCATGGTCCGCTTTCGAGCACTGACTTCAACGAAAGAACAGAGCAAAACTACGCAGACCTGATATATCTCTATAATAAGTATGGAGTTCTAGATAAAAAAGTTAATGAGATAATTGAAAGAATTATCAAAGATAACATATTCCTTTCCAATGCTGTCAATGATTTATTTGAAAGAATACGTAGCATAGAGAGCCAGAATACAAACCAGATATCACTTTACTCTAGGTCTCAGATAGACAATGGGCCATTTGTAAATACCGTTAATGCTGTATCCACATCTGAAGCTCTTCAGTTTGATGAGTATTCAAACTTGCTATCGCTGCCTGTAGTATCAGGTTCTTCGCATTCTAAAATAAAGTTTATCAACCCAACAAAAGGTCAGATAATCCCAGAGTTCCTAGACACAAGAATAGACCTTAGTCTCCCTGGAGGAGACGGTAATGGTGCCATCATAGATACAACGCCAGTTCAAAACGCATTTCTAAATCAACCAGATAAAGTCTGGAGAAGAAACGTAATATTAAACTCATCAAACCCATTAGGCGTTAGTCTTTACTTGTACGTTAAGATTCCTTCTAGCTCTATAGGTTCTACTCTTTCTAATATCTTAACCCTTTCTCCATATCCACATAATGGTGTTGATGTAGTCAAGGTGGAATACACTACTAAGCCAAGCCCAACCCTTACGGAGGCAGACAGCTACGTTCCCCTAAATGATCAGGGCCTGTATGAAGACAATCTAGATGCACTCAGTAAGGTAGCTCCTGGAGGCTGGCCTACTCTTGGTTCTGACACCATTGTCAATGCTGGTCCTCTGCACTTCTACTATGCAGAAAAGCCCATAACAGCCTTTAGAGTCCTCTTGAGACAGAGAAATTATATTGTTGAAAACAATAAGTACGTTTACACTTATGGTCTATCTGATTTTGATGTTAGATATGAGAAGTTCCTACCAACTGGTAGATCCTTTGTCAAATTTACTGCCCCATCAGGAAAAGTAATAAATGAGATTATCAATGTGTCACCAAAGATATATAACGTATCTCAAACTGTTCTGTCTGACGTTTTTCAGTATAGGATTTTCTACAAGAATGGGTCTACCTATTCCCTTGAAAACCAAGGAACCTCAACTGAGGTGTATATAGAAGTGACCATGAAGATGCTAGAAGACAAAATACCACCAGTTTTATCAGATTTAATCATAGAAGTTGACTATATTTAGTTATACTTGACTTAGAAAATCGATAAACCTTTCTACTATATAGCTAAATACTTTTTGCAAGGAGAATAAAATGGCTACTTTTTACGTTGGTCCAAGACCAGTCCTAAGAGGCGTTAATACTAACGATATGGTCAATCCATATACCTCTATGACGGGCAAGGCAAAGGGCAAGGGGACCTACTCCTACTACCCACTCTACAATACAAGTCAAGTATTGACTGGGGCACCAGATAATGCACACGTTCCTGGCACAGGATACTTCCCAGGTGACGTATTCATGTCTCAGATCTTTAGAGGTGTAAGCTATTACATTCACCCACTTTCTGGAACTTTTAGAAATGGTTATGGTTTTGGTAGATTTAACCCAGATACTTTCAAGGGTCTTGCCGGCTCAAAGGCTTTCCCTTCTAGCTTTGGACATGAACTAAGATACAACGAGTACCGTTATAATAATAATATATTTGACGGCGTTACTTCAAGTAATGTATTCTCTAATACAGGCCACGGCCCAAGAACGCAAGAACAGGGCGCACCAAATTCATTTGGAGTGTTTAGACCAGATGAGCCACACTTTGTAACTAGTGGAGCAGTATTCACAGCTACATATGGACAGGCCATCCCAACAGGTTATAATAACAATTATGGAAAAAACAAAGTACAAGAATGGAGAGGCCTCCCCTCTTCAAAAGCTTTATAAATACTATTCATCTCCTATCTCATTAGAGAAAGATGAAAGAAAATCCGGAGTCTATGCCTGGGCGTTCTTTTTGGGACTTGTTGCAGCATACGATGTCTATGCAATAAAGACCAATAAAGTCGAGACACTAACAAGAGCCTTTTGGAGAGGAACAGAAAAGCCACTACAAAAAGTAATTCCGATTACAGTATGGACTGGACTGACTGCTCACCTCCTCTTGGAAAAAAGTATTAGAATAAAAAAATTTGGAGACACAAAACCCTCCTAATACAATAGGCTATATTCATGTATGATATACTATCTAGCATGACGCTGATTTGATCCCGCCCTCTATAGGGCGGGTTTCATTTTTTATAGGACAGTTTTATATCTTTAGGTATAGATAAAGAGGATTAGGCATGTATATACAATCTCTAGAGGCAGTAGTTAATGATGGCACTATCTCTTTTGATGTAGCAGAAAAGTATTTAACAATCTATCTTGGTCCAGCTGACTGGAAAGAAAAGATAGGTCAAATGTGGTCTGTACAAAAAAAGAAGCTTAATGACGAGAACAAGGCAAAAGACTTTGTTAAAAAATCTGTTGCATGTGCGTGTCTATCTCCCATCATAAATAAAAGTGTTATCCCTGAAGAGAATCACGTGTTACTATTTTGGGTAAGTGGTTGGCCACAGTTTAATGAAAGAGATTGGTTTGCTCTCCTTAGAGACGTAATTAAAAAAGACATAGAAATAGAGAGCAGCAGAAGAAGAGTCTTGAGCACAGGCGTGTTTGACCAGCTTGATATGTCACCATTGACAAGACAAGCCTATAATTGGCTATACGAAAAGTTGGATAGAGAAACTTTTCCTTCAGAAGAGGTTAAAAAAGAAGCAGCAGAAAAGATGAAAAATCTCGTAAAGATATATGGAGGTGCTATAATATGTAACGTGTTTAGCAACTATAATCTTAACGTAGAGAAAGTTCTTAACTGGAAAAGTGGATACTTTATAGAAAGAGAAATACATAAAGTATATTCCCTGGACCAAATAATTAAAATAAAAAATGCAGAGATGAACAAAACAAACAAAAAGTACATAAAGAACTTTAAATAAAAGAAAGATGAAAAATGACAGATATCATAGCCCTAGAAGAAGAATCAAACATCAGTACACTCAGTATAAATGCGCCGAAAAGTGTTTCGATATTTTCTTTTAAAATTACTGAAGACTTTTTAGATTCATACAGAATAAAAAAAGCTCCGTTTGGTTATAGGGATGCCGGAGGAAACTCTGTTGGAGAAATTACGTTTCTTCGTACATATTCTAGACTAAAAGAAGATGGTACTAAAGAGACTTGGGCTGATGTCTGTGAAAGAATAATAAATGGAATGTACTCTTTACAAAAAGATCACTGTAAGAAGAGCAGACTTCCTTGGAATGATGCAAAAGCTCAAGCGTCTGCCAAAGAAGCTTTTGATCGCTTATTCAATTTAAAGTGGACACCACCAGGCCGTGGCTTATGGATGATGGGAACCCAAATAGTTAATGTGCAAAAGAATTCAGCTGCACTTCAGAACTGTGCATTTGTAAGCACCGCTGAGATGACAAAGTTAAATCCATCTAAGCCTTTTAGTTTTCTCATGGAAGCTTCAATGCTTGGAGTTGGAGTTGGTTTTGACGACAAAGGTGCCGATAAAGACTTCTTGATACATGAATCTAGCAAGCCTGCAATAACTGATGTTATTGCTGACGACAGAGAGAGTTGGGCAAGATCTGTTGGCGACTTAATTAACTCGTACCTAAAGCCAGAGCAGAGCCCTATTGTTTTTGATTACTCACTCATTAGACCATTGGGTAGTCCAATTAAAACTTTTGGCGGAACAGCTTCTGGACCAGAACCTTTGATCAAGTTGCATGAAGCAATAAGAAAGCTATTTATAAATCGTGGTGGCGAGAAGTTAACACGTAGAGACATTGCTGACATCGGAAACCTTATTGGCGTATGCGTTGTTAGTGGAAACGTTCGTCGTTCAGCTGAACTCCTTATTGGACGAATCGACGACAATGATTTTCTCAATCTAAAGAACGCTGAGGTTTTTCCTGAGCGTAATAGTTATGATCCAACCAGTCCAGGTTGGGGTTGGATGTCTAACAACTCTGTAGAGGTTTCTGTTGGTCAAGATCTTTCAGCGATAGTAGATGGCATAGCCAGAAATGGTGAGCCAGGTGTTATCTGGATGGACATGGCCCGTAAGTATGGTCGTCTTGCAGATCCAGCAAACAATAAAGATCACAGAGTTGTAGGCTTTAACCCATGTGCAGAACAGTCTCTAGAGTCATATGAGTGCTGCACTCTAGTAGAGACATACTTAGGTAGACACGACTCACTAGAAGACTATAAGCGTACTCTCAAGTTTGCATACCTTTATGCTAAAACTGTAACTCTTCTTCCGACTCACTGGGAAGAGACTAACGCCATCATGCAAAGAAATCGCCGTATTGGAACTTCCATGTCTGGAGTTGCAGACTTTGCTGACCGTGTAGGTATTCCAGTGTTGCGTGAGTGGATGAATGAGGGCTACAAGACAATAAGTAGATATGACAATATATACTCAGAATGGCTTGGCATTAGGGAGTCTATTAAGATGACCACTGTAAAGCCCTCAGGAACCGTCTCTATCCTCGCTGGAGAGTCTCCAGGCGTCCACTGGACACCAGGTGGCAAGTACTTCAATCGTGCTATTAGATTCTCTAACGAAGACCCAATGCTACCTTTATTTAAGATGGCAAATTATAGGGTTGAGCCAGCTTCAGAATCGCCCGATACCACAACTGTAGTATTCTTCCCAATTAAATCAGATGCAAAGCGTGCTGAACGTGATGTTACAATCTTTGAAAAGATGTCTTTAGCAGCAGTCGCACAAAGATATTGGTCGGATAATTCAGTTTCTGTTACTGTATCGTTTGACCCAGAAACTGAATCTCAGCACGTCGGCACAGTGTTGCACATGTATGATGGTCAGTTGAAGACAGTTTCGTTCCTTCCTTCTGGAAACTTTACCTATCCACAGATGCCTTACACGCAGATTACGGAAGAAGAATATCATGAAGATGGAGAAATGAAATTATTCCCAATTGACTTTTCAGGAGTGTATGCCGGAATGGCAGCTGATGCAATAGGTGAATCTTACTGCACTACAGACGCTTGTGAGATCAGACTAATTAAAGATAATCAATAAGGTAGTCATGGCAAAAGAGGAAGACTCTAATATAGACAAAATTTTTAATGAAATGATGTCAAACAATTCTATTGAAGACGTCAATGCTTTAAATAAATTTGATACAGTAAAAGAGTTAATTCATATGCAAGAGTCTCTTATGGAGTCACTACTAAATGTCAATTCTCTGATATACTCTATGTACACGGATTCAGAATATATAATCTCTGAAGAAGTAACAGAATTACTGGGTCCTCTATATAAAATAAGTGAAGATTTTATCGCTGAGATGATAGAATTAAATGTTATATTTGAATTAAGTCAACATCTAGAAGATGAAGATGATGAAAGTGAAGAAGAAGATTATGATGGAGAAACCGATTAATTTAATAGATGTTTTAGATAAGGGTTATGTAAGACTTGTCGACAATATGGGAAGTGATCTTTCTGTTGTAAATGCAGCTAGAGCTTCTTTTGCAAAAGAAAAAGATTCAATGACTCCATCTGATGGAAAGTTAATTAACTTTTTGGCAAGAGAAAATCACATGTCTCCATTCAGACATGCATTTATGACCTTTGAATTTAAAGCCCCATTGATGGTGGCTAGACAGCATTGGAAATATGTCGTTGGATCTGATCATACTATGGATTCTTGGAATGAATCTTCAAGAAGATATATAACCATGGAGCCAGAGTTTTATATTCCAGAGCCTAATCAATGGAGACTGGCACCAGAGGATAAGAAACAGGGCTCTCAGGGCATAGCTGACCCTTTTATAGGATCAACACTAACAGACTCCCTAATGTCTTATGCTGAAAAAGGTGAAGCTTTATACAAAATGGCAATGGAGCAGGGAATTGCTGCGGAGCAAGCCAGACTATTTTTGCCAGCTTATTCTATGTACGTAGTGTATAGATGGTCTTGCTCTTTGCAATCAGCTGTGCTTTTCCTCTCACAAAGACTTGCTGAGGATTCTCAAGTTGAGATACAGGATTATGCAAACGCAGTCTATAGGCTTGTACAGCCACTTTATCCAGTCTCTATGATGGCATTAATGGGATCAGGGTCTTGATCATGTTGTTTATAAAAATTACTTTATTTGCACTCCTGCTAGTAATCTCTACTAATCTACAAATATTAGCTCAAGTTGAAAAAAATAAAAGAGATAAGAACATAGCTGTAGTCTCAAGCATAATTGGAGCGATCCTTCTTGGAATTTTAGTCTTTATCTAGTAATATGTTATCTAGAAAAGATTTACAATTCATGGAGCTATGTGTACAGCATGCGACCATATTCTCAACCTGTAGCAAGAAAAAGTATTCTGCGGTTTTAGTCGATGAGTTTGGTCATGTTGTCGGAACAGGTTACAATGGTGGACCTAAAAACTTTACGCACTGCTCTGATGGTGGGTGCCCAAGAGCTCTAGTAAATTCTGAATCAGGATCAATGTATGACAATTGCATAGCAACACACGCTGAGCAGAATGCTTTCCTTCACTCAGACTATAGTTCTAAACCCATAAAGCTGTATGTGAATGGGCCTCCATGTTTTACTTGCGCAAAGTTAATAGCAAATTCTACAGTCACAAAGTTGTATTATATGCATGATGATAGCTATAATGATTGGGCTAACATAAAAGCTTTTTTAAATAAAGCAGGAGTAGAAACGATAATGGTAAGCTAATGGCTGCTGGAAAATTAAATTATGTAGTTGTATACGACGGACTGAGTCAGGTGTTTGGTTGTGCTTCTAAAAAGATAGCACTAGAATCTGCTCCACCAGAAGGTTACTCTTTAAAAGATAAGAAGATTCTGTTTGTTACATTTGAACCGGATAGCCAAAACCTTTGTGTTTATCAAGTTGCAGAAGAAGAAGTACAGACAGCAGAAATAAAAAAGAAAAAACAAAACGATGACTAAAAAAAAGAATCAAAAAAAGAAAATATTATTAAAGATTAATTCTGGAGAAGCAGCCTTTGTTGCTAAGATAGAGACTCTTAATCACATAGCTAGTACATACGTTTCTATTGCTAACGATAGTAAATCAGAGCAGGAAAAGTTAAGATATCATGATATAGTGAATGGTATATACGAATGGTCTGCAAAGACATACTTTAACGGAGAAGATGGATACGATGATGATGAAGAATAGTAAGTCAGTAATTTTTTTAGCTGGATGCTTTTGCATCGGCTATCTTATTGCTAAGAGTCAAGATAAACCGAAAGAAAAAAAGATGGTAACTGCTCAGCAGTATAAGAATAGATTAGAAGAGTTCTGCTTGTATGATCTAGACAAGGCAAAAAAAGAATATGATGAGTTTATAAATATGGGATTTACTGAGTTAGATTCTTTTGAGCTTACAGTTGTAGCAAGAATGAGTGTCTGAGGAACTATGATTGACCTATGCGTGGTAAACCACAACACTAGACCACTATTGCAAAGATTTTTGGACACTTTGCATTCAGATTTATACAGTTCAAATGGTGCGCTCGAAAAAAATTGGAACCTTTATATCATGGACAATGATTCTACAGATGACTTTGTCCCATGGCTGAGAGAGAATGAGGAACGTTATTTAATTGATAGAACGTTCTTAAGAAAAAATATAGGATACTCTTCTGCAATTAACTACATGGCTTCCAAAAGCAGTGCAGAGATAATTGGAGTATTAAATGGCGACGTTTGGATGACAAATGAAGACTGTTTGAATATAGAAAAAGCCTTTGCAAATAACCCAAACATTCACATACTTGGTCCAAAGCAAAGAGATGAGCATGGTTACATAACTCATGCAGGCATAATCGGTACGAATACTGAACCAAAGCACAGAGGCTGGCGAGAGCATGACCCAGAAGACTCTCTCTATAGGGATCAAATTGATTGCGTTACAGTATCTGGCTCTGCTTATTTCGTAAGAAGAGATGTATGGGAAGCAATGACCAATGATCCTAACTACAGAGAAATATATCCAGATGCAATAGGCGCATTCTTGCCAACCCCACACTATTATGAAGAGACTTGGTGCTCGTATTTTGCAAGACATCTTGGCTATAACGTGGTTTATGATGGCTCTGTCTCAATAGGTCATAGCTGGCACGCTAGCACTCCAAAACCAGGAGAGGGCATCAGTCATGCAGACAGATACTTCCCTATAAGTAGAGAGATATTCAGAAAAGCTTGTGACCACATAGGAATAGAGAGAGACTAATAGTGTCAATCAAAACATACGGATCTCTTTTTGCTGGAGTCGGTGGTATAGATCTTGGTTTAGATGAATCAGGACTAGACTGCTTATTCCAGGTAGAGATAGATGAGCATTGCCAGCAAACGCTTTCATACCATTGGCCAAACGTTCCAAAATTTCGTGACATCAAAGACGTTAGCGGATACGATCTTCCCTTTGTTGATGTAATAACATTTGGATCTCCATGTCAGGACCTTTCTGTTGCAGGTAAACGAGCAGGACTTGATGGTGAAAGATCAGGTCTATTTTTTGAAGCAACTAGAATAATTAAAGAAATGAGAGAAAAATCAAATGGACAATATCCTAAATGGACAATCTGGGAGAACGTCACAGGAGCCTTATCATCCAACGCAGGTGCAGACTTCGGGCAAGCCCTCCGTGAAATGGATGAAGCAGGGGCGTGTTTCAGTGAGTGGGCAGTCTTGGATGCACAATACTTCGGAGTCGCCCAAAGAAGAAGACGTGTGTACCTCCTCTCTGTCTTCGATACTGCAATTGCCTCAAGATGTCCAGACAAAGTACTCCCTGTCAACGAAGGCAGCTCAGGGGATTTTAAGAAGAGTCTCAAACAAGGGCAAGAAGCTGCCAGAGAAGTTGCAAACTGCCTTAGAAGCGGTGGTGAAGGGGGAGTCCCATCAAGCCGAGGAGAGAATTTAGTAGTAGAGATCGTTGGGTCATTACAGGCTAGAGACTATAAGGGTGTTGGAAATCAATACGTATCTGAAAATAAACTAGTAGTTGAATCTAAACCAATTATTCTTGATGGAACAAGAGTCAATAATGTAAGAACCTACGAAGACGATATAGCCCCGTGCTTAACCCGTAGGATGGGCACTGGAGGCAATACAGTCCCAATGGTGTCTCCACAGCCGATTACAAACATACGTCGACTGACTCCATTGGAGTGTGAAAGACTGATGGGTTGGCCCGATAATCATACTCTAAATAGAGCAGATGGGAAGACTAACTCCGACTCAGCACGATATAAAATGTGTGGCAACGGAGTAGCAAGCCCTGTGATAAAATGGGTAATAGATCAGATAAAAGAAATATAGAAAGAGATTAAAATGACAGAAAAATTAAATCCGTGGATATACAACGCAGAAGTAAAAAAAGTAGTTGATGGAGATACGTTTGATATTATTATCGACCTAGGTTTCGACACCCTTAAGAAGGGTAGAGTTCGTCTCTATGGAGTGAACACACCAGAGAGTCGTACTTCTAATATAGAAGAAAAAAAGATGGGTCTTGCAGCAAAAGAGTTTACTGATCAATGGTTAACCGCTGCCGGTCATAAAGTAAAAATAGAAACAATTATAGATAAGAACGAAAAGTATGGAAGAGTTCTTGCAAAGATTTGGAATGAAGCAGGAGCTTGTTTGAATGATGATATAATTGCTTCTGGCTTAGCTAGAGAGTATTATGGTGTTGGTGACAAAACCTTCACTGAGTTCAAGAAAGTTAAATAGTGCAAACATTTTTACCATATTCTGATTTTGTTAAATCAGTTCAAGTATTAGATTATCGCCGGTTAGGAAAACAACGTGTTGAAACATATCAAGTTCTTAATGTTCTACTCGAAAGAACGCATACGAAAGGCTGGCGCAATCATCCAGTCACTCGCATGTGGTCTGGTTACGAAGAAGCATTAAAAGTATATCAAAACCATACGATTGCCGAATGGATGAATCGTGGGTATAAAAATAATATGGTATTTGAAGAAGTAGATAGTAGTAAGATGATCCTGCCTTCATGGTTTGGTGATGATCAATTTCATCGTTCTCATAGATCTAATCTTCTTAGAAAAGATTATGAATATTATTCTGAGTATTTTGACGAACCATCAGACTTAGAGTATTATTGGCCTGTATGAGTATTACAGTTTATTTAGCTGGCGCTATGGATTATGTTGGCGACTATGCCAAGGGATGGAGACAAGAAGCTACATTCATGTTGGCCTTACGTGGATACAAAGTGTTGGACCCAACTTCTATACCAGAAGGGGAAGATATGTCCCCAGAAGAAAAGGTACAAAAAAATCTATTTATGCAGAAGAGATCAGACATTCTTCTGGTAGAATACATGTTAGAAGATAGAGCCTACATAGGAACAGACTACGAAATGGCATGGGCAAAAATCCATAATCAACCAGCAGTTGTTATGTGTTCTAATCAGAATAAAGATCGACCATATATGAGATATATGGCAACAAAACTTGCAGACACCCTGCAAGATGCTATAGAATATATAGCAATACATTATCCAACAAAATAAGAAGGAAAATAAAATGTCAGATAACAAGTTCAAGTACTTTGCTGTTACTACCACAACACTTGTAAAAGCAAATAACAAGACAGATGCACAGAAGCTTTCTATGGGTCGCCGTGGAATTACGGGGGAAGTATTGTTCAATACTACAGATATTGAGCGCATTTCTTCTATCGAAGCTCGTGATCAAATCGAAGAGCTTACAGCTTAATAGTTCATGTACGTAAAGGGCTGGGGTAGCGAATCCCCAGCCCTTTTTTACTTAAGAGGTTAAAATGATAATCGCCCAAATAGTTGGAAAAAACGAAGCTGATAGATTCTTAGAGCCAGTGCTTGAAAGACTATCTGCGCAAGTAGATAAAATAATATTCACTGATGACTGCTCTACAGATAACACAATAGAAATAGCTTCTAAGTACGCCGAAGTCTTTAGTTCAAACAAATCAATGTTTAATGAAAGCGAAGGAAACTTAAGATCAACTGCATGGAAAAACTTAGAGAAGTTTGCAACAGAGGGTGACTGGATAGTTGCAATAGACTGTGATGAAATGCTTTTTCATGAACACGATATGAAATTAAGAGATGTCCTTAATAGATCTCCTTATGATGTTGTTAACGTGAGATTCTATCACATGTGGAATGATACTCAATATAGAGTAGACAAGCTATGGACTCCAAGCGATAGTTCTAGAATCTTTAGATATCAAAATGGCGGAACATTCTTTGACAAGAAGCTAGCATGCGGTTCAGAACCGACCTATGTGCCCCAGTTAGTGCGAGCTCATAATTTCTGGAGAGCATCAAAACTAATGATGCAACACCTAGGTTATGTCCGTGATGAGGACAAGAAATCTAAGCACGAACGATACATGACTCTAGATGCAGGTCAGTTTCATAACATAAATCACATTCAATCTATAGCCGATCCTAACCCTGTACTAATGAACTGGAATAAATAAAATGGAAACTTTAACCGAAAAGCAAACTATAATCAAAGTAACAGAATTGCTAGAAAAGAAGAATAGGTTTGCATTCGTTACCTATACAAGATCTTCTTTATTTAGTGCTATTGGAGAATTAAAAGGTGAGAAGAAACCACCAAAAAACTTTACCAATGCTATTCTTTCTGGATTAACAAGCTCTGACCCCATGTTTTTTAAAGCATCTCAAAAAGATTTCCTAGAAACATTTGAAGATAAACTTAATAGAGTTGGTCTTAGCAATCAAAAGTTTGCAGATGCAGCCTTCTTGGAAAATTACATTAATAACAACGAAGAAGTATTTAAAATATTTATGTCTCACTATCTTAAGCATACGAAAACTTTAGTCATTAGCTTTCAGTACAAGAGTCTTATATCTAAATATTTTTCTAAGGACTCCGCCTTTATTCATGTTCCTTATAACGATTTCTATGAAAAAATAGATAGTGTTATGTCTCAGATATCTGAATTTAGTAATGAGTATGATTTTTGTGTATTGGATTGTCCAATGTTCAGCTCTGCTATTGCTCCTAAGATATGGGAAACAACAAAGATGTCTATACTGGACTTAGGAAAGTCTTTAACAGTAGCAAGAGCCGTAGCTAAAGCTAAGGTATAAGGATCATGCCCAAGAGCAGTTGGGATGAGATAAAAGACGATGATGAGTTCTTGACGGATCTTTTATTTGATACAAGTCTATCTTTAAATCAGATAGCAAAAGAAATGTCAATAACAATTCATGAGCTTAATAAAAAGATTAATCATCTTGGCTTATCTTGGATTAAAGAACATCACAAAAAGATGTCTAGAGGCCAAGCTGCACTAACAGCTATAATGGCAAAACTTTTACCAGGTGAAAAAGTAATAAATGAATTTCATATAGGTGAAAAGCTTAGACTGGATGTATACTGCGAGAAGTATGCTATAGCAGCAGAGTATCATGGCAGACAGCATTTTTATTATACTCAAAGATTCTTTGATTCAAAATATGACTTTGAAGAAGCGCAAAAAAGAGACGAAATAAAAGCGAAGCTATGCAAAGAGCAAGGAATTGCTCTAATAGTATTTCGCTATAATGACATGCTTACTGAGGAATCAGTGTATAATAGAATGCTGGATGCCATAAGAAGTTCTGAGCATGTTAAAAAAGAAACATTTAAAAAATCTGCTAAAGACAACCCTGCCTACATAGCAGCAAAAAAAAAGAATTCAGAAAATAAAAAATCCTATTATAGGAAAGTGAAAGAGTCAAAGAAAAATGACAATTGAAGAAGTGCAACAAGAACAAGATTCTGTCAAGCCAGAGTATCCAATTGAGTATCAGATATTTGCTCTATCACTAAGACAAAAAGGAGCTATAGAATTATTTGATTCAGCTCTTCCAGAAGACATAGTAGGAACTATCCATGGCCAAAGTGGCATTAATGAATTCTACAGAGCAGTACTTGGCTATTATCATACAACAAAATTAGATGTAGTCGACCCTATATCATTTAGAGTATGGCTTGAATCAGAGAGTGATATCTACTCAGCTCTTGGTGGAGCTTCAGGTGTAGAAACAATGATGGATATCTATGCAACCATAGATCTGTCTACACCTGAATCAGTAATCAAAATAGTAAAACACAAAGCCAACAAGAGAAAACAGTTAGATGCTTTGCAGGAGTTGCAGATGCTATTAACTCAAAAAGGTGAGAAGTCTGACAAAGATATAACTCGCATTACTCAGATTACTTCTGATATTAAAGATTTAGAAAATGATTTAAATTATAATCCACTCGACAATGTTACTACTGCAAACGATATATCACGTAGAGCTGAAGCACTGTTGGAGATACCAAACTTTCTTCCTACGCAATACAAGGCATTGAATAGAGCTATGGGATACACAGACAATGGTGGATTCTTTAAGGGGGCAGTGCATGCAATAATTGCTGCGTCAGGCAAGGGCAAGAGTACGTTTGCTAAGTGCTTGGTTAACCACTGGGCAGACACCGGATATAGAGTTCTTTATGTAAACTTTGAGGAAGCAATTTCCCACTGGGAAAGAGTATTGATGACGCAGATAATTGGAAAAAATGTTTATGCAGAGTCAAGAGACTGGACTCAAGAAGAAAAGGTTAAGAACATCGGCATCTTTAAGGCTAAGCTTGATGAGTGGGGTGACAGATTCATGGTAAGACATGATCCAGACACTCCCTATTTTGAGGACTTAGAAAGATGGCTTAGAGACATCATGGGAAATGCAGATCGCATTCCAGATGTAATTGTTATAGATACTATCCAGTCTATGTTTACAAAGGGTGGCAAAGGCAAGCCTCGTTGGGGCGAGTTTGAAGAGATGATGGTTCGCCTAGAAAAGTTGGCTAGAGACATGAACTGCGTCCTTATTATTACGGCTCAAGAAAACTCAAATAGAATGAAAGAAAAAAGAGAAGTTGTTCAGCAATCTGACACTGGTGGATCACTAGCTATTCAACAGAAGTGTGCAGTGACTATATTTATAACTGAGAAAAAGTTAATTAGTGGAGATGATTCTGAGGATGACAACATCATGCAGCTTCAGATACCAAAGAATAGAATTACTGGATCAACCTTTGTATATGATTCACCTCTTGTTAGATATGTAGATCACAAGAAGACCTACGAAGACTATGAACCTATAACTAAAGAGTCATATAATAAACCATCAGATGATGAAGATATTGATTATATGATACAATCGATGAACGTGGTATAAAGGAAGCTATGATAAAAATAAGCATTGATCAGATAAAAGATTTTCAAACCTGTGAAAGACTGTACGACTTTAGACATGTACAGAAGCTTCCAGAAACGATAGGTGGAAGAGACCTTATGAGTTTAAGATTTGAGAACACCCTAAAGAGTATTGTTCACTTCTTCTTCTACAAAAAGCAGGCTGGCATTGTTCCGTCCTATGCCTCACTATTAAATAGATGGGAAAAGTTATGGTTTCCAAAAGGCACAACTGCATATGATATAACTCATGAACAACACGAAAGTTTTTATGGGAATAATGCAAGCTTAACCACGAAAGCAGCAGCTAGTCTTTTGGCTTTAGTTGAAAACTTTTCTAGTCCAGACATTATACCTATGGGAATCTCTAGCGAGTTTATAGCACCTATTGTTGGACAGGTTTATATAGAAGATTCTTTTGATTTAATATACTCTCAGAACGGAAAAGTCTATGTGATTAAATGGGCCTTTAACCACAAGATGAAAAATGAATTTAGACATGTTGCAGAGATGGCAGTTATGTATAAAGGGTTTTACCACAAGTATGGTAGTAAGATCAAGGATGCAAAGTTTGGATACTATGACTTGCTAAGTACTAAATCAAACTTCTTTGAATACGAAATAGAGTCAGAAGACATGCTAGCACTATCCTATTGGTGCACGTCTTTAGAGAATGAAACCATATTCCCTTCTAGAAGAGGTACAATCACCTACTGTAAGTCATGCCCTTTTGATAAGCCTTGTTCTAAGTGGGATAAGTGGGAAAAGAAAGAAAGTTTAAGTAATGAAAAGTAATAATATATTAGATGAAATATTATCTGAAAATAGTTTTATAGTCTCACTAAAAAATGAGGATACAATCCTTGCTCCATTACTTGAAGAGATAAATTATATAAAAGATGAATCAATAAAGTCTTTTGTAAGATCTATCTTATTAAGAGCAGGAAATTTCTGGACTATACCATCTAGCTTTTCTGGAAAGTATCACCCTGCTGACGAACATAATGAAGGCGGAAATGTTTTACATACTAAGAGAGTTGTTCATGCAGCAAAGGTGCTAGCTGATTCATACTCTCTTTCCGATGAAGATAGAGATACTGTATACGCAGCATCTCTTCTACACGATGTAACCAAAGGAATAAAGCTAGAGGGTGAAACATCATTTCACTACGATCCTCTTCATCCTTACACCGTGGTAAACCTTGTTAAGAAATGCCAGCAAGAAGATAAGAACTTTGCAAGAGAAAGTGAATCATCTACTTTATTTTTGTCAGAAGAATTAGTTCAATCTATCCTACGATTGGTGCGATGCCACCTTGGACCATGGTCTCCAGTTCCAGAAACTTATCCAATAACATATTTAGATATGATAGTTCATATGGCTGACAACGTTGCTTCAAAGCTTCACTACATTGTAGATGGGGAAAATATAGATAAGTCAAGATGGGTTAAGGAATCCAATGAATGATGTTGAGGATAGACTCTTAAAAAGATTTACCATCCTAAAAAGATTAGAGTACTATATTGAAGAATCAGTTTACTACAGAAGTTACAGTGAAGATATTAAGTCCGAAAATAAAAAAGTATTATGGCATTATGGGTCAGATTCTGGTAAGATAGACCTCTATGAAAATCCCTCTTGAACAAAACAAATTCCTTTCTCAATGGGATTACTACGAAGTGGCAAGATATGTTCCGTCACTTAAAAGAGTAATCAGAGATAAGGTTGCCGACAAACCATTAGTGTTAAACTCACTAGAGGTAGAAGAGTATGCCAAAGCTAATGGTAATACTGGAATATATACATCTGTATTTGCTTACAACTCTAAAGACATAGACGAAGCAATCAGATTAGGTCCATTGTATTTTGATATAGATAGCTCAGACATAGAGTCAGCTAAGACAGAATGCATAAGCCTTTACGAGCACTTGACTACATTTATTCCTAAGGATTCAGTATTAGTATATTTTACTGGTAAAAAAGGTTTTCATATAGAATGTGAGCCAATAGCTTTAGGTATTAACCCCAGCAATGCTTTGTCTAAAGTCTTTAGGTATATAGCCAATGACTTAAAAGATAAGCTTTCTCTTTCTAACTTAGACTTTAGTGTTTATGATCAAAGAAGAATGTGGAGATACCCTGGTTCAAAACATCAAGACACTTCATTACATAAAACTTTATTAAATTGTTATGGAGAAGAAAATTTACTTTATAAAAGTATAGAAGAAATATCAAAATATTGTTCAGAAAAAATAACTGGAATAGTATGTGACCAAGAGTTTAGCTACAAGGCAAATGAATGGTATAGGCAATATACATATGAGATGGAAGAGTCTCAAAATAAAAAACAAGATCCGTTAGAGTATTTCAATAAATACGGCTCAAAAGCTTTTAAGGACTTAAAGCAAACTCATAAGTATTTTGATCCCAAAATGCTACTAACCAAATGCTCTGCAGTTAAAAGATTGTATCTTCAAGCTAAAGAAGAAGGTTATCTTGAGCATGAGGCCAGACTTTTTCTTTGTTCAATACTTACATACACTGAAGATTCCATAAAGTTTCTACATGAGATATTAAGCAACTGTAGAGACTACAACTTTGAGAAATCTTCTGCTCATATAAATGACTGGGTCAAGAGACGCCAAATGGGTATAGGTGGAAGACCCTATACGTGTGAAAGAGCTAATTCAGTAGGTGTTGGATGTGGCGAGTGCTCTTTGGAGCAAAGAAATAAGTGGGTTAAAATAGGTGATAGATATGTTGAGACTCAAGAAAAGTCATCTCCATCGCCTATTAGATTTGCGTATAGATCATTGAGAGAAGGTGAATTAGATAATGGAAATAAGAAATCCTGATGATGTTATTGGCGTTTGCTCAGAGTGCAAATCAGACCAACCAATGAAAGCTATGTACAATAGTGGATTTGCTCAAGGCGGAAGTGCACCGGTATGCAAGTACTGTGGTGGCGTAGTAATAATAGTTTACAGAGAATCAAGAGATCAGTCGCTTGATCAAGCAGACAGAGAAAGAGGAGTTTAGTGAAAAACTGGACCAACCTACACAATCATACAGTTTTTTCTATGCTAGATGGTCATGGTAATGTAGAGAAATATCTAACTAAAGCAAAAGACTTAGGAATGGTTGGTCTAGCAACTACTGATCATGGGAACATTCACTCTTGGCTAGACTTCTATGATGCTGGGACTTCTCTTGGAGTTAAACCAATTCTAGGTTCTGAGTTTTATCAAGCTAGAAAGACTAGACTTGATAGAGATCCAGAAGAGAGATCTGGCCCATCAAAGAATGAGTGGGAACAAAGAGGTCCGTATCACATTACAATATTGGCAAAGAATAATATTGGATACCACAATATAATTAAGATGTCATCAAGATCATTTCTTGAGGGCTACTACGTAAAGCCACGTATTGACCATGATCTTATATCTCAGCACTCTGATGGAATAATAGTTTTATCAGGATGCTTGAACAGTGAGGTTTCTCAAGCTTTACTTAGAAATGATTACGCCTTTGCACTTGAGTCGGCAGCAAAGATGCAGGATATTGTTGGCAAAGAGAACTACTTTATAGAGATACAGAATCATGGATTAGCTGAGCAGATACAGATAACAAATGACTTAATTAAGATAGCAGAAACTATTGGAGCTAAGATAGTTCCAACAGGAGACTGCCACTATGTTCATAGAGAAGACGCTAGATCTCACGACATCATGCTGTGTGTCTCCACTAACAGTACAATACACACAGAGAATAGATTCTCTTTTAGTGGAGATAATTTCTATCTTAAATCTTATGATGAGATGGCTTTAACTTTTAGCGAAGAATGGCTAAAGAATACCGTAGAAGTATCGGACATGATAGATGTGCAGTTGAAGTTTGGGGATATATATTTTCCAAACTTTCCAATTCCAACAAAAGAAAATTCTACTCAATACTTTGAGAGATTAGCTTGGGAAGGACTTAGAAATAGATACGGAAATGATCTACCTGAACATATTGTTGAACGAGCAAATCATGAAATAAAAGTTGTAGAAGATATGGGCTTTCCAGAATACTTCCTAGTTGTTTCTGACCTAGTAAGATGGGCTAAGGACAATGACATTAGAGTTGGTTGGGGAAGAGGATCTGCAGCTGGAAGTATTCTTTCCTATGCTTTTAATATCACGAATCTTGACCCGCTTAGATTTGGTCTAATGTTTGAAAGATTCTTAGTTGAAGGAAGAAAGTCCATGCCCGACATCGACCTAGACTTTGATGATAGGTATAGAGATAAAGTAATCGATTATGCTAGAACCAAATATGGAGATGACAAAGTCGCACACATATGTACGTTCAATAAAACTGGAGCTAGACAATCTATTAGGGATGCTGCAAGAGCATTGGGTCATGACTTCGCTACTGGGGATAAGGTATCTAAGCTTGTTCCTACACCAGTCTTGGGTGTATCAAAGTCTCTGCACGAGTGCATGGACGTTGCTGATTTTGCTGATCTATATAAAAAAGATCCTATTAGCAAAGAGATTATAGATACTGCTTTTGGACTAGAAGGACTGGTAAGACAAACCGGAATGCATGCAGCTGGTATTGTTATCTCTAGAGATTCTTTAGTCGAATACTTACCCATTATGCAAAAGGGAATAGACAACCCAGTCATAACCCAATGGGACATGGGAAGAGTGGAGCAGTGCGGGCTGCTTAAGATTGACTTCTTGGGACTAAGAAACCTTGGGGTAATTGATCAGTGCGTTAGATTAGTAAAAAAACACAAGGGACTAGATATAGTCGTAGACGAAATACCACTAGATGACCCTGCTACTTATGCAGAACTATGTAGAGCAAATGCTATAGGGGTGTTTCAGTTAGAGTCATCTGGCATGAGAGAGCTAATGGTTCAACTTCAGCCTCAGAATATCGAAGACATCATGGCTCTCATATCCCTATATAGACCCGGTCCAATGGGTTCTGGAATGGATAAGCTTTATATTGATAGAAAGCATGGCAAATCTAGAGTTGAATATGATCATCCTAAACTAGAAGAGGTGCTAGGTCCATCTCTTGGCATCATGCTTTATCAGGAAGATGTTCTTGGCGTTGCACGAGAGCTAGCTGGATTCTCTTCTGGACAAGCAGACGATCTTCGTAAAGCTATTGGTAAAAAACAAATGGACAAAATTTCTTTGTTTAGAGAAAAGTTTGTTAGTGGGTGCGTTAAGACATCTCAGCTAAATCAGGATAGAGCCAATAAAATATATTCAGACATTGAATACTTTGGTGGCTATGGATTCAACAGAGCTCACGCAGCAAGCTATGCAATGATATCCTACATTACAGCTTACCTAAAAACTAACTTTACCGCAGAGTATATGGCAGCCCTGCTTACCTCTGTTGCTGGCAATAAAGATAAGTTAGCTATATATCTTTCTGACTGCAGAAAATTAAATCTTAGAGTAATGCCACCATCAATCAATGATTCCACTGAAGACTTTACTGTTATAGATAGTTCAACAATAGTATTTGGTTTAGCTGCTATTAACGGAATAGGCTACGCAGTATCGGAAGCTATTCTGTCTAATAGAGACTTAGATAATCCGTATACTTCTATGCACGACTTCCTAAGAAGAACAAATCCAGCAGTCCTAAAAAAGGGAACGCTTGAGCACTTGGCAGCAAGTGGTGCCTTTGATGAGTTGATAGATAAAACTCTTGATCAAGACTTTGGCAGAAGAACTGAACTTAGTATCTTGGAAAGAGAAAAAGAAGAGCTTGGAATTTATGTCTCAAAAAATCCAGTTGATGGAATTTGGGACTTGCTTTCTGAAAGCATATCTCACGAGATAGTAGAGCTAGAGGATGTTAACGCAGGAAGTAGAGTAAGCATCTCAGGAATTATTTCTTCATTTAAAAAGATAATAACTAAAAAGGGTTCAAGAATGTACAAGTTTAATGTACAGGATATATCTTCTGATATTGAAGTGATTGTATTTCCAAGAGAGTCTAAAAATTATGATGAAGACTTCTTTTCTAATGGAGAAGTTATAAATATAGTTGGCACTTTAAATAAAGAAGGCGATGAAGAAAATTCTACAAATAAAATAGTTTTAAATTCATGTGAGAAAGTAGATCTTTCATACTTCTCGGGAGGAAGACCTATCTATTTAACTTCTAATAAATTAATAACAGAAAAAACTATAAATAAATTGTATGCTATAATTAATGAGAACACTGGAGGTTCTTACGTCTTCGTAGATATAAATGACGGAGATAAGAATCTTAAATTTAAGTTTAATAAGACAACATCAATAACAATAAAAAACAAATTAGAAGAACTAATAAAGGAGATACAGTGAGCGCAAAGGGAACCCATAAGAATCCAGTTGAGAACTGGTGCTGGACCTTCTGTTCATCGTGCAACAGATGCCAGGACAAGGGCAGATACACTAAGTGTAACGGATGCTCAGGAAGATATGACCCAGAGGGAAGAATAGACCCTCATCCAGAAGACTTCTGCGATTGTAAGAACGGTGTCCTTAGATGGAAAACGCAGACAGGCAGATTAGTTATGACTAGATTTAAGAGTAGTCCATTTAAAGGCCAGGTCACTTACGAAAAGAAAACAGAAGACGAAAGAGACTGGGACTCTTACGTAGGAGACATGAGAGAAAAACTTAATGACCCTACATACAACCCTATTGCCATAGTGGAAGAGGATTAAAATGCTTAGAAATGAAGTTGGAAGAATTGAAAAGAATAACATTACCCTGATTGAATACGAAGGTGCTGTAGTAAATTACTCAAGCAACTTCTTTGTTCAGCTCGGAGTAGTCGGCGTTCATTGCACTCAAAAAGAACTAGAAGACTTATATACAGTGCTAGGTTACTATTTAAATATAGATAACTATTCTGAATGTAAAATAAAGATAGGTGGAGAATATGTGGCCATACAATGAATACGACAGCATGGAGCTAGGAACTACTGGTTGGATCCCAATAGGAGAAGGTAGCTTTAAGCATAAGCTAACTGGGCATACTATAGATTATACCGGAATTGAGTATGATGAAAATGGAAAAATTGTATTTGATCCAAATCAACCAAAAGAAATAAACGAATGACTATAGAAATTAAAACAATTGAAGACATAGATCCTTTTCAAAAGTTAACCCTCACTGACTTTAGTTACTCAAGAATAGATACATACGAGATGTGTGCGTCTAAGTATTTCTTTTCCTACATCAAAAAAGAACCAAGGCAATTTGGTGAAGCAGCAGTCCTGGGAAACATAGTTCATGCAGTACTGGAAGATCTAGTTTCAGATAAAGAACCACTGGCCTTGGATGAGATGCATGGTTCATATCTGCAGAAGATATCTGAGTACGACCCTAACAATTTAATATCTAACCAATTGCTTGATGCAGGCACAGTTATTATCAACGACTTCTATGATGCTAATGAGAATAAGCTTTTTGATGTTTATGAAAAAGAAATGTCCTTTAATTTTATTATAGGAAACTATTCTATAATAGGATACATAGACAGAATAGATGTAATAGGGGACGACGTTCACATAGTCGATTACAAAACTGGCAAAAGAGAAGTGGCACAGAAAAATATAGCAGAGAATTTACAGCTAGGAATCTATGCGCTTGCTGCTTCAATTAAGTTTCCTCGGAAAAAGAATAACTGGATCACTACACTACTTGAGAACTGGCAGACTAAAGTCTCACCAGTATTCTGAGCAAGACCTGGAAGATACCAAAGAAAGATTAATATCTAGAATAGATAAAATTATTCAAGATACTAATTTCATCCCTACAAAAAATGAAAGAGTTTGCTCATTCTGCGACCACGGTAGGAGTGGAGCATGTGGTATCGGGGCAGTAAGATTTAAGAAGTTTAATAGAGACATATAAAAAATCCCCCTGGAAAATCCAGGGGGATTAATTATTTAATTAATGTTTTAAATCAGAAGTTTTCTGAAGGATATGAATCTGTAGAAGCTGCAAAATCGAAGTCATTCTCGACGACCATCTTTACTGCTTCCTTGTGTGTGAAACCAATCGTTGAGAGATCGTCAATAACGCTCTCATTGATGGTCTGGCTCATGCTGTTGATAATTGTGTTTAATGTGTTCATGACAGGAATCCTATCACCTTTCTGCCTTGGTGGCAACTTGTTTACTTTTATTTTGTTTTTTGTTCAAATATAAAGTATAATATATTTGATGTCTTTGACACAGAGAAGGATAGCAGTATGACAACAGAGAATGCAACCCCAGAGCAGTATTTTTTTTCCAGGCGAAAGAAAAAATCTCAGCCAGATTTTAAAAAGCTAAAGGCCAATGCTATAGACATATCTATCCTAGAGGAAGATGATACCAAAACCGCAAAGGGAAACGCCTACAGGCATACAAAAAGTGGATATAGAAAAGACTTGGGCATAAATTTAAGATCAAATTGGGAAGCAAATTTTGCAAGGATACTAAATGCCTATGAAATATTGTTTGAATTTGAACCAAAAGTTTTTACCTACCCAATCAAAAGGGGAACTAAAGGATACACACCAGACTTTTATTTTCCTAAACTTGATGAATGGGTTGAAATAAAGGGATACTTAGACGACAAGAGTAAAATAAAACTCAAAAGGTTTAAAAGGTATTATCCAGATGAGTTCAATAAGCTCACTTTTATCATAAGTAAATATTCTACAGCAGCTAAGAAATTTGCTGAAGAGCTAGATATTCCAGTGGTTCTGTATTACGAAGACATCAAAAATGTTTATATGGAAAAGATCGCAAACTGGGAAGGAAACTAGTATGGGAAGTTATAGGGAGCAGTATTACACTCTCAAAGAAGAAGAAATGCAGGCCTTAATTAAAAGGTCTAAAGAAGGAGACGAAAAAGCGTCGGTAGAGTTGTTGAATGTATTTAGCAACTTCCTTACGAAGTACGTGACAATGCTATATGTTGGCAAGTACAGCATTAATGACTATGATATCAGGAGATTTATATCTTTATTTATCAAAGATGCCTATGTTAGATTTGCATTGATGAAGAATAAACTTAATTCTGATCAGTCAAAGGTTGTTTTTGAAGCAATGAATCGGGATCAATTACATGACAAAAAGATACTGCACAGAAGAAGAAGTAAAGCATACTGTTGAGGTCACCTTCTTTCAGTGCATCAAGAGATATGAGAAAAAGGATTCCGAAAAAGGTCCCATTCCATTTAGTGCATTCTTGTATAGCTACTTCTTTTACTTGCTTAAAAAGAATGTCGATACTTTTTTAATCGATCAGCTTGGCAGGAAATCTTTTCCACTTATGCAACGGAAGTTCTTCTGATGATCAAGGCAGAGACTCAGAAGGTATCACTATAGATGTAGACACTATAGAGCATGCCTTCACAGATCTTTTCTTCTCAGAAGAGATAGATGAGTTTTGGGTGCTAGGAGAAACTGCTACTACCCCCTTTGATGAGTTAACTGTTCAAGAAAGACAGTTAATCAAGTGGAGATTTATTGACAAGAAAAGGTCATCTGAGATAGCATTGAAGATTACCGAACATCCAAACACGGTAAGAGAACATATTACTAAGATCAAAACAAAACTCAAAGAAATAGTCATCAAGAACAACAGTATTGATGGTATAATTATACCAATAAAGTTTGATAAGGATTAATTGTGAACCCAGAGTCTGTTAAAGTTTTATTAGATAATCTGTCTAAATTTCTTGGACCACAACTCCAAGAAGTTATAGCTGCAATAGCTGATAATGATGAAATAGAAAAATACTACATTGAGATACCCGATGCTAATTATATAGATCTTACAATATATGACCTTGCATCATTGGTGGCTAGGTCTTCTAACGTATATGGCCGTGCAGCTAGATTCGCCGGCATTGCAAGAGCACAATACAAGATACTAGAAGGTCAGTACAAGAAGGTCTACAAGGTCAATAGGATAGGCAAGAACGAGGCTGAGAGAGAAGCTAACGCCCTTAACGCTGCAGACAGCCAGCACTCAGCCCTGACGGCTGTAGAGGCCATAGTACAGTTAGCTGAGTCCATGGAGTCGGCAGCTAGAATATCCTCAGAGTCTGCAAGAAAATTAATGGATAAGGTTCAGTCAATGCAGGTGGCTTCTTCGAGAGAAGAAAAAGGATCTTTTTCTGAGAACGATTTTAGGACTTTTTAAACATGTACATAGGACATTATAAATCAGTAAACGCCAGTAAAGAGTTCTACTCTTCTGTTAGAGATCAATTAGATTTTCCAACTCAAGCAGTATTAGATGGGGAAAGATACTTGCTACTTGCAACTCACTTTGCTGCAACTAAATCTCAAAAAGATAATATCAATAGCCGAGCTAGTCAGTTGGGAATTAAGACTGACGTAAAAGTTGACTGACTAAATGAATATAGAAGTTTTTTGCGATGGAGCGTCTAGGGGACAGGGTCAAAAAAAGATCGGAGAAGCTTCATGTGCAGCGGTAGTATATAAGAATAGAAAAAAGGTTGCTCAGTTTGCTAGAGGTCTAGGGCCGAGAAGTAATAATGAAGCAGAGTATGAGGCAGTAATAGCTGCGTTATTGATATGTTCAATGTCAGACTTTTTAGATCCTATTATATATACAGATTCAGCTGTTGTTGCAAATCATATAAACGGAAAATGGGTTTGCAGAAACTCATCTTTGATACCCCTTCTTATGACTATCGAAGACATAAGACAAGAGTATCCTTTTAGGGTTCTGCAAGTTGATAGGTCCTTTGTTTGGGAGGCAGACTTCTTAGCAAACGAATTTTTAGATCAATTAAAGCAACGAAAACAAATAATCAACAAAAAATAGTGGTATAATATCTTTCATGGAAAAAAACATTAAATCAAATTCACCAATCATTCTAGGATTAGCTGGAAAAGCTGGTAGTGGAAAGACATCTGTGGCAGAACAAATAGTTCCAAAGGGTTCTTTCTCTACTTCTTCGTATGGAATAGTGTGGGATCACATTTTCTATGCCCTTCCTATTTATGAGTTCTCTTCTATTAGGAGAACTATTTCTGGAGTAAATCAAGATTCTAGACAGTTGTATGCAATACATTCAGTTCTCTATGATATATACGGATCTTCAGCCATAGGTTCTATTCCCAACTATGAAGACTTCATAGACAGAGTTAATAAGATCAAGAATCTTCCAATAGAACCAGAAGGATATAAGCCAAGATCGTTCCTCCAAAATGCTGGAGACATATGCAGAGAAGGATTTGAAGATTGCTTTGCTAAGTGGGGAATATCAAAGGCAAATAAGATCTATAATAATTACATTAGGTCAGCCGATGAAGATTCAGTTCAATTTGCAGCAGCATTTGCGGTAATTATATCTGATGTAAGATTTGAAAATGAAGCTAGAACAATCCTTGAACAGCCTAACGGAATGATCGTGTGCTTTGATGCCGATCAGTCAGTTCTGGATCAAAGAATTTTAGCTAGAGATGGTACACTTATGAGTGATGAACACATGAATCATAAGTCAGAACAACAAATCTCCATAGTAAAAGAGATGGCAACAGCCGTAATAGATACAACAAATATGGACATAAAACAACAAACAAAAGCAACATTAGAAGCAATAGGAGTACTGCAGGTGCAAAGTGCCTAAGATAAGTAAAAACGCATTAGAACAATCGATAGACTCCCCATTAGACCAGGTGGTAAATTTAATGACTCAAGAAATAACAGTTTCTACTAACCCAGTTTTTATCTGTGGTGTAAATAGAAAAATTAATATTGGCAATTTTGAAAACATAGACGTGTACGCAGGAGTTACAATTCCGCTTACAGGCATAGACCCTTCAGACAGAGAGGCTTTATCAGAGGCCGTCAAACAGGCAGCTGCAGACGGTTTTGGGATAGTCTCTAGAGAAACTGGTGAAAGATACTCAATCATCAAGGAATCTCAACAGGGCAAATAAGGTTTAATAATATACTATAAAAGTTGCAATTTTAGCTTTTGTAGTGTAAAATTAAAATTCAGCTTTAAAACAGCTGAAAATCTGAATGCTAGGCCTAAAGGTATTCAGGTTTTGAATTAATTCAATCAACAAGAAACAAGGAAAATAATGATTAAGAAACTAGCTAGTATTTTTAAAAAAAGAGCATTGAAATTTAAGGGAGATAACGCTATCGTAAACAGTGTTATTGATCAAGTGGTTGCCGATGTAGAGGAAGTTGCCGAAAAGGTTGAGGAATCTGTCAAGGTAGTGGTAGAAGTAGCCACTAAAGAGGCAGCAGAAGTGGTTAAAACCGTAGAGAAAAAGGTTCCAAAAGCTTCAGCCAAGAAGACTACAGGGGCTTCAACTGCAAGTAAGCCAAAGCCAAAAGGTAGACCTAAGAAGTCATCCTGATTCATTAAACGGGATAACTCTTTCCATTAATGGGGGAGTTATCCCGTTTTTTGTATTACTATAGAATTCATGTCTACAGCACAATATCGCAGGATTATAAAAGGTTCTTGGTCAAATAAAAATGAGCAAAGACATTTAGATCAGCAGTATCAAGTTGAGGCAAATATTCAACAAGAAGCTAATAACATAGACATACCTCAAGAAGAACAATAAAACCTATGGCCATAAAGCAATTCACTGGAATCTCTCGTTTTACATACTTAACAAAACCTAAGATGGGAACGAGTAGAGTAATGAATGGCGTAGTAATGCCTTTACCAAAAGTAAAAAAAACAGATATAAATAAATTTAAAGGATCTAAATCAAATGGCAAAAAAGCAAGTAGCTCCAGCAAAAAGCGCTCCAAGTAAAAAAAATTCTTCGTCACTATCATCTGACTTTATGTATAATGTTGTTCCTACAAAGTCCGAAAAACCATCTAGCAAGAAGAAGTAGTGCAATGGCAGCCAAGAAGGATTCTCGCTTAACTAAAGCTGGCGTATCAGGGTTTAATCAACCTAAGCGTACCCCTACTCATCCAAAGAAGTCTCACGTAGTGGTAGCTAAAGATGGGGACAAGGTTAAGACAATTAGATTTGGTCAACAGGGTGTATCTGGATCCCCTAAAAAGAAGGGTGAGTCAAAGTCATATGCAGCTAGAAGAAAGTCCTTCCAAGCAAGACACGCCGACAATATAGCTAAGGGTAAGATGTCGGCAGCTTATTGGGCCAATAAGGTAAAGTGGTAATCATATGGAAGCAGTTTTTGTAGCACTTATAGCAGCTGTGGGTGGAGTTATAGCAGCACTTGTGCAAATGGGTCGTAAAGAAAATAGGGATGACCACAACGTGGTTGCCAACTTGCTCGTGAATGTAAAGGATGATATCATTCATTTGCATCAAAAGCTTGATCATTTAGATGATCAGGTTGATAAGGTCGACGATAAGATTGATGTACATCTTAAATCTCATCGGAGAAAATAATACTAGTATTAAATCAAGGAGAAAATAAAATGGCAATGAAGAAAGCTTCAAGCAAAATGTCAAAAGGCGGAAGTGTTTCTGCCCCAGAGCCAAGCGTAAGCACGGGTCAGGCAAAAATGGGCGTTCGCCCAATCAAGGACACTAAGGGTAAGAACATCGAGAAAAAAGGTACTTCGGCTCCTAAGCCATCAGCAAGTACTGGTCAGATGAAGGTTGCAAAGCGTCCAATCAAGAACTCTAAGGGTAAAGTTATCGGCTGATAACTCTCTTTTTGAGACGACATTTGGTAATGGGAGTGGTACTATATATGTATTACTCCCATTACCTCATTAAAGGACTATGTATGGCAGATAAAAAAAGTTCAGATAAAAACTGGATAGCTGGAGCGATTAAAAGACCCGGTGCTTTTACAAGAAAAGCTAAAAAAGCTGGCAAATCTGTATCAGATATGGCAGCTGCTGTTACCAAAAATCCAGGTAAGTATAGCAAGTTAACTGTACAGCAGGCAAACCTTGCAAAGACATTAAAAAAGATCAACAAAAAAGGTAAATAAAATGGCCGCAAAAAAAGCAAAGTTTTCCGTTTTAAATAACGCAAACAAGATACTAGATAGAACTATGGATGGCTCAAAGAGCGTTCCAAAAGCAAAGAAATATAAGTCTGAAGCAGCAACTGCTAAGACCTTTAGCTCAAAAATTAAAACAACCAAGAAAAAGTAGGAAATTATTATGGCAATGAAAAAAGCATCCGCAAAAAAAATGATGGCAAAGCCAGCTGCAAAAACAGGTGGCATGACAGCTTCTCAAAAGAAGCTTCCACCATTTATTCAAAAGGCTATTGCTGCAAAGAAATCAGCAAAGAAGAAGTAATGGCTAAGGTCAACAAGCCTACAAAGGTAGCTTTGTGGTCTTCGGCTAAATCCCAAGCCAAATCTAAGTTCGATGTCTACCCTTCTGCCTATGCTAATGCATGGGCAGCAAAGAAGTATAAGTCGATGGGCGGAACTTGGAAGACTGTTTCTGCCAAAAAAGCTGCAAAGAAGAAGTAGCATGCCTGGTCCTAAAGGTGTTGGATTAACTAAATGGTTTGACCAAAAATGGGTCAATATTGGTGCTCCCAAAAAAAAAGGTAAGTATCAACCATGCGGTACATCTGGGTATGGCGGATCAGGATATGCTAAGTGTCTGCCAGCTGCTAAAGCAGCAGCTATGTCTCCTGCTCAAAAGAAGAGTGCAGTGGACAGAAAAAGAAGATCTGGAACTCCAGAAAAAGGTGTAAAGGGTCAGTCCCCTAAGAATGTATCAACCTTTGCTAAGGGTTCGAAGAAGAAAAAGTAATATAATGAACCAAGAAGAATCATTCAGCGGTTTTATGCCAATGATTAGTCAGATTAATCTAACTAGAGAAGCCTCTATGCTTAGTACCGATGGGGATCTGACTAATGCGCATACATTTAGTATCAATACTAGAGATGGCCATCAACACGTGTTTAGTATAACTAATAATGATCTTATGCGATTGTTCTTTTTAATTAATAAAGTCGTGAGCGAACCATGAACGCCATGCAGGGTACATTTTTTTTCTTAGTATTTTTGATGTATTTATCCTTTCTTTGGAAGAAATAGTCTGATATAATATATCCATGAGCGAACAAACATGGACATGGTTTCTATTTATCATGGAACTAATAGGTATTTCTGGCAGCTATATGGTTGGAAATAAAAAATGGCAAGGGCACTTAGTAGTTGCCTTGCACTCTTTCCCCTGGTTCATCTACGCAATCATATTCAATAAGCCTGGCTTTATTGCTATGTGGATGTTGTGGCAATGGGTCCACTGGAGAAATATGTGGAAGTGGAAAAAAGAAAATGGTTGATGATTGGTTTGGAAATACGGTAATCTGTACAGCAGTGACTGGAGATTATGATTACAGTATACAGTCTATATTCATTGATGGAGTAGACTATCTATACTTTACTGACAACGTTAATCATCCTGACATACCAAGTCCTTGGCAAGTACGCCAACTGGGTGACGAAAATTGGGACAATAGAAGAAGATCTAAAAGACCAAAATTAAATCCACATTCAATCCCTGAATTGAATCAGTACAAATACATGATTTGGATTGATGGAGATATGGGAATTATAAATGAGAACTTTGTCGTAGAGATAATGTCTTATATGGAAAATGGTTTTGTAGCATCTCCACATTTTGATGGAAGACATTGTGCCTATGGTGAAGCAACCATAAGGCCACCAAAGTATGCTAGCGAACCTCTCGATGAGCAGGTGGCATTTTATATGTCTGAAGGCTTTCCCACAGAATATGGACTATATGAATGCGGGGTCTCGGCAAGAGATCTTACTAATCCAAAAGTAAAAGAACTTGGAGAACTCTGGCATCATCAAAACTTAGCATGGTCATACCAGGACCAGGTAAGCTTTCCATATTGCTTATGGAAGGTTGGTTTAGAGCCAGACGTGCTTCCTAAAAGTTTTAGAGATATGAATTGGATTTATTTGTCAGCTCATAAGAACCCAGACTAAAAGGCGTTTATAGTGAAAAATGTTTACATGGTAAATACACCAACCTATCCAACTCCAGTTACTCACTATTATACTACAACAAAGTTTATGAATGGATTTCGCTATAATGGTCAAGCCATAGCGGAGGTTAATTCGGTCGAGCAATTTTCTCAAATAGAAGATTCAAAAGATAATATTTTTATTATGTCTGACCATTTTTATTCTATTGAAAATAATTGGTTTGATTTTTTTAACTATTTAGGAAACAGATTCAAAAAAAGTACTTGGATTTTTTGGCATTTTCATAACATATATAAGTTAAACTACCTAGATAAGTCAATAGATTTTCCTTTTAAAAATTATATATTTACTGGAGAATATTATAGAAATATAACCGATGAACTAAGAAATCATTGGGGCGGTTTAATCGATTGGTACACTGGTTTAGAAAACTATGTCAAGTTACCTTTTTCTGCAGACCTTAATCCATTTGAAATAGATTCTTTAGTAGCAAAAAGAAATAATACCTATGACTGTGGTTACGTTGGTGCAAGATATAAGGAAGAATGGACTAACCAGATCTCTCAAAGATATAACTGCTTCGTACATTATTACTGGCCAACATTAGATGAAGAGTCTAGGATTAACAATGGCTTTTTATCTTCTAAGATATCACTTGGATTTAATTCCGACTCAAATGCTAAGTTTGGCCTACCCACAGAAAGAATATTTGAAGGACTAGCATACGGATGCGTTGTAGTGTCTGACTGTAAGGTGGCAGAAGAGGCTACTGATGGGGTTGTGGTATATGTGGATTATTATGACGAGCTACAATCTGCAGTAGAATTATATTCTAAAAATGAAAAAGAGAGACTAGCAAAACAAGCTCTTGGCATAAAGTACGCAAAGGAAAAAGGAACCTACTATCATGTAGCTCAAGAATTCCTTAATAAAATAGAAAGTTTGTTTTAATGGAAAAGATAACACAAGATAGATGGAATCAAGCTCAAAAAGCAGAGTTAGATGTTCACGCATTGTCAACAAATATAGAAGAAGCAAATAGGTTTTTAAACTTTTATTTTGATTTTTTTGAAGATAGCATTTTAGATATATCTGGAAAAAAGATATTGGAAGTTGGATGTGGACCATATCCCCTAGCTACTTTTGCCGGTGCCAGTGAAGTAGTTGGTGTTGAGCCTTTGTATCACAGTTTTACTGATGAGATTAAAAATTACTGGGAAGAAAACAATGTAACTGCATTTACTGAACCGTTTGAAAATTGGGATTCAGATCAAAAGTTTGATGAAGTATGGTTTATTAATTTCTTGCAGCACACAATAGATCCAGAACTTTGTTTAGAAAAATCCAAGAACGTAGCAAAGAAGGTGAGAGTATTTGAGCCAATCAATACTGAGATCAATGAGTGTCATCCACATTCATTGACTGTAGATTTATTCAAAAAACATTTTCCAAATACTGACATAAAATTGTATGTAGGTGGAACAATTACAATCTTTCACTTAGCTGATTGCTGTTATTTTATAGCAAATAATGAGTAGTTAATGACTTGGCACCTGGTGACTTTTGCAGATGAAAAATTTAAAGAAAGACAAGACAACCTAGTCAAACAGGGAGACAGTCTTGGTTTTGTAAATCATCCATACACACACGAATGGTTAAGGAATACAGAATTCTACAAACAAAATATAGAAATTTTAAATCAACCAAGAGGATTAGGGTATTGGTTGTGGAAGCCCTATATTATTCTTGACGCAATGGATAAAGCTAAAGATGGAGATGTAGTATTTTACATTGACAGTGGAGACATGTTCTTTTCAGAAGTTGATGGTGAGTCAATCACCGAAACAATAGAGTCACAGCTAAAATATTCAAGTTGCTTATTTATTTCTTATGGAAATCACAACGCAACATGGACAAAGAAGGACTGCTTTGTGTACATGGATTGCAATAACGAAACGTATTGGAATGCTCCGCAGTTAGAAGCTGGAGTGTCTTATTGGACTGTTAACGTAAAATCTAAAGAGATACTTAAAGAGTGGCTAGAATACTGCAAAGATGCTAGAATATTAACAGACGCAAAAAATGTTTCTGGCTTAGAAAATCACCCTTCTTTCAAGGACCATAGACATGATCAAAGTATCTTAACTAACATTATCACCAGAAGAAGACTCCCCTATGATGACGTAGGCGTATACAGAAAGTTTACATTCCCCAATGCATAGTATTGTTTTAACAGTTCACAATAAAGACTGGCTTGTAGATAAAGTATTAAATTCCATATACGAAAACACAGAAGGACTATATGAAGTTATCGTAGTATTGGACGGTTGTACTGATAATTCTGAAGCGGTTGTTAAGTCAGTAGCTAAGAGTAATACAACTATTAAGTATGCAGACGATGTTTTTGAAACAAAAGCTAATAACATTGGTTTAAAAGCAGCCGAGGGTAACAAAGTAATTATCATCCAAGATGATATGGTAATTAAAGAAAAGGGATGGAATTTAAGAATGGAAAAACCATTCTCCTTTAAAGATGTATTTGCCGTCACCGCAAGAACTGCACATGATTGGAGAATAAATCCAAGATCTTTACACCTTGAATTAGAAGAAGAGTTAGATGACTGCTGGTGTGATATCTTAAATCACACAAACCATGCAGATAGATCTTCTATAGACAGAGATACCTTTGCTGTTAGAAGCACAGTAAATCGTGGTCCACTTATGATAGATCACGAAATACTGATTAAGTTAGACTACTTTGATGAAGCATATTCTCCTCAGGAAATGGACGATCATGATCTAGCATATAGGGCGTTTAGATATTACGGAAAAGTAGCAGGCTGCTATTGGATTGATTATCAATCAGACTACTCCTGGGGTGGGACAAGAGCAACTGGCGGTGTAGCAAATTGGTTGTATAAAGCCAATCATAAGAACATGAGAATGTTGTATAATGAACACTTCGATCTTATACTAAGAGAAAACCATAACGAGAATAGGAATTTAACATCATGAAAATTTTAGTAACTGGAGCAGGCGGATTTATTGGTGGACACTTAGTCGGTACACTCGCTAAGCAAGGACATCAGGTTATCGCAGTTGACAAAAAGGCTATGTCAGAATGGCATCAAATTCACACTAGTGTCAATGTCCATAGCGCCGTATCTGATATGTCTAAGGAGATTAACTGCTTAAATGTATCTAAGGGTGTAGATCAAATTTACAATCTATCAGCAGACATGGGTGGTATTGGTTTCATTGAAAATAACAAAGCAGAATGCATGCTAAGTGTTCTTATTAATACTCATCTTTTGATGGCGGCTAAAGAGAACGGTGTTAAGAATTTCTTGTTCACTTCTTCAGCCTGTGTATACAATGGTTCTAAGCAAGATTCAGCAGATGTTACTGCATTAAAAGAATCGGATGCCTACCCAGCAGATGCAGAAGATGGATATGGTTGGGAAAAACTTTTCTCTGAAAGAATGTGCAGACACTTTATGGAGGATTATAAGATAGCTACACACGTAGCTAGATACCATAACGTCTATGGGCCTCATGGTACATACTTTGGTGGCAGAGAAAAAGCTCCAGCTGCAATAGCTAGAAAAATAGCAGAAGCTAAATTGTCAGGTAAAAACGAGATTGTTATTTGGGGCGATGGTGAGCAGACAAGATCATTCATGTATGTGGACGACTGTGTAAAGGGAACTATTGGCCTTATGAATTCTAGTATGCACGATCCTGTAAATATTGGAAGTGCTGAGCTAGTTACGATTAATCAATTAGTAGATATAGCTGAAGACATCGCCGGCATAAAAGTAAAAAGAATATATGATAGCTCTGCTCCACAAGGAGTAAGAGGTAGAAATAGTGACAATACATTATTTAGATCAGTGTTTGATTGGGAGCCTAGTATCTCTCTTCGCAGTGGCATGGAGAGCACGTATTCTTGGATCTATGACAAGATGAAAGTTAATGCTAAATGAAAATTAGACCAGCAGATTCAACTCAATGGTACGCAGACAATGGAGATGCGACTCTTCGTCTAGACTATGAACTAAATGAAGAATCTGTAGTTTTTGATATTGGAGGCAGTGTTGGAGATTGGTGCAGCCTTATTTACAATAGGTATAAATGTACCATGCACGTGTTTGAACCAACACCTTTATTCAATGCGTGTAAAGCGAGATTGTGGGACCAAGAAAAGGTCCATATGCACAACGTTGCTGCGTGGACATTTGACGGAAAGTTAACTCTTGGCGTTGATGATAATGAGGCTAGCATCTATCATGAAGATAACTTAATGGAAATAGACTGTATTGACTTAAAGTCTTTTATAAAAGATTTAAATATAAACAATGTAGATCTAGTTAAGATAAATATTGAAGGTGCTGAGTATCCACTTCTTAAAGATCTAATAGACAATGACCTTGTAAGTATTTTTGACAATCTTCAAATACAATTTCATATGATAGATAACTATGAAGAAGAGTATAGATATATTCTAAAAGGCTTGTCTAAAACTCACTCTATTACTTGGAAGTATCCTTACATCTGGGAAAACTGGAAGAGAAATGCTGACTCATAATACTCTAGGTAGAAATGGTCGTCTTGGAAATCAAATGTTCCAATACGCATCAACAAAGGGTATTGCAGTAAATGGTGGGCATGATTATCAAATACCTTCAAGCGGACATAGTCTATTTGAAGCCTTTGAGTTGCATGGCATAGAAGATCACATTAACCCAATACAAGGACTTCAAACTTTTAATGAGAGATTTTTTCATTTTGATCAAGACTTCTTTAGCGAGCAAGTAGATGATAGGGATTTGTTTGGATACTTTCAAACTGAAAAATACTTTAAGCACATTGAACAAAGTATAAGAAAAGACTTTAAATTTAAAGATAGCATAGTGGAGAATGTATCTCCTATAATGCAGAGTTTAATTGGGATGAAAGTTTTCTCTATTCACTTTAGAAGAACTGATTATCTTCAATACGCAGATGCTCATCCCGTTCCATCGTATAAATACTATGCTGAAGCAATTGAAAAGTTTGACTCTTATGATTTGGGTTTTGTTTTTTCTGATGATATTGAATGGTGTATGAATTTAGACTTACTTAATACAGGAAAGTTTATTTTTTCAAACAATAGCAATTATGAAGATATGTATCTGATGTCCCAGTGCGACGGACATATCTTAGCTAACAGTTCATTTAGCTGGTGGGGTGCGTGGTTGAATAATAATCCCAATAAAAGAGTAACAGTGCCACAAATTTGGTTCGGACCAAAGTTATCCAATGATACAAAAGATTTAATTCCATTAGACTGGAACGTTATCTAAATGAAGACTTTCACAATAACTTTATTTGACCATGATAAGTCTAAAGAACTTGCTGACAAGTCAGTTAATTCTTCTCTATACCATGGGTATGAGGCAACTTTTTTCAAAGCTCATTCTGGAACAGAAGCTGTTGAGTATTTAAATTCGGAAAGTGTATTTCCAATATCAAATACTTCCGTTCCTTATTTTGACCTATATAAAAATTGGACAAAAGTATCTGGAACAATCGGTTGCTTTGCCTCTCATTATAATTTATGGAAAATTTGTGTAGAATTAAATGAACCAATTATAATCATGGAACACGACGCAATAATTAAATCCTCCTGGACCAATTTGCAGTGGAAAGATGTTCTACACCTTGACTGGGAGGGTTCAATAAGAAGAAGACAGATGCGAGGGGTGGCAGACCATTATAATCCAGTAATTAAGGATTCTATATATAGAATGGGGTTTTCTCCTCAAGAAACTTACGGATTAGTATCCATGAACTGTTGCTATGCATATGCTATAGAACCATCTGCAGCTATAACTTTAATTTCAGATGCAAAAAATAATGGATGGTTTGCAGCAGATAGATTCATTAGGGAGCCTCTTGTTGAGATCCACACAATTAATCCAAAGATTGCTGAGGAACAACCAGAAGCTATAGAGATGTTCACTACATCTTTCTAGTTTTATTTGTTACTATAATAATATGTTTAACTTTAAAAGGAGAAATAAAATGGCAAGAAAATATACTGGAAACACAGACGGCAATTCGGGTAAGGCCCTTCCAGGAACGGAAAAGCTTCTTGAGCTTTGCAAGAAGAGGTGGGGTTTTTCTAACTTGGGAATTTGGGCTAACCGCTCGATGAAAAATCCTAAGGCAATCCCTGGAGATCCAAAGTGGCTCAGCGTGCATGCAACTGGTCGTGCAATAGACATTGGATACACAGATCGTGCAAAGGCCCTAGAAGCATGGGGTTGGTTCATGGCTAACACAGCAGCTCTTGGCATTGAAGAACTACATGACTATGCATTCGATTCTAACGTAAAAGACAAAGTTCTTGGTTGGGGTCGTGGCTACCGTTGCTCAAGAGGCGAAGGGGAAAAAGGCGTAAAAGTTTATGACTCAAAAGATAATGCCGGATCACAAGGTGGCAAGTGGTTGCACATAGAACTTTCACCAGAGATGGCAAAAGATGATGCTAAGTTTGAAGCTGCATGGAGAGCACTACCTAAGCCAGGCGCATGATAAGACACGCAATAGTTATACTAATATTCTTATCAATGTTTGCAATGCCTGCGGCTTTGATAGCAATAATTGTAGACACAATAAAAGAATCAGAACCTGACTTTGACATTGATTAGTATGATATACTAATCTCCTTGCAACGGAGGCCGGTGCGGAACCCCAGTAGATTAATTTCTATTGGGGTTCTTCCCTTTTTATGTGCTATAATACATGTTCCAACGGAGGGAAGTGCGAAGCCCCAGTAGATTAATTTCTATTGGGGCTTTTCCATTCTTGAGTTATGATTCACTAATCAAAAATACTTCATGTTCATTACTATTAAGAGTGAACATCGGAGGGCTGACTGATGCAACTAAAACCACGTCGTGGGTCATGGATTCTTGTATTACTATTTTTAATGGCTTCTTTTGTGCCGCCTATAGCTAGGTCGCATGTAGCTTTAGCTTTATCGCCAGTTTTTGAAAACACACCCGCAGCACAAGTAATACTAGGCACTCAGGCT